GGTTGCCTTGAGGCCCAGTAAAACCTGTGTTACCTTGATTGCCCTGAGGTCCAGTGAAACCTGTGTTACCTTGGTTGCCTTGAGGTCCAGTGAAACCTGTGCGACCTTGAGGTCCAGTGAAACCTGTAACTCCTTGATTACCTTGAGGTCCATTAACACCCATATCACCAATTTCACCTTGAAAACCTGTTGGTCCAGTTACGCCTTGATTACCTTGAGGACCATTAACACCCATATCACCTTGAAATCCTGTTGGTCCAGTGACACCTTGACTACCTTGAGAACCAGTGAACCCTGTACGACCTTGAGGTCCAGTGAAACCAGTATTTCCTTGATTACCTTGAGGTCCAGTGAACCCAGTTACCCCTTGATTGCCTTGAGGTCCAGTGAAACCTGTGAAACCTTGAATACCTTGAATTCCAGTTGTACCTTGATTACCTGTTGACCCAGTGACACCTTGAAGACCTTGAACACCTTGAATGCCAGTTGTGCCTTGATTACCTTGAGGTCCAGTAAAACCTGTGCGACCTTGAGGCCCAGTGAAACCAGTATTTCCTTGATTACCTTGAGGTCCAGTGAACCCAGTTACCCCTTGATTGCCTTGAGGTCCAGTGAAACCTGTGAATCCTTGAACTCCAGTTGCTCCTTGATTACCTTGATAACCAGTGAAACCTGTGAATCCTTGAACTCCAGTTGCGCCTTGGTTTCCTTGAGGTCCAGTGAAACCTGTGAATCCTTGAACTCCAGTTGTACCTTGATTTCCTTGAGGTCCAGTGGAGCCTGTGACTCCTTGAACACCTTGATTGCCTTGAGGTCCAGTGAAACCTGTGAATCCTTGAACTCCAGTTGCGCCTTGATTTCCTTGAGGTCCAGTGGAGCCTGTGACTCCTTGAACACCTTGAATACCAGTTGGTCCAGTGAAACCTGTGAATCCTTGAACTCCAGTTACCCCTTGATTGCCTTGAGGTCCAGTGAAACCTGTGAATCCTTGAATTCCAGTTGTACCTTGATTTCCTTGAGGTCCAGTGAAACCTGTGAATCCTTGAACTCCAGTTGCGCCTTGATTTCCTTGAGGTCCAGTGGAGCCTGTGACTCCTTGAACACCTTGATTGCCTTGAGGTCCAGTTGTACCTTGATTTCCTTGAATTCCAGTTGTACCTTGATTTCCTTGAGGTCCAGTGGAACCGGTGACTCCTTGAACACCTTGAAGTCCAGTTGGTCCAGTGACACCTTGAACACCTTGAACTCCAGTTACCCCTTCATTGCCTTGAGGTCCAGTGAAACCTGTGATTCCTTGATTACCTTGTGCACCAGTATATCCTTGGTTGCCTTGTTCACCTGTATCGCCTTTATTTCCTTGTATTCCTGTAAAACCTTGATTACCTTGAGAACCGATATCTCCTTGATTTCCTTGTATTCCTGTAAAACCTTGATATCCTTGTGGTCCAATCTCACCTTGATTACCTTGCTGTCCAGTGTTTCCTTGATTACCTTGTGGTCCAGTGTCTCCTTGATTACCTTGTGGTCCAGTGTCTCCTTGATTACCTTGAGAACCAATGTCTCCTTGATTACCTTGTGGTCCAGTGTATCCTTGATTACCTTGTGGTCCAGTGTCTCCTTGATTACCTTGAGGACCACTAGCTCCAGTTAAAGTTGATCTTCCATCAATACCTTGGTTACCTTGAGTACCAGTATAACCAGTTGTACCATTATAACCTTGGAACCCTTGAATACCTTGAGGACCAGTAGCTCCAGTTAATGTTGATCTTCCATCAATACCTTGGTTACCTTGACTACCAGTATTACCTTCATTGCCTTGAGCACCTGTATCACCTTGATTACCTTGACTACCAGTGAAACCTAAAACACCTTGAAATCCTTGATTGCCTTGCGAACCAGTTAAACCTTGGTTACCTTGATTACCTTGATTACCGGTGAAACCTAAAACACCTTGAAATCCTTGATTACCTTGCGAACCAGTGAAACCTTGGTTACCTTGATTACCTTGACTGCCGGTGAAACCTGTGTTTCCTTGATTACCTTGAACTCCTTGAATTCCAGTTGGGCCTTGATTACCTTGTGATCCAGTAAAACCTGTGCGTCCTTGATTACCTTGAGGTCCGGTGAAACCTGTGTTTCCTTGATTCCCTTGAGGTCCAGTGAAACCAGTGTTTCCTTGATTCCCTTGAGGTCCAGTGAACCCTGTACGTCCTTGATTCCCTTGAGACCCAGTGAAACCAGTGTTTCCTTGATTCCCTTGAGGTCCAGTGAAACCAGTGTTTCCTTGATTCCCTTGATTCCCTTGAGGTCCAGTGAACCCTGTACGTCCTTGATTACCTTGAGGTCCGGTGAAACCTGTGTTTCCTTGATTCCCTTGAGGTCCAGTGAAACCGGTGTTTCCTTGATTCCCTTGAGGTCCAGTGAACCCTGTACGTCCTTGATTCCCTTGAGACCCAGTGAAACCAGTGTTTCCTTGATTCCCTTGAGGTCCAGTGAAACCAGTGTTTCCTTGATTCCCTTGATTCCCTTGAGTTCCGGTGAAACCAGTAACCCCTTGAAATCCTTGAGCACCTATATCTCCTCGGCTACCTTGAATACCATTGTTCCCTTGATTACCTTGTGGACCAGTTGAACCAGTTAAAGTAGCATCATTACCCTGGGTACCTTGGCTACCTTGATCACCTTGTGGACCAATATCTCCTTGATTACCTTGACCACCAGTATTTCCTTGATTACCTTGAGAACCAGTATCTCCTTGATCACCTTGTGGACCAATATCTCCTTGATTACCTTGAGAACCAGTATCTCCTTGATCACCTTGTGGACCAGTATCTCCTTGATTACCTTGTGGACCAATATCTCCTTGATTACCTTGTGGACCAATATCTCCTTGATCACCTTGTGGACCAGTATCTCCTTGATTACCTTGTGGACCAGTATATCCTTGATTACCTTGTGGACCAATATCTCCTTGATTACCTTGAGCACCAGTATCTCCTTGATCACCTTGAGTACCGGTGTATCCTTGATTACCTTGTGGACCAATATCTCCTTGATTACCTTGAGCACCAGTATCTCCTTGATCACCTTGAGTACCGGTGTATCCTTGATTACCTTGAGAACCAGTATTTCCTTGATTACCTTGAGCACCTGTATTTCCTTGGTTACCTTGAGCACCGGTGTATCCTTGATTACCTTGAGAACCAGTATATCCTTGATTACCTTGAGCACCAGTATATCCTTGATTACCTTGAGGTCCTATTGCTCCAGTTGAACCAGTTAAAGTAGCATCATTACCTTGTGAGCCTTTTGAACCCTGCGAACCTTGTGAACCTTGCAAACCAGTAAAACCTTGGTTTCCTTGAGAACCAGTTGGTCCAGTTCTTCCAGTAGCTCCTGTATTATTTGCAGTACCAGGTGTTCCTTGACTTCCTTTAGTACCTGTTGGACCAGTTGTTCCTATTTGTCCAGTAAAACCAGTAAATCCTCTATTTCCTTGATTACCTTGAGCACCAGTATATCCTGCTATACCTGTATAACCTTGATTACCTATTAAACCAGTTGGGCCTATACTACCAGTAAAACCTATTGTACCTTGTGCACCAGTATATCCTTGATTACCAATATTTCCCTTAACATTTTGTAATTCTACTACAGATAATATTGGACCTTCTACTTCGCCAAAGGAAACATTAATACTTGAATTTAATAATTTAAGACTATATGTATATGTACCTGCTGTTGGTGCATCTATAAATTGTAGTGTATATGGTACATTTTCATTTGTATTGTTTGAGTCCCATTGTACTATACTTCCTATAGAAGTACTATCTCTATATAATTGTAATGTCCCGTATCCACCAATTGCTAATGGAATAACAAAATCTGCAACAGTAATCTCTACAACATCACCTGTAACAATAATCTGCACAGGACTACCATATGTAGTAATAACAGCACTTATAATTGTAAATGGTGTTGGTGTACCTATTGTCCATTCTACTTTAGAACCAATTGTTTGAGCGTAATTTAATGTTCCAACTATTACAGATGGTCCTGTAACACCTTGAATTCCTTGGTTACCTTGAATTCCTTGATTACCTTGAGATCCTGTTGAACCTATAAATCCTTGATTTCCTTGGTTACCAGTCGTACCTTGAGAGCCAGTCGCACCTGTATTTACAGCAGTACCAGGGGTTCCTTGTGATCCAGTATAACCAGTAGTTCCATTATAACCTTGATTTCCTTGATTTCCTTGACTACCTGCACCACCTCCACCACAATTACCACAACCACCACATCGTCCATGTTCATTTATATTACAACATCTACGTGACCCTAAATAATCCGAGTATTTTTGATAATATTTGGAACTTATTAGATAATTGTATGACGACATTATATAATTAATGTATAATAAAAAAATAATACATTATTATCTTAAAATTAATTTAGTTATCTTTAACATTAAAATTTAAAATTGAAAAATAATTAAAAGAAATTATGTATAATATTAGTATATAGTAATAATGGAAATGGAATTAGAAATGAAAAAACCTACTGCTGCAACAATAAAAAAAAAAGAAATTGTGTTATCGTCTATTTATTCACGTTCTATAATAAATAGAACCATATCATTACCAATGACAGCAATTGGTAAAAACCTGAAACAAATAATTGAAGAATACATTTCATTTCATTATGAAGGTAAATGTGTAGTAGAAGGATTTATTAAACCACAATCTACTAAAATAATTACACATTCTAGCGGAACCATAAAACGTGGTAATTATGTATCTTTTGATGTTGTTTTTGAATGTCAAGTTTGTTTTCCAGTAGAAGGTACTATTATTTCATGTATAGCAAAAACCAATACAAAAGCTGGCATTACAGCTGAAAGTGCAGATGAAAAACCTAGTCCTATAATTGTTTTCATAGCACGGGATCATCATTATCATAGTTCGCAATTAAGCGAAATTAAAGAAGGAGATAAAATAAATATTAAAGTTATTGGACAACGTTTTGAATTAAATGACAAATTTGTATCTATAATAGGAGAATTAATAAGAGAACCCAAGCAAAAATCCAAAGCTAAAATAATTATTGAAGAATAGAAATTTATAATTAATTAAAATATATTAAACATAAAAATATATTTTAATTATAATACGAATCTATAATGAGTTATACAGAAATAACAATGACTACTAATGAAATAAATAATTTTTCTATTAGTGAATTAAATTATATTAGAGAATCTATAGAAAATATGAACAAGTTCAATCAAGTAGAGGTTTTAAGAATTTTAAATAATCATAAAGATGTTACGTTAAATGAAAATAAATACGGTATACATGTTAATTTATCTGAATTGAATAAAGAAGTATTAGAAGAAATGAAAGTATATATTAATTATGTAAATAATCAAGAAAGCGCATTAAGTGAAGTTGAAAAACAAAAAGAATCTTTTAAAAATATATATTTTTCAAAAGATAATAAAGATAATTGATGATAAAATAGTAACATATATATGTCATTTATAAAAGAAGACGATCTATATCAAAATTTTGTTAAACATGTACAAGATTATATGTTTAATAATACAAACATGTGTAAATCATTAGAATGTAAATTACATGAGCAATATAATAATAAAAAAATAAAAGAAAAAACTGAAAAGGCAGAAAACATAAATAAGAATCTCATTATACCAAATGACAATGATAGTTTATTCTGGTGTTTATATATTATTAAGAATGGAATAACAAATTATACACAACTTACTAATAGAAATTTAATAATTGAAAAAAAATTAAAAATAGAATATGTAGAACGTTTACGCAAAGAAAAGCAGTTAATAAAACAATACAAATTTGATACATTAACAAATATTGAAAATTCATTATCCAATGAAAATAGAATTGATATTAACACTTTTTTTACTTTATGTGTAGTTGGTTGTTTAAACATCTTTTTTATTAAAAAGAATACCTATTTTGAATTAAATATGAATGATTCCAATAAAATTTATATAATAAAATATTTATCCGAAAAAGATAAATATGGATTTGAGGAAGCTAATAAAGATAGTATTAATGATCTTAGAGAGAAATATTATAAAGTTGAAAATATGTCCAAACCAATCAAATCTATATCAGCTTATAAAACACAAGATTTAATAGACATTTGCAATAAATTAGGCATTGAAACAAGTGATAAAAAAAAGGATTTATATGAAGCAATTATTAAATATTTTTAAAAAAATTGAACAATAATTTAAAAATAAGTCTAATCTTATATTATATAAAATGTTTAATGAGGAAAATAAAGTAAATCTAGAAAATGATTTTGGAAGTATGGAATTGAATAAAATTTACAATGATTTGGATGATAAAACAAAATATGAAATTGATGCATTGCCAAAATTAGAAATAAAAATTGGAATACTTAAAGATATATCAAACCCTGATTTACAAAATTTATATAATAATTTAAATTCAAAAGAGAAATCACAAGTAGATTCTTTAAGAATTAGAGATAAATATACTATGTTAAAACAATTATTAAAAAAACGAAATATACCTCCACCTTTAACACCAGAAATTGGTCCTCCTATGATGGTTGAAAAAGATGTTCCTGATGAATTATTAAAAGAGGATATTGAAGAAAATCCCAGTACTGTAAATTTAGTAGATTTAAAACAATCACAAAAAAATGCACAAAAAGATTTTGCGAATTTAATCAAATTATATTATCAATCATCTCCTTTTAGTTATTCCAATAAAAATCACGAATTGGAAGTTAGATTTGGTACGCGCGGTATTAAACCTTTAAATAAAAATGATTATGATAGTGTCATCAAAAAATTAAAATCATGTGGTTTTACTAGTATAAATGAAGTAGGTGTTTCTAGTTTAAAAATTCAATGCGAATATTTGGATAAAAATACAGGAAAATTCAAATTATCCAATACACGTATTACAATTAATGATATACTTATGATACAAAAGTATTGTAGATCCAACGATATTAAAACTATATTGAAGGATAATGTAAACGCTGTTACATTTGTCAACAAAAACAATGTATTTATAAACAATAATAAAATACAACCTGTGAATTTTGATGATTTTAATTTTAGAGTTTCATATCAAATAGAAGAAAATATTAGTGTATCATCCAAAAATTTCATAATACAGAGTTGGGATAAAAATAAAAAAATGTTCAGGTTTTTAAACCGTGTAACATTCACGCATCCAGATTATCCTATTAATGTTGATATCAGTATTACAAAATTCAATGGAGATTATTTTAAAAGAAGTTATACCATTGAAGAGTCTAATGTTTTCAACAGTCCTGAAAAAATTGAAATTGAATTAGAAGTAGATAATAGCAAAATTGGGCCATATACACAATTTGATACACATGAAAAAATACTAGAAGCATTACGAAAAGTTATTAAATTTGTATTAAGTGGTTTACAGGGAACAAATTATCCTGTATCTTATAACGAGCAAAAAGAAGTAATGAGTGAATATATGAAATTACTACACAAAGAAAATTATAATCCTGAGAAAAAAATATACCCAAGCGATTTTATTGGTCCTTCTTCATTCACATTACAAATGTCTAATATTGCAGAAATTGATGCGAATACAAATATTCCAAATATTAGAAAAGATTTTGTTGTAACGGACAAAGCAGATGGTGAACGTCATTTATTATTAATAAGTAGTAGTGGTAAGATATATTTAATAAATACAAATATGCAAGTTATTTTCACAGGCGCAAAAACAATCAACAAAGACATATTCAATACTTTATTAGATGGCGAGTTAATAACAAATGATAAATTTGGTAAATTCATAAATTTGTATGCTGCTTTTGATATTTATTATTTGAATAAAATAGATGTTAGAATTTTACCATTTATTAGTAAAGAAGATATTACTTTAAAAGAAAAACAAAAAGCTAATATTAAAAATAATAGTGATATTTATCAATGTAGATATATGTTGATGGGAAATACTGTAAATTCTATAAAAGCATTATCTATAATGGATGTAAACATATCAACTGAAACTACTAAAAATACAAATGAAATTAAGAAATTGTTATCTCCTATTATTATTAAAAATAAGCGTTTTTACCCAGAAAGTATTACAAAAGGTAATATTTTTGAAGCGTGTAACGATATTTTAACAAAGGTCCGAGAAGATAGATTTGAATATAACACAGATGGTCTTATATTTACACATGCTTATTATGGTGTAGGATCTAATAAAGAAGGTGAAACAGGACCATTGAGTAAAATTACTTGGGAATATTCTTTTAAATGGAAACCACCGCAAGACAATACAATTGACTTCTTTGTGGTTACATTAAAACAACCTGGCGGGGACGACAGTATTAAAACTATATATGAATCAGGTATTAATTCGCAACTAAGTACACAATTAAATGAATACAAAACAATACAATTAAGTTGTACTTATAGTGAAAGAAAACACGGTATCATTTATTTGAATCCTTGTCAAGATCTTATTGATGATAAATTACCTGAGTTCAAAGAACCAAATTATGAAGAAAAATATACAAATGATGCAAAACCTTTACAATTTTATCCAACTGAACCGTTTGATCCTGAAGCTGGAATATGCAATATAATGTTAAAAATGGATGATAATGGTGTTAAACAAATGTTTACAGAAGAAAATGAAGTTTTTGGAGATAATATGATTGTTGAATTTAGTTATGATTTGACAAAAGAAAAAGGATGGAGATGGGTTCCTAAACGTGTTAGATATGATAAAACAAGTGAGTTTTTACAAGGAATAAAAAATTATGGAAATGCATACCATGTAGCAAATAGTAATTGGAAATCTATAAATAATCCAATATCAGAAGATATGATTTGTACAGGTGAAGGAATACCAGATATAACAGTAGATGAAGATATTTATTATAATAAACCAGCAGGTAAAACATTAACAGAAGCAATGAAAAATTTTCATAATTTGTATGTTAAAAAATTATTGATAAAATCAGTATCAAGACAAGGAGATACACTCATTGATTATGCTTGTGGAAAAGCTGGAGATTTACCTAAATGGATCAGCTCACGATTATCCTTTGTATTCGGTATTGATAAATCAAAAAATAATTTGGAAGACCGAATAGATGGAGCTTGTGTAAGATATTTAAATTCAACAAAAATAAATAAACATATGCCTCATGCATTATTTGTAAATGGGGATAGTTCATATAATATTAAATCAGGTGCAGCAATGTTAAACGATAAAGCAATACAAATAACAAAAGCTGTTTTCGGTGATGGACCAAAAGAAGTAGATAGGCTTGGAAAAGCTGTATTCAGGCAATACGGTAAAGGCGAAGATGGATTTAATATTTCATCGTGTCAATTTGCGATCCATTACTTCTTAGAAAATCCAAGTACACTACAAGGTTTCATGAAAAACTTATCTGAATGCACCAAATTAAACGGCTATTTTATTGGTACATGTTATGATGGAAAAGAAGTATTTAATTTACTAAAGAAAAAACAACCAGGGGATTCTATTCAAATTATTGAAAAAGGAAAGAAAGTTTGGGAAATTGTAAAAGGTTATAATTCTACCAAAATGGAAGACAACTCTAGTTGTATTGGTTATAGAATTGATGTATATCAAGATTCCATTAATCAATTAATAACAGAATATTTGGTAAACTTTGACTATTTAGATTATGTTTTAGATAATTATGGTTTTAAATTAATAGATAGAGAAGAAGCAATATCATTAGGTTTACCAGATGGTAGTGGCTTATTTAGTGAATTGTTTATGAATATGGTAGAAGAAGTAAAAATAAATAAAAATAAATCAAAAGATTATGGTGAAGCAATTAATATGACTGAATATGAAAAGAAAATTTCGTTTTTGAACAGATATTTTGTTTATAAAAAAATACGTAATGTTAATACAGAAAAAGTTCAATTAGAGTTCAGTGATTATAATGTTTCTGAGATCCAACAAAATATTGAAGAAACCAATAAAGCTGTTTCTGTTTCTAAAAATACAGAAAAAGAAATTAAAAAGAAACAAAAAATACGCAAATTAACTAGAAAACTAATATTAGATCCATCAACGGAAGCATTAGAATAAAACTACAGATACGAATAATTACTTAAACATAATTAATATATAATATATAACTTATGAATTATTATATATTACCAAAATTTAATAACAAAATTAGACTGTTACCAAAAATAAATGAAAATAGTTTAGAACCATATATATCACAAACATTGCTGTTATATTTTAATAAAATAATAGAAGAAATCAATACATTAAATATTGCTAATGAAAAATGTAGTGAAATATTTAAAATAGTAAATCCATATCAATATATTTTTTCCAAAGTACCAGGTACCAATTTTTCAGTCAGTAAAATCAAAACGAAAAGCATGATGTTTTATGAATTGTATGAAATTTTTCAAACCATTAATTTATTAGATTCTTTTAAATTTGACATAATGAATTCATTAATAGTTGGAGCAAATTATGAAGACTCCTTAGAATGTCTTGAAATGTTAAGAGAAAATTATAATATTGATAAATTTTTTTGTTTTTATGAATATAATTCAAAGTTACACAATTGTATAGAAAAAAATAAGTTCAATTTTGTTATTTACGAATTGAACATACATGATAATATTAATTTATATGTAATTAATTTAATTGAGTTACTAATAATTATATTTAATCAATTAAAGGAAAATAGTATTGTCATATTAAAAATTAATAATTTATTTCATAAACCAATTTTAGAAATTATATATTTATTGAATTCATTATTTGAAAAAACATATATTATTAAACCTAATACATCGGATATAACTTCATTTGATAAATATGTTGTTTTACAGCGTTTAAAAGTAAGTTATAATGATTTTGATCTATTTTTAAATTATAATACAATTTTATCCGAATTAATTGCAAAATATATTAATATAGATCACCCTATTGAAAAACAAGAATTAAACATTCAAAGTATTATTAATATTGAATTACCTTATTACTTTTTAAATAAAATAGATGATATTAATATAATAATTGGACAACAACAATTAGAAGCATTAAATCAAATAATAAATCTATTAAAAAGCAAAAATACTCCTGATAGAATAGAAATATTTAAAAAAACAAATATTCAAAAATGTGTTAATTGGTGTGAAAAATTCAAAATACCATGTAATAAATTTTCAGATAAAATAAATATTTTTTCATAAAAGTGCATTACCATTTGGACTTTGTCTATAGTGATTTGTTAAACGCGAAAATGGTGAATTTGCTTGTAAAGACGATGTATAATAATCTTGATTTCTAAAATAATTACATCCTTTATTATTTTGATAAGTTCTAGGGAAAAAATTTAATGGTGGTTTTTCACAACTAGGTGCAGGCTTATTTTTGCCAAGTGAAGTTGAATGATAGGATGCCGCATTTTTTTCAATTGTTGTGACATTTAATTTTAAGATACGTGTACTAGAATCTACAGCACCTTGTTGTGCATATTGTGGGTTATTAGGTTTATAAACAGTTAATTTACAACCTACTGGATTATTTGGTCCAGAAAGTGGAACACCAATATATGGATTATTAATAAATGCTATAAAAAGTGTTAACGCTGGTCCACTATTCACTTCAGGTAACCCTTTTAAATATTCAAAAAGTGCAGTTAATTTAAGATTTTTGGAAGCTATAAAAGAATCATATTGTTCTTGAGTTATAATATTTTGTTTCAATAAAATATCTAATACAATATACACTAAGTTGATTTCGGATGCTGTAAATATTTCAGCATTTGGTTGGCAATTTGCAAAATAGGTATTTGTGATAGATAATGGATCACCTGGTTTGGATGCTTTAATCATAGCGGCAGTTACGACTTTATTTTCTGATGCTGCTATTTCGGCTATATTTATTGGATTATAACTTTCAAAATTAAAAGCTCTCTGGTTATATGTTTTACATCTGTTTTGTAAATATTGTTTATGTGTAGTATAATAATTTTTACGTAAATTTGTACTTGCATAAATAACACGTTTCAGTGCAAATTTTTCTTGATTACAACATAAAACCTTATTCTGTGTATTTGGTTCAGGATTTTCAGTTAAATAAGTCTCGTTAGGATAATATGTATCTACAATTCCTACACCTTGGCATGTGGTACAATCTTCATTTAGTTGTAAATTCTGATTAATTTCTGTATCAGGGTTTTGTTTTACTAAATAACTTCCTGGTTTATCTTGTAATTCGTTCAGTAACCCACTACCACCAAAACCTCCACCAAGTGAAGTACCTTTACTAGATTTTACACAACGATTTAAATTGTATTCAATTAATGCTGCCTCATCTGCTGATATATAGGTTTTATTATTAGATATATATTCACCTTCTTTATCTTTGTTTAATACAATTACATCCATGTTTTTAATGACTCTCCCCTTTCTATAATGTTTTAAAGGTTTGGGTTTACCAAAAGGGCCTGGAAAGATATTTCCAGTATCATTATTTGTTAAAGGTCTTATATGACTATGTGCAATTCCTGAAGGATTACTATTAATACTAGTTCCTTTCCATGTTTTATATCCACCTTGATTACGAAGATTTACTGCTTTTCCCATTCCAACCGGATAAAAAGAAGTTCCTAATGAATTAAATCCAGTATTTAAATAATTATTTTGTATTCCTTGTGCCATTAATATAAATATATTTTATAATATATTATAATAAAATAAAAGTTTATAATATATCAATATATTAATAATGTTAGTTACTATATTGATTATTTTTTTTATAGTACTTATGTTCTATCAAATATCTCTACACAATATTAACAGTAATATTACTGAGGGTATGACTAATACAAGTTTTCAACCATATGATACAAATAATCCTAATAATGCATTGATTTTAGCACAACAAAATGCTGGAAATATTCAAGTATTAAAAGACCAAATGGATAAATTAATTAATTTAGACAAACAAGTCCAAGATATTAGTGGTAATTTGATAACCTTGACAAATCAAGTAAACGGCATGGTCGGAAAACAACAGAGTATAATAGAATCAAAAATACCAACTTCCACTCCTCAAATAACAGGTTTAAAATAAAGTAGATAAAATTATAATATTTACATAAATTAGTATTAAATATTATAAATAATGGCTAATGTAAATATATTTCAAGAAGTATTAAAGGATGCATCGGGATTAGAACAAAAATTATTAGGGCCAACTTATCCTTATTATAAAAATATTAAAACTCCTGGTCAAATTGGTATGTCAGATAGAGGTACATTAGATGCACTAGGAAAAGATGTAAATGGACTAATTAATTATATACAATTCTTAGTGCAAGGTAGAAGTATAGTTTCAACTACAGGACAACCTTTAGGTAATAAATTTTTCTTGAAAACTGGTGCAAAATGTTTAGATACAGCAACCAAAAAAGAAGTAGATCGGTATATTTATGTGAATAATGTTCCTGATGGTAGTATACCTTTAGTATCCCAAGGTTTGGGTGTAAATTTTTCGGAATTTCGTGGATTAATACCAGGTGCAATTAGTAATTTAAATGTTTTAAATCCATATACAATTATGCAATCTTTTATGGTTGGATCTACGCCACCTTGCCAAAAAATAACAATGGAAACAATTAATAACAATAATGTTAGGTATAATGAAACTCAATATGTTACACTAGTAGATATACAAAATATGAATGCATGTAATTTTAGAGATGGTAGAAATCCAGTTACAGGCAATAAATGCAGACAAGCATTTCAAAATATTAATGAATATCCAGAAAATCATGATAGCAATATTGAAATTAAATTACCAGAAGATCCGCTTGCACAATTGTACTACCTAAGTCTCTCCGCTGTAGCAATTTATATATTGTATAGACTGGTTGAAAAAAGTAGATAAATAATAATTTTATTAGAATTATAATATTATTATTTTACTGTTAGTATTTTATTATTAGTATTGGTATTTAATGTCTTCTTCTTCGGGATGATCTTCTGGATCTAGTTCTTCTTCCACCAACTTTAGATGTTAAGGTTTGAATTGGTTGGTTGACTCTTGACACTGCACTATCAATTGGCTGATTCACTCTTGATGTCAATGTATTTGTACTACCTCCTCTTTTCATTGATCTAGATCTTCGTGTTCTTCTTCTTGTTCTTCTACCGCCGTAAGATGGTGTAGATGAAATAGATGGTACATAAGATGGTGATGGTTGCTCCAATCCAATTGCTTCTTTAGATTTTTTCCAGAGAGAACTGGTTCCTTCTGATATTTTGCTGCCTAATTCAGTAAATTTATTTTCTAAATTAGATATAGATTCATTAAAAAAACCACCTTTTTTACTATAACGCTTATGAGATTTTTTTGCCATTTTATTTATTATACAATATTATAAGAAATAAAAATAAAATATTACTAAATAATTATTGTTTTGTAAAATTTAAAAAATAAACGCTACAATAAAAGTATGTTTTCATTTGATACCATCAAAATATTGATGTATAATTTTAATAATTCTGTCTTGGGAGTGATCCCCATGCACAAACAGCGCCATTTGTTAAACTATAATTATATATTGATCCCTTCTTTTTTGGCGCAACACATCCCCCTGAACGTGCACGTCTAATAGTAGTTCTTGTGCCACTTGGATAATAATTTTTTGTTGACATAGGATCTGATAATGGTAGCCCGACTTTGAAACCACTCTTGCCTACAGCAGTTCTTTTTAATATGTTAACATACATAGAAGAAGGAATTGGTTGGATATAATTCATATGTGTAGAAACACTATGTTGACGTTGGGTTGAAGATGAATGATACATAGTAGGTGGCGATGGGTTTAATAGACCAGAACTTTCTATTCCACCACCTAAAACACCTTGTTGTATGTATTTATCTAATCCTTTTCTTATATTTGGACTATCAATATCTTGCCTTTTTGTAGCCGCTCTTAAATATTGCTGTCTGGCATTTGACATCATTTCAGCATATACAGGTTCTTGTGTTGGATAAAATAAAGGTGGATTTGGTGTTTTTCCTGTTAAAGTACCATAATTATGATATGGTATTGCACATGGATATTGATTTGTGCTTAATGGACCTACTATTGGCGCATTTACATAATTATTATACGAGACTGAACCTCTTGATGTAGTTACACTATATGGAGTTGTCATTTATTTATTATATTATTACAATATAATATAATAAAGTAATATTTATTTTATATAATTAGGATTTCCACAATACATACAGTTTTGAAATTGTTTTTGATGTGGCGAAAGATTATTATTTGTATTCATCACAATATTATTTCTTTTTTTACATTTACTACATTGAAATATTTCTCTTAAATATGTAATGGACCAACTATTAAAATCTGTTTTTTGATTTAATTCTGGTTTACTTAGTTTATTGATAGTATGCTTCATTTTTATTACATACTAATTATATTTTAATATCTTCTAATAGCTCTATAAGCACTTTGACTTGCACTGAAATCATTTCCTGAAAATGATTTATCATTGTAATTAGATACCATCGCCTTTTGTTTTAAATAGGTGGTATAATCTGAGCTATCATAAACAAATCTTACATTACAAGCAGCTGCAGGTACTTGAGGTGCGATTTGATTGCCTGTGTATGTGGCACTAGCTGTGCAAGATTTAGAAACAGATCCAAGATGTTGTCTTAATCCTTTTAAATTTGGTCTACTTTGAAAAGATTGACATGTACCTCCACATGAATAATTATCACGACTTAGCAAATCTCCTGAATTGGTAACTGCGCGAAATGGTGTTATTATTTGTTTTTTATTGGATGCTCTTAATTCGGCTTTATATGTAGTGTTCCATGCATTTCTTAAAGTAAAACGAATATTTTCAAATACATTACTACCAAATGACCCTTTTTCAGTTGTTTGATCTGCTTGAGGCATATATCCTTGAAAACCTCCTCCTAATGCTTTACCTTTAAAATCTCCACTTACTAAATAAAATTGTGGAAAACTTCCACCAATACTATTGGTATAACCTATACTTCTAGACATGATAATAATATATAATATATATATAATAAATATATTATTATCATTTATAATAAATGTTTTAAAATTATTACTAAATTTATAAAATTAATTATTTATCTAATATATAAAATGTTCAAATTCATATTTTTATTTTCAGCAATCGTTTTTGTTGCGTTGGATTTCATGTATCTTAATCTAATTAAAAACTATTTTTCAAAACAAATTGAAAGAGTTCAAGGAGAGAAATTAACTGTTAACTTTTTAGGAGTAGCAATTTGTTATATTCTTTTAATATCTGGTTTAAATTATTTCATTATTGAACCAAAAAAAAGTGTTTATGATGCATTTCTTTTAGGTATAGTAATTTATGGTGTATATGAAACTACCAATTATAGTTTATTTAAAAACTGGTCTATTTTGACTGTAATTATAGATACATTATGGGGTGGTATTTTGTTTGCTGCTACCACTTTTTTGAGCAAACAAGCGCGAAGTTTATTTTAAACATAAAATATTAAAATTACAAATCATTCTTAGTAACAATCGTATTGTTCTTTAGTAATTCTGAAAATTCAATTAATTTATCAAAATTTTGATTCAACATAAATTTTGCATCTTTATATGCATTTTTCACCAAATCCAATGATTCTTTGTCCATAACATATTTTGTATATTGTGAATATTTATCTCCAATCCCTAAACTCCTACCTAAAAATGGATTAGATTCGTCTCCAACGTTATCATTATAAAAAACTTCTAATTTATCTCCCATACCAAAATTACCGATCATTTGTTGTGCTAATTTATTCGCTTGTCTTAAATCCTCATTTGCTCCTAGTGACATAAAATCATCTCCGTAATATATACTTTCTGCGGCTTTACCTCCTAAAGTAATAATCAATCGTTTGAGTAATACATCTTTTGTATATAACCCTCCTTCCTTTATATCTGGTTTTTCACTGAAAATAGTATAACCTCCTGCACCATTGTAGGTAGGTTGTATAGAAGCTTTCTGAAAATCAAAATAATTATTAAATAAAATAGATAATAATGCATGGCCACTTTCATGGATTGCAACTCTTTGTCTTGTAGAAGGTTCTACATCGGCATTATTTCGGATCAATCCAACAATCAATTTTTCAAAAGCCTCAAAAATATAATTTTCTTGAATTGTGACATAACCATTTTTTGCGGACAAAATAGCTGCTTCATTTATTAAATTTTTTAATGATGCACCAGAAAAACCATCCGTTATTTCTGCAATTGCTTTAATATCTATTTCTGTATCTGTCTTCATATTTTCAATATAGAATTCCAAAATTTTCTCTCTTGAAAATCTATCTGGAAGAGGTACACGAATAATTCTATCAAAACGTCCTGGTCTAAGTAAAGCTTGATCCAATACATCTCTTCTATTAGTAGCTGCCATCACTATAATGTCTTCATTATCATTAAAACCGTCCATTTCATATAATAATTGATTCAATGTTTGTTCACGTTCATCATTTGCCATATTTATTCCAGCACCACGTTGTCTACCGACTGCATCAATTTCATCAATAAATATAATACATGGTTTATTTTTACGAGCATTATCAAATAAATCTCTCACACGGGAAGCTCCCATACCAACAAATATTTCAACAAACTCTGATCCTGACATAGAAAAAAAAGTAGAATTAGTTTCTGTTGCAATTGCCTTTGCCAATAATGTTTTACCAGTACCAGGTGGTCCTTCCAATAAAATTCCTTTTGGCATTTCAGCTCCGATTTCTTTATATAATTCTTTGTTATCAATATAAGAAATAACTTCTTTACATTCTTCAATCACTTCAGGACTTCCAGCCCAACTATCCAACGTAACATTTGGATTAATAAATACTTCTTTGTCTTGCTTATTAAATCCAGGAAAGTTAAAGGGTGTCATGGATTGTCCATTTTGACCAGGACCACGCATTCTATTTCCAGGCATTCTAGTATTTGGACCGCCAAATGTGTTCATTCTTGAATATAGGGAGGATACAAAGGACAACAAAAATAATATTGGAAAAGCATAGGAAACTAATGTAAGAACTTCATTTGCAAGATTCTGTAAATTGATAATATTTTGAGGAATAAAACTAACAAAATAAACAGGAACATGTGCTTCACTTGTTTTATCTACTAAATTGGATATCATAAATTGATTAATGTCTACTAGATGATAATGGTTATAGATTGAATACCCATCCTCTTTAGGCAAATTATCTACACTTACTAGTTGTGTATATTTATTATCTACATATATTTTACTTATTTTATTTTTAACCAAATCTTGAACGACATCATTATAACTTTCTTTTAAAAAAAACGATTTGAATTTTTGTACCAACTCTATATCTTGATAATAATCTTTGTTTATTACCATGGTTATGGGTTTAGTATGCTGTATATACATACCAGATCGTTTTAGCATATTATTATTTATTTGAAAACTATATACACTATTCACAAATAATAATAATATAGCAAATATGGATTTCATAATTTAATTGCTTATGTATATTCAACCATATAATAGTTTTAAATTATAATTTAAAATAATAATATAAAATCAAAATGTTATTATATTTTATAAGAATAATTATATAATATAATTATGTATGCAATGATGAAGTTGTTTGTATTTATTTTATGGATACAAGCGCTTGGAATTTTTGGTTTTCATAACAAATGTGTATTTAATACTCATATAAAGAAACATACATTTAAAATGCAAGAAGAAGACAAACATCATTTTTATCAATTTGGTGAATTTCCAAGGCTAGATCCACCAAATGATAAGGGTCAATTAACATGGTATCCTATAGGATTTTCAAATGAGTTTGGTAAAAAACCTTCCAAAATTACTATCCGAGATATTAATTATGTTGTATGGAAAGACAAACACAATAATTATTATAGTATTAGGGACAGTTGCAGTCACCAAGGTTCCTCTTTTTTACTAGGCAATACATGTAAAAACACTATTTCTTGCCCTTATCACGGATATATTTTTGATGGTTCAAATGGTGAGTTAGTTCAAATTCCCAAATTACCACATGTAGATTCACATTCACATAATATTGATTGTTTTAAAGTGGTTGAAAAAGGAGATATGGTTTATTTAAACACAGTACCTATTAAAATGGAAGAAATGAGATCACAAATAGACGAAAGTTATATTTTTACCGAGCCAGAATTTTTTGATAAATCACAAAGAGTAGTATATTTATCAGAAGATTTTGAGCATTATGCAAAATTTGTAAGTGTAAATAGTTTGGATATTTGTCACATTGGTTTTGTGCATACTTTTGGTAATAAAAAAAGCCCGAATCCTTTAAAAAACTCCAAGGTTTTAAAAATAGAAGATGATAATCAACAACACCATTATAAAATCATTTATGAATACATAGCTGGAGAGAATTCATTGGTTAACAAAATATATAATTTTGATAATATTACTGTTGAAAATGAATATGCAATGCCTCATTCTACGGTTGCAAGAGTTAGATTTGGTAGTATGACTTCTACTATTATAACACATGCTTTGCCCATTTCCAAATTTAAAACAAAACTATTTGTAAAAGCGTACAGGAGTTATTGGAGTTATCATCACGAGAAAAACACATTTTATTTGTTTCATCCATTTGAAAGTGTGATTAATTATTTTGGTGACAAATTAACGTACAATACCATGTATAATACATTAAAACAAGATAAGGCAATTGTAGATAATATTGATAAGACCAGTTATGAAGGCATGCATGGTAAATTCAGTATTCTTTACGACATGTTTTCTAATCATTATAAAAATAATTATAAAAAATTTTATGAATCACCAACTTTGTTCAAAGACTAATAACAAATATTTAATGGATATTTTATAAATATAAAATATTATTTGTAAAATATATAATGAACCCAAAAAAACAGTATCTAGGTTTCAATAGTTGGGGAAACTTTGGAGTTAATAGTAGAACAACCACTGCTTGTGGAGTGGGAAGGTTAAGAAGTGCTGTTGGATCTACTAATCGCATATATAATTATTGTAGTAGGACATCTGCTAATCCTTTAGCATGCGCATTGAACTTGCCTACTAATTCAACAAATTATACAGTTCCATCTGCGCCAACTATTACCTCCATAACATCAGGAAATACTCAGCTAACCGTAATTTTTACTGCTCCTACAAATGATGGAGGCAGCTCTATTACTGATTATGAATATTCCACCGATAATGGTGTCTCTTTTACAAGTGCAGGGGTTACAACATCTCCAATTACAATTACTGGTCTCACAAATGGTACAACCTATAATGTTGTAATTAGAGCTATTAATTCTGTTGGAAATGGTGATCCATCTAATACAGTTTCAGGAATACCGTCTACAGTTCCATCTGCACCAACGATTACTTCTGTAACCTCTGGAAATACTCAACTTACCGTTAATTTTACTGCTCCTACAAATGATGGAGGCAGCTCTATTACTGATTATGAATATTCCACCGATAATGGTGTCTCTTTTACAAGTGCAGGAGTTACAACATCTCCAATTACAATTACTGGTCTCACAAATGGTACAACCTATAATGTTGTAATTAGAGCTATTAATTCTGTTGGAAATAGTATTGCTTCTAATTCAATCTCTTGAGTACCATCTACTGTTCCTGATCCACCAACTGGTTTATCACCTACAAATGGTAATACTCAAGTAACTATTACTTTTACACCGGGTTCAAATGGTGGATCCGCTATTACTAATTACAAATACTCACTTAATGGAGGAGCTTTCATTGCATTTTCGCCAGTAGATACATCTTCACCAGTAACAATTACTGGACTTACAAATGGTGTCACATATAGTATCACATTAAAAGCAGTAAATGCAAATGGTGAAAGTATTGCTTCAAGCGCAGTATCTGCTACACCCGCGGCTCCTGCTCCATCAGCACCAACATCATTGTCTAGTGTAGGAGGAAATCAAGCGGCATATATTTTGTTCACACAAATTGGTACTGTAACAAACTACGAATATTCTACTGACAATGGAGTCACCTTCTTAGCGTTTAGCCCATCACAAATTTATAGTCCTGTTCAAATTACTACCCTATCATCGGATGGTGTAACTCGTCTAACAAATGGAATCACTTATACCGTGAAATTAAAAGCAGTAAATTCTGGTGCATTAAGCAGCGAATCTGTTTCTGTTAATGTCACTCCCACAACAACAAGTTTATTAAGTACAAATCGCATAATATACTTAGATGCAAATAACTCAAGTTCTTATTCAGGGTCAGGGACTACTTGGACAAATCTTGATTCAAGTGGGGCATATAGCGCAACACTTCAAAATTCTCCAACATTTGATAATATAAATAAATGGTTTACTTTTGATGGTATCAATCAAATCGCACAAATTGCAGCAGCGAGCGCAATTAATCCAACCACACCATTTACTCCATTTACTATTCAAATATGGGCACGTGTTAATACATCATCCCCTAATTTTACATCTGGTGATGGCCTCATAAGCAAACAATTCTGGAGTCCATCTTATGATGGTTACAGTTTAAGTCTATCTACTTCAGGCGCTGTAACTCTTAATATGAACGGTGCATCAGTTAATGGAAATTATAGCTCCTCTACAGGAGTATTTAGTAATGATTGGGCTTTATATACTATTGTAGTAAGGTTTGGTGGTGGTTCCGGAAGCCCAAGTTATACCTATGTAAGTACTAGACGTGTTGTTACCGCAAATAATGCTGAGACTTCTATGCCAAATCCAAGCGCACCCTTACAATTCCCTAGAGGAATACAAAATGATCCTTTCAATTACTGCCCAGCCAATGTTGGCGCCTTTTATTTATATAATACTGCATTGTCACAAGAAGATATCATTCGTAATTATGATGCAACAAAAAGCAGATATATATAATTTTCACTGATAATGCCAGAATAAAAAATTATATTGATAGAAAAAAGAAAAATATAATAAATATAAATGATATTTTTATTGTATTGTAAGTTTAATTATCTGTAATAAAACGCGGTGCAATGTTCATTGTGTTTAATTCTTGACATAATAATTTACATGCATACGGAATTTCTACATATGCAAAGTCGGTTCTATTATCACATACTCTACAATGATGGATCTGCATTTCATCATTATAGGCTGCAACTAATCCACATTTTTTACAAACATGTACCGAATATTTATCCGAAGCATCATACATTCTTCCTCGCGTGAATCGCGCTGCACCATGAGATACCATTGCATCTTTTTCCATTTCACCAAAACGTAAACCACCATCGCGACTACGACCTTCAGCTGGTTGTCTAGTCAAATTTACCATAGGACCAATAGAACGACTATGTGCCTTATCGTTAACCATATGTTTTAATCTTTGATAAAATACCGGGCCCATAAAAACACTACATTCTACTTGTTCACCTGTTAACCCATTATGTAATAATTCATTACCATGAGCTTCATAACCTAATTTTATTAATTCATTACAAATATCCTTCACTTCAAATTGACCAAAGGATGTGCCATCGCCAAATAATCCTAATTCTACTAATACCTTACCTAATACAGTTTCTTTTAATTGACCAATTGTCATACGAGATGGAATTGCATGTGGATTAATAATAATATCCGGTTTCACACCACTTGCAGTAAATGGCATATCTGCTTCAGGAATAATATTACCAATAGTACCTTTTTGCCCATGTCGCGATGAGAATTTATCACCAATAACAGGTTTTCTTACAATTCGTAATCGCACCTTTGCAAAATTATATCCTTCGCCATTTCTGTCAATATAATTTTTATCCACGTAAGTTTCTTCTACGGTTCTATGGATACGACTTTGATCTTCAAATTTTATTACTTTGGTATGATCATTTCTATTTTCTTTAATAGGCGTTACTTTGGCAATAATAATATCACGATTTTCTACTAGTGTATTTTCCGGTATGACACCTTTACTATTTACTTTATTATAATTACCAAATTTCATTCCTTTTGTTTTTGTGGGATCTGGTTTACATCTAATTTCTTCATCTCCATTTATTTTCTGTTTATCTTCATCTTTTTCTGTATGATAAATAGTCGTTACAAATAATCCTCTATCAATAGAACCTTTATTGAACAACAATGAATCCTCTTGATTATAACCGGTATGTGTCATAATTGCAACTACTACATTTGTACCTGAAGGAATTTTATTTAACTGTATTAAATTCATAACACGTGTATCTACTAAAGGTCTAGTGGGGTAATTTAACACATAAGCAGTTTTATCCATACGATTTTCATAATTTGTAACATATACACCCATTGCTTGTTTTCCTTGCGCACACTGGTAGCAATTGCGAGGAGATTGGTTATGCTCTGGGAAAGGAATACACGACGCTAATACGCCGAAAATTGTACTAGGATGTATTTCACAATGTGTAAATTTGTAAACTCTGTCGCCTTTTTGTATTAAATCTTTTGGTTTGGTTGCAATCATAGACCATGATTGTTCATCCGAATCAATATATTCTATAACAGATTCATTATTATCATAACCAATTAATAAATTATCCCAATTAATTTCATTATTTTTTAATTTTTTAATAAGTGAATCAGTAATCAAAATATTGCTGTTTTTTACTCGTAGTAACGGTCTCATTAATCTACCACCATCATTACAAACACGTAATTCTTTATTTCTATAATCAAATATAATAGAAGTGTAAATATTGATAATACCTTTATATTTTTTTTCTTTTAATGAGTTATATAAATTTTCTGGTTCATTAGTAATACCTACCCATGCACCATTTATAAATACTTTAATTTTATCATACAGTTCATGCGCATTTTGTACATCAGTAATATTAATAATATTAGGCATAATATAATCGTATAAAGATAATGAATTAGAATGAATTGTTATATGAGTCATATAGCTCAAATTTTTTACAATACCAACAGATTGACCTTCTGGAGTTTCTGCAGGACAAATCATACCCCATGATGTATTATGTAATTTACGTGGTGGAATAAGTTTACCACTTTTATCGGTTGGAGTTGATATTCTACGAGCATGACTCAAACTAGAAACATAGGTTAATCTATTTAATACTTGTGCTACACCTACTTTATTAGAATTGGTGTGTTTAATACCAAAATCACCTGTTGCTAATGCTCGTTTTAATCCATTTTCTATTGTTGTAGATTTGATTATTTTGCATATATTTGTAAAATTAATTATATTTTCATAATCATCTTTGGATTTCCATGATCCTGTATTAATTTCACGAATTACTTGTTTTTCCATATCTTTCACTAATTTATTAAAATAATTTCTGAATAAATTATTCAATAATGTACCTGTTAAATCAATACGTTTATTTACAAATGAATCCCTATCATCTTGTTTAATCATTTCAAAATTGGCTTGAAGCAATTTATTTGTCATATAACCCAAGAAATAGATTTTTTGTGTACTATTTTGACAATGTGGAAATAAATCATTATTTAAAATATCCAATGTAAATTCCAATTTTTTCTTAGCACCTGTTTCTCTATCCATATTAATAGGAGTATACATAGCGTGTCCAGTTATATATTTTATACAATCCTCTTTTGACAAATATTTATTAGCATCAATAATAGACGCTTGTAAGGCTTCTAATATTTTTTTATTTTCACTGTTATTAATATCTAATAATACTTTTTCACATATTTCTTTATCGGAAATAACACCTAATGCACGAAATACTATAAATAGAGGTATTGGCTGTTTAACGCGAGGTATTTGTACAAATATTGGATTACCAAATCCATTATTTTTAGAACTGATCATCATATTAATTTGTTTAGGTGAAATACATTTGAAATCTGGAACGGATTTAATTTCTGCTATCCAGGTATATTTTGTATTATTTTTGGAAACATTAAAACAATATACTTTATTTTCTGCGGCTCTTTCTTGACCTAACACAGTTTTCTCAGAACCATTAATAATAAAGTATCCACCTGCATCAAATTTACATTCACCAGTTTGCACATTTTCAAAATGTTTATATTGATTTAAAACGCAAATATTAGACTTTAACATAATTGGTAATTTACCAATGTGTATATTTGGTAATGTTTTATAAAATATTTGAGTACTTTCTAATTCTGGTCCACTTCTTACAATATATTTAATATTAACGTCTACTGTCATAGAAGAAGCATATGTAAAATTACGTAATCTTGCCTCTTGTGGAAACATTAATTTAATTGCTCCATTATTTTCATGGATCTGTGGTCTGTAAATGTGAAAGTTTTCAAAAGTTATAAATGTTTCTAACGAATATTTTTTATTATTTGGATCGTAATCTTGTTCTGAAACAATATGAACAGGATTAAACATTTCTATTGTTTTTGATATTTGATATCCAACAAAATTATTATATGATTCCAGTTGATGTCTAACTAACCTTTCCAAATGCTGACCTCTAAAATAAGACTCAATGATATTCCAAGGTGTTTCAATATATTGATCATTTTCAAGATCAAATGACTCATTATTACTTTTATCAGAATTCATTTTTTCAGTATAATTTTGGTTATTTGACATCATTAAAGGTATAATAATTATTTCAATTTATTTTTATATTGTTTTTAAAACTAAATATATCTTTAATTAAATGTAAAAAGATTTAAAATAATCATATTAATAATTATAATGTTATTATGGACGAAAATAAAAAATATAACTATTACTATAATTATATGACTCCTTTAAAAATTGTTGCTTATAACAATTTTTTAAAAAGTTTAATTATCAAAAAAAATAATTATAAAGCAACCCCCGTTATTTCATCTCATAATAACATAAATATTTATACAAATACTATTGACAATAAACCTCTATTAATTCCTTCTTTAATTCCAAAATTGAAAAAAACTGTTAGTGAAAAGAATTTACACGAAATTCCTATTGTAAGTACTCAAAAAAAAAATATAATAGAAAAATCTGATGTTATCATTGATGTTGAGATTAATAATATATCCGATTTATTGGATTTAATTAATAAATATAAAGTAGATCCAAATATTAATTATAATATCAATATGACATCCTTACATAAAATAAAGGAACCTTTAATTGAGTTGAACAACATGATAGGGATGAAAGATTTAAAAACCAATATTGTTGAACAAATTATTTATTTCATACAAGAACTACATAGTAATTCTGATGATTTTATGCACACAGTAATTTACGGACCTCCTGGTACAGGAAAAACAGAAATAGCAAAAATTATGGGTAAAATTTTTTCAAATATCGGAATACTATCAAAAGACACATTTAAAAAGGTAACCAGAAGTGATCTTATTGCTGGGTACGTTGGACAAACTGCTTTAAAAACTAGAGATATTATAAAAGAGTCATTGGGCGGCGTCCTTTTTATAGACGAAGCTTATTCACTTGGTAATAGTGAGAAAAAAGATACTTTTTCAAAAGAATGTATAGACACTTTATGTGAAGGTTTAAGTAATTATAAACACGATTTAATGGTAATTATAGCTGGATATGAAAATGAATTGAATGATTGTTTTTTCAACTATAACCAAGGTTTAGAATCAAGATTTGTATGGAGATTTAAAACAGATGAATATAATGGAAAAGATTTATATGATATATTTATAAAAAAAATAACTGATATTGGTTGGTATATATGTGACAAAGAACAAAATATTACACCAAAATGGTTTGAAAAAAATATAGAATATTTTAAATATTATGGTAGAGACATAGAAAGTCTTTTAGCAAAAACGAAAATAGCACATAGTAAAAGAGTTTTCTGCAAAGATAAAACAAGTAAAAAGAAATTAATATTAGAAGATTTAGAAAATGGAATGAATTTATTTTTAAAAAATAAAGAAACTAAAAATTTTCGCGAAAATATGTTAATTAAAAAACAGATTCAATATTCTATGTATAATTAAGAATTTAAAATTATAAATTATAGTATAATAAAAATTATAGTATAATAAATTATGTCCAATAAAAGAATTGAAATTAATCCTGCTTTATTTTCATTAAATGGAAAAAATAAAACAAAAAAAAATAAAGAAAAGGTTACCAAACCAATAATAACCACCATTATTTCACCAAATGTTCTAAAAAATAAATTACTTAAAAGAATTAAAGAACACAAAAACAGAGAAACAAATAATAAGAACAATGAAATAACTGATAACGTAAAACCATATATAAATACTAGTAATATTAACGATCAAACTAGTGACAATCTGAATACAGATAATAATATTTTAAAATTTTCAGAAGAATTTAATGATTCTATTAACTATTTACAAAGTTTATCTAAGGAAAAAAAAATAAATGATGAGAAAAATCTATATGAAAGACAAAAACTCAAGCGAAGGGAAGAATTACAAAGAAGTACCCTTAAAAATTATAGTTCAATACCCTTTGTTTACAATGATTTACCAGATGATTTAAAAGAGCCGTTAATTACCGTAAATACAGAAACATTTAAAACTAACACAAATGATTCTCCTATTAGTTTAAAATATAAGGTTGATAACATAGTACCTTATGGCGTTTTAAAAGGCGGATTCAAACCAACTATGCGTGAATGGAATAAAACACAAAAAAATAGAGATCTTATTTATGAAACAAATAGTAACAATAGTGTAATTAATAATAAATTAACTATATCAAATACAGATAGAGAAAATAAATTAAATGCATTGAAAGAAAAAATAAAAGAAAAACAAAAAGAAGATTTTCTTAAATTACAACTACAAAATAATAGTAATAATAGTAATAATAGTTTGAATAAAACATCCGCTACAGTAACTAGTGATCATAATGGTGGTCACATTAGTAATAACACAGTTCAACAATCTACTCCTACCAATATAAATGTAAATGCAAGTACGGATACAAATATAAAGATAAATACAAATACAAATACAACTTTAAATAATACTGTCCCAATAGAACCACAACCTAATATCATAAAACAAATACATAAAAAAACAATTCGCAGAAAATATACTCTAGGTAAATCAAAAATAAAAAAAACAGTAGGTATTTTATTAAAAGATAAAAATACCAGAAAAAAGGTATTAATTGCACAAAAAGAATTAAAAGAAAAATCTATTAGTGATGTTAAAATATATTTAAGAAAACATAATTTAATTAAAACTGGTAGTAATGCACCTAATGATGTATTGAGAAAATTATATGAATCTGCTATGCTTACAGGAGAAGTTAATAACAATAATAAAGATACAATGTTGCATAATTTTATGAAAGATGATATATCAAATGATAATAACTAATTTTTATTTTCCAAATATATAGTAACAACAATGGAAGTAACTAGAAACAAATTATCCGATCATGAGAAAAGTTTTTTTCATAGATTGAGTAATTATTTAGATACTAAAATTTATTTTTTTGGTAGTATACAAAGACACGATTATTTCCCATGTTCAAGTGATATTGATGTTGATATATTTACTGAAGATGAAAATAACACCATTATTAAATTAATGAATTTTTTGAATGTAGGTAGAGATGAATTCAAAAGAGTCGTTTATAAATTAAATACAGATAAAGATAAACTAGCATATGGATACAAGTTAAATTATAAAAATCTTGAACAAAAATTTTGTGCAGAATTTTCTATTTATAATGAAAAATACAAGGATGCAATTTTATATGAACACAATGGGAAAAAAGATTTACCATTACATGCAACAATTTTATTAATAATAATCAAATTTTTATATTATACACTTAATATTATACCATCCAAATGGTATACTAAAATGAAAAGATTTATTTTAAGTACATTAATATTTAAAAAAGAAAGTGATTATGTAGTTATTGATCCGAAATAACATGAAAAATAATAAAATAATTTTATGATTGCATTATTTTATTATTTATTTTATTTAATTTTACATTTTATGCCAATGTAAAGAACAGTCTTCGTTTTTGCACAATTTATGTGAATCATTCGTGTATTTATCCCAATAAGGAATCGCATCAGGATTATCTTCACCAATCATATGTTTATGTTCATCAATATGGGATATCCCTAATACTCCAGTATTTATATATATATCCTTAACATAATTTCTTAGCTCGGGGTTTATCATATGACCATAACGTAACATATGATTATCAGGAATATTAATAGGTTTAGCCCATCGTGTTGAACAAGCAACAGAAACATCCGTTTTATTGTATACAGAATGAAACCATGACATTGGATTATATAAAATATCTTTTTCTTTTAAATCTACTTCGTAACGTTCTGCATACTTAATCAACGGAAATTTATCCAAAAAATCATCGGTGTCCATATTTAAAAATCGTGCCTCCGATGCCATATAAATACCTTTTTTTTGGAAATTTGGATACAACAATGCTAATTGATTTGGATTAAAAAAGGTCCATTTTTTCTCTCCTTGAATCATCAAATAAAAATTATTTGTATAAGCTGCATGTAAAGCAGTACCAGTTCCTTTTACTACACCTAAAAATAATTGTTTACTATTATTGGACATATAACCATCAATTATATTTTTAATAATATCCATATCCGAGTCTGGTAACAAATCTTTGTAATAATAAAATAAATTTGTTGAATTGGTAATATAACACTTGTTTTCCAAAACATTTTTCAATTCAGTAAAAACATTATCTGGGCATGTTTTTTCCATACTAGGACTCATATACACTTTGTTATTTCCAGCAATTTTCATTAGATTTTCAAATCTCATACTCTCAAAACATGTAAGGTCTACACCACGCATTACAAATGGATAATCATTTTTAAGATAATGCATTACTTTTTCTTTAAAATCAGGTTGGTCTACATAGAAAATTTCTATTTGTTTTGGTTTTTCATAAATTTTACTATTTTGAAGTAACCATTTTAAATTTCTATCACAAATTTGAATAATTTGTTCACTATTTATCTTATTATCCCCATACGGTATTCTTGGAAAGATCGCTTTATTAAAATCAGCATAATATTCTAGAGGCATAACCGGCGTAAAACCAAATTTCATATTAGAACAATATTCTGGTTCAAATTTCCAATATAATCCAAATAAAGCATATATATCGTAAAACAAAAACATAAGTGTAATGTCAATATTTCTTTTAAAAAATAAATATACTAATATTAATAATATTATAAATACGATAAATATATTAGTTTTACTTATTTGTTTTTTCATTATTTACTTCACTTTAATATTATAAAAGAGAATTTTTAATTAAAATATAATATTAAAGATATTTTGATAAATAATTGTAGCACATGGCGCTTATAAAAGAATATTTTGAACTTACTAATAAATATTCTAATGAATATGGTGACAAAACTATATTATTAATGCAAGTAGGAAGTTTTTATGAATGTTATGGTATAAAATGTTCAAAAACTATGAATATCACCCAAAGTAAAATAACCGATTTCTCTCTAATTTGTGAATTAAATGTAGTAAATAAAAATACATGTGTTGGCGAAGAAGATGTTGTTATGGCTGGGTTCAAAGTAGAATTTCTTGAAAAATATTTACGTAAAATTCAAGAAGCCGGTTATACATGCGTAGTATATAAACAAGATGAAGCTGCTAAAAATACAACACGGTCACTTGAAGGTATTTATTCCCCAGGAACATATTTTTCTAATGAATCTACAAACTTAACAAATAATTTGACATGTGTATGGATTGAATCCATTAATAATAAATTTACAAAAGGAAATATAGTGGTGATAGGAATATCCAATGTTGATATATTTACTGGAAAAACAAATATATTTGAATATAAAGAAAATTATATACGTAATCCGACAACATTTGATGAATTAGAGCGTTTTATTTCTATTTATAATCCCAGCGAAGTAATTTTTATATCTAATTTACCAGATCAAGAAAATAATGACATCATAAACTATGTAAACATCAAAACAAATTCAATTCATATAATTAACACAAATATAACAAATGATAAAACACTACGTGTCAAAAATTGTGAAAAACAAACATATCAAAAAGAAATACTAAATAAATTTTTTAAAATATATGATTTTGATGTATTTTTTCAAAATTTTTATAACAATCCTATTGCAACTCAGAGTTTCTGTTACTTATTAGATTTTGTTTATCAACATAATCCATATTTGCTGCATAAAATAGGTGAACCTTTTTTTGATAACTTTTCAGATAGATTAGTCTTAGCAAATCATTCACTAAAACAATTGAATATTATTGACGACAATAATTATACTGGAAAATACTCATCCGTTTTGAAAATGTTGAATGCTTGTTTAACACCTATGGGAAAACGTAAATTTAATCACAATTTTTTAAATCCTACTACCAATGTTAATTATTTACAAAATGAATATGATATTATTGAACATTTTTTACTTGAAAATAATTATCACAAATATCATTTGTTTTTGAAAGAAAAATTAGTTCAAATAAAAGATCTATCTAAATGGGAAAGACAAGTATTTATAAAAAAAATTACACCGGCTGCATTTTATAACTTACATAAAAACATTAAAACCATAATAGAAGTTTTTAAATATATTGAAAAGGATCAAATAATTATTGATTATTTAAAAAACAAAACACAAAATACAACACATACTATGGAAATAAATAATATGCAAGTATATTGTGAAAATATATGCAATTTTATTGAAAAAAATATCTGTTTAGATCTTGCAAAAGAATGTTTACAACAAGATAATTTTTACATAAATTTTTTTAATTTTGGGGTTAATAGTACATTAGACGAAAAAACAGAAGTAATCAAAAATTCAGAATATCAATTAGAATCTATTCGCGGTTATTTATCTAGTTTAATTAAAAACAAAGAAAAATCATCCAAAAGTGCAAACACGGAATATGTGAAAATCCATGAAACTGAAAAAAATAATTATAATTTGATTACAACAAATCGTCGCTGTAAACTATTAGAAGACTGCTTACCAAATGAAGAAAAAATTGTTAAATTAACTTATGAATCATCATTGAACCATAATAATGATAATAATGCAAAAATGAAAGAAAACAGTTTTGATTTTATAATTAACAAGAAGATTTTTGATTATAACAAACAAAGTGCATCTAATTGCTTTGTTAGTAGCCCGCAAATAAATAATATATGTAAAACAATTTCAACTACCAAAATATTGATGAAAGAATTAATAACAATAGCGTTTAATAAATTTGTGGAAACATTTGGAGATCAATTTCAATTACAACTAGAGTTTATAATTGATTTCATTACTATTATTGATATATTATATGCAAAATCGCATATAAGTAAAAAATATAACTATTGTAAACCAAATATAATTCAACAACAAAATGAAAATGCAGTAAATTCAAAATCTTTTGTAGAAGCAAAAAATTTAAGGCATTGTTTGATAGAACATTTACAAACAAATGAATTTTATGTTACCAATGATATTACATTAGGAAATAGTGGGGTGGATGGTATTTTATTATATGGTACGAATGCAGTTGGTAAGACTAGTTTAATAAGAGCAATTGGTATCTCAGTAATAATGGCACAATCTGGTCTATATGTTCCTTGTAGTGAATTCAACTATATTCCGTATAAATACATATTCACTCGTATTTTAGGTAACGACAATATGTTTAAAGGTCTTTCTACATTTGCTGTTGAAATGTCTGAATTACGCACCATTTTACGGTGTGCGAATGAAAATAGTTTAATATTAGGAGATGAATTATGTTCAGGCACAGAAATATCATCTGCAATAAGTATTTTTGTAGCAGGAATTCAAAAAATGAATTCTTGTAATAGTAGTTATATTTTTGCTACACACTTACATGAAATTGTTAATTATGAAGAGATTACATGCATTGATAGTTTAAAAATAAAACATATGGAAGTCGTATATGATAAAGAAAATGATTGCTTAGTGTATGATCGTAAACTGAAAGATGGGCCAGGAAATTGTATGTATGGTCTGGAAGTATGTAAATCATTGAATCTACCATTGGACTTTATGGAAAATGCATATAATATTCGTATGAAATACAATAAAGAATCTGGAAGCGTACTATCATTCAAAGAATCTCATTTTAATTCAAAAAAAATAATGGGACTTTGTGAAAAATGTAGTATTAATGTAGGAACAGAAGTACATCATTTACAACATCAGTCATCTGCTGATGAGAACGGTTTTATAAATAATGATGGTCATAAAATTCATAAGAATAATCCTGCAAATTTATTGACGCTATGTGAAAAATGTCATCATGATTTTCATAATGATAAAAGCGATAAAAGTGATATCAGTGATATTAGTAATATTAGTGATAATAATATCAATAACATTAAAATTAAAAAACAACATAGAAAGGTGAAAACAACAAAAGGTATTAAAATAACAGACGTTTAACGTCTTCTATTTCGGCGTGTTTTTGAAGATGCCGCATTTGTAACAACACTGACACCTTTCTTTAAACCTTTCACTCCCAAATCAAAACCAGTTAAGACTCCTTCATATATAGATCCCAAACCCTTTTCAATTTTTGGTCTTGATTTTGCCGTGATCTTTACTACATCTGAACCAACATTTTTAATTCCAGACGCAATAACTGGAATTGCTCTAGTTGCATTTCTACTAAATTTATTTAGTAAACTTTTTTTACCTCTTCTATTATTCTTGCGTGTTCTTTTAGACATTCACTATAAAATATATTGATATTTTATTTGTTTTATATTTAGTTAAAATAAATAAAAAAAATGATTTAATTAATAAAAATTTAAAAATTTAGTATATAATTAAAGAAAGAATGATTATTCCAGTTAAATGTTTCACTTGTGGTATGGTTCTTGCAGATAAATATAGATTTTATACAGAAGAAGTGCGTAAAAAAAAACTAGCTAAATCAATGGATGTTGATAAAGTTTTATATTTGACAAAAGAATTTCATGATAAAACACCAGAAGGAGAAGTTTTAGATGAATTAAATATGGTTAAAATGTGTTGTCGTAGACATTTTCTGACACATGTTGATATTGAGTAAATATTGTAATAATTATTTATTATAAAAATCTTATTTTATTATATTATAATAAATAGAATCCTATAATGCAAAAACATTATAAAAGCAAAAACAAGACAAAAAAACACCCTAAACATTTTTATAAAATGAGAGGATGTTCCAAGAAGTCTATGTGTAGTAAAAAACATGGAGGTGGATATTTAGGAGACAAATCACAAACAGTAGGAGCTGATCTAAATTTAGCATATCCATATAATGGTCCTGTTGTAAGAAATGATGCTCTAGCATACACCGGTAAAGGTGGATACAGAGCCATGAATGCTTTTTCTTCCACACCTGCTGTTTTACAAGGAGGTGATTCTAGCGTAAATTCTAATGTAAATGGTGCAAATCCATTATATCCTAATACAGGTCCACCTGCAAATGGGTATAATTTTTTAAATCCAGTGAATCAACAACAAGGAGGAAGTTGTGGTTGTGGAATGCCATCTTTTATGAGTGGGGGTAGAAAAGGTCATCGTTCAGATTGTAAATGTAGCACATGTAAAGGAAATAAAAAATATAAAATGAGTGGTGGTGTAGGCTGTAGTACCACCAATAACGGTATTCCATACCCAAATGGTCTAGTTGGTAGTCCTTATAATAATCCTACTAACTTACCTGGTGCAAATGGAATTCCAGGCGACGCAAATTATTATTCTAATAACACATACAATAATGACGTGTCTAGACAAATGGTAAATGTTGGTGCAAACCCACCATTTTTATCACTCAAAGGTGGTAGAAAAGGTAAAAATAAAACACGTAAAATGCGCGGCGGTAATTTGAGTAATTTTTTCATGCAAGATTTAGTAAATTTGGGAAGACAATTTACCCATGGAGTCGGAACAGCATTTAATGGATTAAATGGTTATCCTGCTCCACAAAATCCATTACCATGGAAGGGACAATTAGCTGTCAAACAATAAATTAATTTTTTTCTGTTATTAATTCATAATGGCATTTCCAAGAAGTATAAAACAATTGTGTACGCCTGCATTTATATACTTTAGTTTATCTATTTTATCCATTATTTTGAGTTTATTTTTTAATTTAGGTAATACAGATAGATATAATTTCGGATGTTTTTCTTGTAGAGTAACTAGTACAGCACTATTGTATATTGTTCAAATAATTTATGTGTTATTTTGGACATATGTATTGAATTTGATCTGTAAAGATGGAAATAGTAGATTATCATGGTTATTAATATTATTCCCTTTTATAGTATTTTTCTTAATAATTTTGTTTTTTATGATAGCAGACATATAAAAGCGTATTTTTATAATATAATTATAATATAAAAATAATATGAAAATAGATGCCAAAAACGGTTTTACCTATACAAAAAATGGATGGAAATATGTATTTATTAAAGGATCGCCAAAAGAAAGAGGATATGCATATGGTTCAGCATGTGCAAAAGAATTTAGCGAAATTCAAAAAATGTTAAAATTTTTCATGTACGAATCTTATGGAAAGGAGTGGAATTTTTTTGTAGAAAAAATTAACTTAGAATTTAAAGAAATGACCAAAAATGATTTTAATGAGTTTTATGAAGAAATGGAAGGTATTGCAGAAGGTTGCAATGCAAATGGTTGCGATACTTCTATTGATGAAATTATAGCATGGAATTTTTATATGTCAATACCATATTGGTATCCATCATGGGTTGAAACAAGTGAATCTACTAATAATTCCGGTATTCATAAATCATCGTCTCAAGGACCAAGAGAAGGTGGTGGTGCAAAAGATCATTGTAGCGCATTTATTGCAGTGGGTGAGGATTGGACAGAAGATGGCAAAATTGTAGTTGCGCATAATTCTTTTTGTGATTTTATTGATGGTCAATATTCTAATATAGTACTAGATATTGAGCCAGATAAAGGCTTTCGTATTATAATGCAAACTAGTCCATGTTGGATTTGGAGTGGAACCGATTTTTTTGTGACATCTAAAGGTATTATTGGAACTGAAACAACAATAGGTGGGTTTTTACCTTACGTAAAAAAATATCCAGTTGGGTATCGTATTCGTAAAGCAATGCAATATGGTAAAACTCTAGATGATTATGTTGAAATTTTACTAGATGGTAATTCTGGTGATTATGCAAATTCATGGTTATTTGGAGATACCAATACAAATGAGATTATGAGACTTGAATTAGGATTACAATATCATAATGTAGAAAAAACTAAAAATGGATATTTTATTGGTTTTAATGCAACTTATGATGCACAAATTAGAAATATTGAATGTGTAAACTCGGGATTTTATGATATACGAAGACATCAAGGTGCCAGATACGTTAGATTAGGAGATTTAATGGATGAAAATAAAGGTAAAATAAATATAGAAATAGCTAAAAAAATTATCGCAGATCACTATGATGTTTATTTACAAAAAGAAAACAAATGTTCTAGAACGGTATGTTCTCATTATGATTTAGATCCTAGAGAATATATGTCAGCTCCTGGTAGACCACTTCCTTTTGCTCCTCGTGGAGCAGTAGATGGTTTTGTTTGCGACACAAAAATGGCCCTGAAAATGATGATTTGTGGAAGATATGGAAATTCATGTGGAACTCCTTTTATTAAAAATGATTTTATAAAAACACATAGGCAATACGAAATTTTTGGCCCTTATCTAAAGGACAGACCTTCTGAAGAATGGACTGATTTAAGTTTTGAAACGCAAAAAGGTGGAAAATCACACAAAGTAAAATTTAGATTAACAAGAAAAAAAAATAAACATAATAAAAATAAAACGCATAAAAGTATCTAGATTATATTTCAAATGTGCAAATTTTAGGCATAGCAGTTATTTATAATATTAACAAATAATATTATAAAAAAATATGATTAATATAATAGTATAATATAAAATATAAATCAAGATATGGATAACAAAGATCAAATTTCATGGAAAATTATTAATAAATACTTTAATGATAACCCAAATAATTTAGTAGCACATCATTTAGAATCGTATAACGATTTTTTTAATAACGGAATCAATCGTATATTCCGTGAAAACAATCCTATTCGGTTTATTGAGAGAGAAGATGAATCTGAAAAAACGACGAATCGTAATGAATGTTTATTGTATTTAGGTGGTAAAGACGGTACCAAAATTTATTTTGGAAAACCAATTATTTATGATGATAATTATACTCATTATATGTTTCCAAATGATGCTAGATTAAGAAATATGACTTATGGAACAACTATACATTATGATGTAGACGTTGACTTTATTTATTATAAAGGAGATGAAAAACTTGAACATTCTATTACACTGAATAAAATTTATCTAGGGCGTTTTCCAATTATGTTACAATCGGACTTATGTATTTTAAAATCATTGAATAAAGATGTCCGATTTAATATGGGTGAATGTAAAAATGATTATGGAGGCTATTTTATTATTGATGGTAAAGAGAAAGTTATCATTCCTCAAGAAAAATTTGCAGATAATATGCTTTATATTAGAAAGAATAAAGAAGATGACACATATAGTCATTCAGCAGAAATAAGATCAGTATCCGAAGATGCATCCAAGCCTATTCGTACTACTGCTGTGAAAATAGTTGCACCTTCGCCATCCTTATCCAATAAACAAATTGTGGTTGCTGTTCCAAATGTACGTAAACCTGTCCCTTTATTTATTTTGATGAGAGCATTAGGTGTAATATCAGATAAAGAAATTATTAAAACATGTTTGTTGGATTTAGAAAAAAATAAAGATTATATTGATTTATTTATACCATCTGTACATGATGCTAATAAAATTTTTAATCAAGAAACTGCGTTAAAATATATTGCTACTTTTACAAAAAGAGGCACTGTATCTAGCGTGATTGAAATTCTCTCCGATTATTTTTTACCACATGTTGGTGAAACAAATTTTTTGGAAAAGGCTTTTTTTATGGGACATATGGTTTATAAGTTATTAAAAGTATATACATTACAAGAAAAACCAACCGATCGTGATAATTTTCGTTTTAAAAGAATAGAATTGACAGGGTCACTTATATACGATTTATTCCGCGAATATTATTTGATTCAAAAACGAACTATATCCACCAAGATAGATAAAGAATATTATTATCATAAAGGCGGATATAAAAATAAAGATGAATTAATGGAAGAACAATTGACGCAAAATAAATACAAAGACAATTTTATCAGTTTAATTGAAACCAACATTAATCACTTTTTTAAAGATAGAGAAGTAGAATTAGGATTTAACAAGGCTTTTAAAGGAAACTGGGGTTCCGAATCTCATACTAAACGATTAGGAGTTGTACAAGATTTGAATAGATTAAGTTACTATACTTTTATTTCTCATTTAAGAAAAATTAATTTACCTTTAGATGCAAGTGCTAAAGTAGTTGGACCGCGCTTATTAAACAGTTCCCAATGGGGTTTAATAGATCCTATTGATACACCAGATGGAGGTAATATAGGTCTTCATAAACATTTAGCTATATCTACTCATATTACAAGTGGCGCATCTTCATTACCATTAATTAATTGGCTAAGAAATAATACTCCTTTAAAATTAATACTAGAATGCCAACCAGAATTTTTGGCAAATAGTACAAAAGTATTTGTAAATGGTAGATGGATAGGTGTTGTAGTTAAACCAATCAGTACAACACAAAAAGATATGGGGTTGGTTGAACTTTTGAAATTATATAGAAGAAATGGAATTATCCCGACTTTTACCAGTATATCTTTTGATTATGAACAAAATGTGGTAAATATTTATACAGATGCAGGTCGTTTGACACGTCCAGTTTATTACATTGATAATAACGAAAAGAGTTTTGAAAGAAAAGATGTAAAAGAAATGATTCTAGATGAAAAAATTTCATGGCAACAAATTGTTTCTGGTTTCAAAAAGAAAGATGTTGAGCTATTTAATTTTAAGGACAACAGAGTCTATGAAATAAATGAATTGTATAATGATTTACAAGTAGATAATAAAATTAGTAATAATAGGAATAGATATTTTGATTTAATTGATGTCAATGAAGATCAAAGTGTAAAAAAAATAACCAATGAGCTTGAAAAATTTAAATCAGTTGTTGATTATTTAGATACAGCGGAAGAAGAATCTGCATTAATTGCTAATAATTCGGATGATAATAAAAAAAATAAATTTTATACACATGTTGAAATAGATCCTTCTTTAATATTAGGAGTAATGGGTAATTTAATTATTTATCCTGAACATAATCCAGTGACACGTAACTCGTTCTCATGTGGTCAAAGTAAACAAGCTGTTTCAATGTATCATACTAATTATCAAATGCGTATTGATAAAATGGGCGTTGTCTTAAATTATGGTCAAAAACCACTTATTAAATCAAGGTATTTGGAATATATTAATAATGAAGAAATACCATATGGTGTTAATGCTATTGTTGCTATTATGTGTTATACTGGATATAATGTGGAAGATGCGATTCTCATTAATGAAGGTGCGATTCACAGAGGTATATTCAGAACAACTTATTACTCAATGTATGAGGCAAGAGAAGAAAGTTCAAAAGTATCAGGAATGATTAATTCGCGATTTGCAAATATTGAGAAAAATAATGTTGTCAAAATAAAACCAGGTTATGATTATAGTTTATTAGATGATCGTGGTATGATCAAAGAAAATACTCCTTTAAATGATAAAATTGTATTGATTGGAAAAATTACTAGCGACACTGAAAATAAAGATAGATTTGTGGATGACTCAGTAAAACCTAAAAAGGGACAATTAGGGTTTGTGGATAAATCATTTATTACTCAAGGAGAAGAAGGATTTAATATTGCAAAAGTAAGAATTCGGGAAGAAAGAATACCTGCAATTGGTGATAAAATGGCAAGTCGGGCTGGACAAAAGGGTACATTAGGTCTCATTATTCCAGAAGAAGATATGCCTTTTACTGCTGATGGAATAAGACCAGATTTAATTATTAATCCACATGCAATACCGTCTCGTATGACTATTGGTCAAATAGTTGAATCTTTATTTGGAAAAGTTTGTACAAGTTATGGAACTTTCGGTGATTGTACAGCATTTCAAGTGAAGGGATCTAATTATTCTACTTATGCACCTTTATTAGTTAAAGCTGGATTCAATTCTACAGGTAACCAAATATTGTACAATGGCATGACTGGTGAACAAATTCAAAGTGATATCTATATTGGTCCAACCTATTATATGCGTCTCAAACACATGGTAAAAGATAAAATTAATTATCGTGCTACAGGACCAAGAACTAATTTAACTAGACAGACTGTCCAAGGAAGAGCTAATGATGGTGGTTTGAGAATAGGTGAAATGGAAAGGGATGGTGTTCTTGCTCATGGTATGTCTTATTTCTTGAATGAATCATTTATGATAAGAGGTGACGAATATTATATGGCAGTTTGTAACAAGACTGGCGCAATCGCAATTTATAATGAAACCAAAAATTTATTCTTGAGTCCATTTGCAGATGGTCCGATTCATTTTCACACTAATCCTGATGGTTCATTTAATGTTGAAAATATATCTAAATTTGGTAGATCTTTTAGTGTTTTAAGAATTCCTTATTCATTCAAACTTTTAATTCAAGAATTACAAACCATGAATATTCAAATGCGTATAATTACAGATCAAAACGTAGATCAAATGTTGAGTTTATCTTATTCAAATAATATCAATGAATTGTTACGTATACAAGATTCAGGCCCACCAGACAATGAGTCATTTAACAATGCATTAAAAATGGCTATTGTTAATCTAAAATCGGAAATCAAAAACTCTTTAACCAAAACAACTACTGGAACAGACATTAATAAAATAGAAGATACTATGGATAGTATTGAAAGTGAAGAAAAAGAATACACTAATATTTCTATTAATATTGCTCCTGTAGAATCATCGGTTACATCTAGTCAAGAGATACCTTATGCTCCTGGGTCACCAGCATATGAAAGTGTTAACAGTGGCAGTGAAGAAAATGTCGGTACATCACAACAACCATCTTCTGAACCATATGTTCCAAATGTGCAAGAAAAAGATTTATTGAGTTCGGAATTTTTAATTAAAAAACCAGCATCTAATGAATCCAATAATTCTAACCAAGAAATAAAAACAGAAACATTACCTATTACAGAATCTACCAGTCCTCCAGTGTCAAAAGAACCTAAAACCATTTTAGAAGTTGAAGAACCTCCAGAAAACCCAGAAACTATTTCCAAAACTGTAGAAAGTAATACTTCCAGTTCGGATGCTAGTACTGGTAGCGAAAATACTTCGGAAAGTAACACTGCAACGAAGAAAATTATTTTATAAAAAAAATGAAATAATATAAATATAAATCATTAATTTATATATATATTAAAAATGCAAAGTCAAAATCATAGTAGTCTGATCTCATCTGTTTATAAAGCAAGAAAGACGATCCTGGAACTAATGAATAAACAAGGATATAATATTGATGATTATGCGAATTTTAGCATTAATGAAGTGAACTCTATGAAGCAAAATAATCAATTAGATATTCTTCTTGAAAAAAAAGAGGATGATACTAATAATTCAACTCCAAAACGCAAAATATATATTCGTTTTTATTTAGCAAAAATGATTCGTCCTGCAAATATTCAAGAAATGATTGATGATTTATTTAATTTAGAAGAAATTTTAACCAAAAACGATACTCTTTTTATTATTAGCAAAGATGAAATGAATGAAACTATTTTAAATGAAATTAAACATATATGGGAAAAAGATGGTATTTTCATTGTAATTGAAAACATTAAAAGATTGCAATATAACATTTTAAATCATACATTAGTTCCAGAGCATATTATTATGAATGATAAAGAAGTTGAAAATGTTATGAAAAAATACAATATTAAAAATAAGATGGAATTTCCAGATATTTCTAGATTTGATCCAGTGGCTCGTGTAATTGGTTTAAGACCTGGTGATGTATGCAAAATTATAAGACCCAGTAAGACTGCAATCACAACAGATTATTATCGTGTTTGTATATGAATCTAAATTAATGTTACAAATAATATAAATATAAAACAACATATTAATTATAGATAAAATGTTATTTGAAGAGCCTAGTGAAAACAATTTTACTATATATAGCAAAAGTGGCTGTATAAATTGTAGAAAAGTAAAGGATTTATTAAAATCTAAAAATTTAGACTATGAAATAATTGATTGTGATGATTATTTATTAGAAAACAAAGAAATGTTTTTATCCTTTATTCAAAGTTATTCATCCAGTGCTTGGAAAAGTTTTCCTATTGTTTTTTTTAATAAGAGATTTATTGGAGGATTAGACGAAACACAAATATTTTTAAAAGATATTGAGAGAAGTAATTTAGATTTTACAAATGAAAATTTTTAATAATTTATAAATATATATTCATAAAAACATATAATGGTTAATATTAACGAATTACAAAATAAAATAAATATTCTTGAAGAAAAAATAGGACCTATTTTAGATGATTTTAAAAAATATTATTTTTTTTATAACACTAATCCAGATTATGATGAATATCAAAGAATGTATGATAATTTAAAAAGTGATTTGCTTTCTATTAATAATGAAATATTAGACATATCTAGAAATACAAATAACAAAATAGTAGACATAAATGATTCTTTTTTGAAAATTAATAAAGTAATAGAAGAAGAGAGAAATAAAAACAAACGATTAAAATCTATTGAAAACGATATTAAACACGATTACAATGGTTCTGAAATAATGATAAATGAATATAAACAAAAATATAACAAATATTACACTATAAATGTACTGATGTTATTAGGAATTATTATAAGCACAATAACATTAATAAAAGTATTTACAAAAAACGAAATAAAATAAATTTAAATGAATTTGAAAATAGGGTTTATTTTATTATTTAATTTATAGTTAGTTTTATTATCTATGCTTAATTTTTCTCTTTATAAAAAAAAAATAGGAATAAATAAAGAATTACAAGATTACATTAAAAAAACTAATACAGATAATTTCAATCAAATTATAGAACGAAATAAGTTAGTTTATAAACCATTCTTCTTGAATTATAACAATAATATTAAAAACAATTTTTTAAATAGTACCTATATATCACATGATAATAAATTATGTAATTTAGATAATTTAAGTGAATTTAGGGATTTAACAGAAATAGATAATTTATATGATTCCTCAAATAAAACAAATAATGCAGAATTATTAATACATATATTCACTACTGGAACAAAATTATTTATAAGATTTGCATATTTAATAATAAAAAAAATTTTATATCTCCAATGAAATGTTTTTTATGCTTATATTATATAATATAAATATAATATAAATGAATAGTGATTCGGAAAATTCAATAAATTCAATAATATTTACTTTAGAAAGGTTATTAAAAGAATATGAAACTCTTCTTACTCAATATAATCAAGTAGAAACTGACTATATTAATTATTTGCAACAGGTAAAATCAAATGTTTCAAATAGAGTTTCAGATTTAGTAAATTTTAAAAACCAAGCTGTTTGGTCACAAAAAACATTGTCTAGTAGTAGAGTATCAAATGTACAAAAATGTCAAGCGTTGTGTAGCAAGACATTGGGTTGTAGAAGTGCTACATACAACAATACTGCAAATAATGCAATAGCTAATAATTGTTTTTTAAATAGCGAAGAGGGAAATATTTATAATGCAGAAAATCAATATGCAATTGTTAATAAATCAACTGGATATTTAAAAACTTTACAAGCTTTAAATAATCAGTTGATTAATTTAAATGAAAGAATTCTTATGATTTTTAAAAATAACGAATACAGTTTTTCTATGCAAGATCAAGAAAGATTTAACAAATACAGATTATTAAGAATTAATTATGGCAAATTAGAAGAGCAACGAGCTAATATATTAGAACAATTACAAAATATTCAAACTCTTGATAGTAAACAAGTAAACGGTGAATTATATGTTACCAAAAATTATTATAATTATATAATATTATTTATTGTAGTTGTAATATGTTGTATAATTCTTAGTAAAATTATATTAAATTCAGTTTCTAGTCAAAATATAGCCAATTTTGATATTATGGATTATAAATATGTATTTATGATTATTATTATTTCTATATTAATTCTGTCATTCATTAATTTAAATTAATTATAAGACATTTAGATAATTTATTGTATTTATTTATATTAAATGAATACAATGACTGATAAATTATTAAATACTAGCAATTTTGAAAAAATTAATAGTAGTGAAGACACTAATTACACGAATAATGAGGTACCTTCATTGTTCCAAGGTCACAATTTTACAAACTATCAAGACAAAATTAAAAATAAATATGGACCTTCTATAGAAAATTTTAGTAATAGTGTAATTTTGCCAAAAAGACTAGATATTAAAGATTTGAATCAAACATACGACACAACATTGAACAAATATGATACAAATATAGCAAAATATGATAAATTATCAAATCAAATACAAGTTATTTCAGAAGATTACATTAAACGCACTGATCCTAATAACAGATTTTTAAATAAAATCATACGTTTTAATACAGGTCAATTATGTTATGTTACAAACCAAGGTGTTGCAAAATTAATACCTAGTCCAGATATTTTAAAAAGTATATCCAGTAAAAATGGTTGCCCTAAAACAGATAGTGGATATATTGATATTAATATACCATGGATGCAAGAATATAAAATACAAGGAACACAAATTCCTACAAATCCACCGTTAATTATGGGAAAAAATATGAAAAAAAATGAAAGTTGCGGTTACCAAGGAGCTAATATTTTTGTGAATTCTATGTTACCAAATGATCCTAGTCAAAGTTATGTGGGTTGTTATCAAGATAGTAACACCAACCCAACTATGACTTTTATTGGAGGTGCACCACCTGCTGACGGTAGTCGTTCTGGGAAATATACGTTGAATCAATGTAAAAATATTGCTATTAGAGAAGGAAAACAATATTATGCAATACAAAACGTTAACCCTGATACACTGTTAGGTTATTGTGCAACAGGAAATGATTTGAATAAAATTACAATTAACGGGGAGGCGTATTCACTTGAAGAAATATGGAGTTCAAATACAGCCGGCACCCCTGCTACATATGCAATATTAACACAAAATGGTACAATAGAGGTTCGTGATAATTCAAACAATGTATACTTTACTTCTCCTAATGCTACATTTTGTAATCAAGTATATAGTGTAACTCCCAATGATGATACAGCTGGAGGTGATATTGGATATTATACTAATGTTACTATTAACGATTGTAAAACATTGTGTGATAAAGAGAGTAAATGTAGTGGATTTGTATGGGATACTCTAAATAATAACATATGTTGGACTAAATATGGTAGGCTAAGAAGTACTGGTAAAAATAATCAAAGAAGTATTTATAAAAAAACCACCGCAACAGAAAAATGTACTTATGTTTTAGATATGAATAATAATGGTAATATGACTATATCTAAAGGTGTACCAAATGAAACTACTAATGTGTTAGTTTGGTCTACAAATACTGAAAATAAAGTAGAGAAACAAAACACAAAATATCTTGCATCTAAAGGTAAATACGGTGTACCTTTTTTAAAGCAGAATCAACTTCTTTATAAAGGGGAATGGGTTAGTTCAGTAAATGGTAATCTTCTATTAAAAATGGAAGAAACAGGTAATTTAGTTTTATATATATTTACATTAAATTGTAAAAAAAATGAAAATAGTGGTACACCATTATATTATGGAAACCAATTATCAAATGCAGTATATAATTTGGGTAAAGATAATGTGGGTATACAATCTAATATGGGAGCCCTTGCATATGTTGACCCAGATTCTCAATTGTATCCATATTCTAAAGATAATATTACTTATTCTAATACGTATAGTTCTACAATAGATAATACAAATATAAACGGTTACGATATTGCAGGTGCTGGTGTTAGTAATGCTCCAATAGATAAATGTATGAGTATATGTAATACAAATAAGAATTGTAATGCTTTTGTATATAATACTGATGGTCCTAATTCAATTTGCGTACCTAAAAATATACCAGATTCTGTTTTATATTCATCTAAAAATTTCAATCCTGTAAATAATAGTAGTGTTTATATACGTGATAAGAAACCACTTAATGTTCCTCAAGGTATTAATGAAAAAGTTTTCAATGTTAACTCAATAGCATACAATAATTATAATAATACCAAACAACGACCGGTAAACGGTGGTTTAGCAAATTTTATTGATCCTCAAAAGCGCGAATTATCTAATGTGCAAAAACAAATTAATTCGTTATCTAATGAATTAGGTAACAACGTTGATGCTATACAAGCAAGGGTACTTAAACCAATTGAAGGATTTGAAGGTAGTAGATTATTTTACGATAATATAAAAGAAATAGATTCCAATAAAAAACAAATAAAGAAGTTAGAAAAAACTATGCCAAATGTAGATAATATGTTAAATGATACTAATATTGTGGTTTTACAAGAAAATTATAGTTATTTGTTATGGAGTATTTTAGCGTTAGCAACTGTTATTGTTGGCGTAAAACTCAAAAATAGTCAATAAATAAAATATAAATTTTATCTTATTATATTATAATAATATAATTATGGCATCAATTAATTTATCTTCTATGTTTGGTTCTAATAATACAGGATCCGTATTACCTTCTAACGCTAGTTCTGTTGTTCCTACTAATACTGGTTCTGTTATTACTACTACTTCAACCCCCAATATTCCACAAAGTAGCTATTTTAGTGATATTTCACATATGGATCATAGTGATACTAATGACAATATTATAGCAGATATTAATTCTTTACAACAAATTGAAGCAGGTTTATTTAAAACTTTAGAAACAAATACTAATTTGAAAAGAGAAGAGTATGAAGATGTAATAAATAAAATAAATTCTATCTCACAAATGAGATTAAAGTTGTATGAAACATTAAGCAATGTTAATAGTTTATATAAAAATACAGTATCCAATTCACAAGAAACCTTATATCAGCAACTCTTTGCTATAGGAATTGTTGAAAAACAATTGGATGAGACCAAAGATAGGTTAAATGAATTAAAATCAACAAAGAATGATAAATTGCGTTTAGTAAAAATCAATGATTATTATGGTGACAAATATAATGAACATACTATTTTAATGAAATACGTAATTATCATGTTAGTACCTATAATTATTCTCTCTTACATGTTTAATAAAGGATTTATACCCAGATTCTTATTTTTTATATTGTTGGGTATTATTACCATTATTGGTTCTATATTTATTGTAACTCGTTTAGTATCTATATGGAGTCGTGATAATATGAACTATCAAGAATACACATGGGGATTTAATCCTAAGAGTGCTCCTGGTGTGATTACTGGCGATAATAAAAATCCATGGTTAACATCTGGATCTATTGGTACATGTGTAGGCGACAATTGTTGTACAGACGGAATGATATATGATACTGTTTTAGACAAATGTGTTTACGATAATAAAACAAGCACTCAATCACCTTCTACAGGAAATACTAGTAAAATTGCAACTGAAACATTTATCAATAATATATTAACCAAAAAATCTAATTTGTCTGAAAAGCCTGATGTAACACTTAGTAGTGAAGTAATGCCTAGTAATTTTTAAAAATAAATAATATTATTTATAGCTTTAGATAATTTTTTTCTTTTATAGTATAGTTATAATATAAGTATACTATAATTATAAAAATGATGTCTGATTTTGATTTTAACATGGATGAATTTAACACATTACTGGAAACGGCAAATGAAACATTAAGTTGTGATGCAGCTTGTCAGGAAGAAAAAAAAAGACAAGAATTAGAACAAAGTTATTTAGATGCAGAGTCTAATATAGTTAGTGGTCCTGAAAAATTTTACACTGCAAAAAAAGACTACATCACTTTTACCAAAGGTGAAGCAGGATATAACGAATATATTACCAATGAATTAGAAAAAGAATCAACTGCAATTGTAACCACATATCAAGATAAATTTAATGAGACTATTAAAATGATAAAAAATTTATTCAATACATATAATGGTTTATCTATTAATTACAATAATGTCTATGATTTATATGGAAAATATAAACAAGAAAATGATGATATTGAAAAAAAATTTAAGACTACTGTATCGGATACAATAACAAATGATAGGAAAACTTATTATGAAGATCAAGTGCTAAATCGTCTACATAATTATTATTATTTTTTTATGTTTGTCTATATATTTATTGTAGTTGTTTTTTTTGTAGCTTCATTTTTAGTTGAATCTGATTTTATATTCAGGACACGTATGCTTATTTTTATATTACTTGTAGCATATCCTTTTATTTGTTACTTTGTTTATCAACTTGCAGAAAAAATAATTAATTATATCAATAGTTTTTTACCTAAAAATGTTTATAAAACATTATAAAATTATTGTAAAATTACTGTTATTTTATATTTCAAAATTATTTTTATCGTAAACTATATTATTTGGCTGATACAATAATTTCATTGCTTGTTTAATTGTCATGTTAGGATGGATATGTTGTAAAGAACGTATTTCTTTATTCATTGCATAACAAGCCGCTAATTTATCATTCTCTGTCCACCATAAATAACTAATATTATCTGTTATAAGTGAATTTGGATTAGGGTATACTAAAATCCATGTTGCAAACTTTACTTTTTTTTGATTAATATCATTATTTTTGTTGTAGATCATAATTATTTTTTACTCAAATATTTATTATTATTATTAGTGAAAAAATAATAATAAATTGTTTTCATTTTTATTTATTTAAAACATTTTCCAATTTCCACGATTGTATTTTTTCAAAGTAGAATTTCTGTTAAACCAATTTTGTATGTATTCTAATTTTTTAAGTATGCCATTATTTTCGGAATTGTTATTTTTATTGGGACTATTTATTTCGGGCTGTGATTCTTGAAAAACTTCTTCTGCGACTCGTTCTTCTACGACTGGTTCTTCTACAACTGGTTCTACCACTGGTTCTACAACGGATTCTACAACAGGTTCTTCCATAACAGATTCTACTACTGGTTCTAGAACAGTTTCTACTACTGGTTCTAAAACGGATTCTACAACAGGTTCTTCCATAACAGATTCTACTACTGGTTCTAGAACAGTTTCTACTACTGGTTCTTCTACAACTGGTTCTACCACTGGTTCTACAACGGATTCTACAACAGGTTCTTCCATAACAGATTCTACTACTGGTTCTAGAACAGTTTCTACTACTGGTTCTTCTACAACTGGTTCTACAACGGATTCTACAACAGGTTCTTCCATAACAGATTCTACTACTGGTTCAACCACTTGTTCTACTACTGGTTCTAAAACGGTTTCTACAACAGGTTCTTCCATAACAGATTCTACTACTGGTTCTAAAACGGATTCTACAACAGGTTCTTCCACAAGAGGTTCTACTACTGGTTCAACCACTTGTTCAACCACTTGTTCAACCACTTGTTCAACCACTGGTTCCACAACAGATTCTACTACTGGTTTAATAACTGGTTCTACAAGAGGTTCTTCCACAACTGGTTCTACTACTGGTTCAACCACTGGTTCTACAAGAGGTTCTTCCACAACTGGTTCTACTACTGGTTCAATCACTGGTTCTAAAACGGATTCTACAACAGGTTCTTCCACAAGAGGTTCTACTACTGGTTCAACCAGTGGTTCCACGACAGATTCTATTACTGGTTCAACCACTTGTTCAACCAGTGGTTCCACAACAGATTCTATTACTGGTTCAACCAGTGGTTCCACGACAGATTCTATTACTGGTTCAACCACTTGTTCAACCAGTGGTTCCACAACAGATTCTATTACTGGTTCAACCACTGGTTCTACAAGAGGTTCTTCCACAACTGGTTCTACAACGGATTCTACAACAGGTTCTTCCATAACAGATTCTACTAGTGGTTCAACTACTGGTTCAACCACTGGTTCTACAATAGGTTCTTCCACAACAGGTTCAACCACTGGCTCTACAAGAGGTTCTTCCACAACAGGTTCAACCACTGGCTCTAAAACGGATTCTACAACAGGTTCAACAACTTGTTCTATGGTAGATTCAACATTAATATCACTATCATTTATAATATTTAAATTTTCTGACGTTTCTGCTAAATCAAGCACATTTTCCATTAAATCAAATAATATTTTATAATTATATAAAATATTATTTTTTTGTAAATATTTACAAAAATAAAATTAAGTTTGATTTATAAAACTATAGTCATTAATTATATATATTTATTAATTTATGAAATTTATATTTGTAGAAAGTTTTGATTTACAATGGAATGGTTATTCAGCAAGATATGAAAAAGGAATCTCTGGTAGTCATAATGCTATTATGTATTTAGCAGAAGGATTAACAAAAATTGGTCATTGTGTTGAGATTGTTTCCATAAATAATAACTTAATAGAAGGAAATTATTATAATGTCCAATATACAAATTTTAACAATTTTGAATATCAATCTTGTGATTATATAATAGTAACGCCTTATTTATTTACATTAAATATTTTAGACAAAATTAGTAGTTATAAAAAAATAATTATATTGACTCATTTTGAAATTTGGCCACATGATAAATTTTATAATATTGATAAAAATAAAATTATAATTGGTTTTATTTCTGAATTTGCAAAAACCAATATTTTAAATTTACAACCATTCTTAAAAGATTACGAAAACATTATTTTATATAATTCATTTGATACAAATGATATAATAAATATCCCTTTTGTAGAAAATAAACAATCACAACTGTGTTTTTTTGCATGTCATAATAGAGGTTATAATATGGCAGTTGAGGTCGTAAAAAAACTTGATAACTATCAATTAATTTCTAATACATATAATAATCATATAAGATATTTATATTGCAATGATGAAAATAAACTTAAAATGTCTGATAATACATCTAAATATTCTATATACAACATTATTTCTGAAAGTAAATATTTTGTTTATCCTTTAATTAATTTGGATAATAATGAAATACATTACGACACATTTGGTTATGTCGTTTTGGAAGCTTTATTACTTGGATGTATAGTAATAGTACCAAAAATAAAAATATATGAAGAATTATTTGGTGATGCAGTTTGTTATATTGAAACAGATGATATTATTCCGGTTGAAGATTTGCTTTATTGGAGAAAAACAAATGCAAATTTTGGTATCCCAATTTTAAATAGATATGTTGAAAAAATTAAATTACTAGATGAAAATGAAGAATTACGCAAATCTTATATTGAAAAGGGTAAATCATTAAAAAACAAATTTTCTAATACAAAAATTGCTTGTGAATTAGTCAATTATTTACAAAATAATGAATATAAAATTGATTTAGAAAATCATTTACGTAAATTAAGTAATTTACAATGTATGCCAATAAATCATTGGAATTATTTACAAAAATTAAAAGCAGAAGGGTTTGAACCAAATGTTATTTATGATATTGGATCTTGCGTCTTACATTGGACAAAAGAAGCCAAAAAACTTTGGCCAAATGCAAAATATATTTTATTTGATGCATTTTCTCCAGCAGAATTTTTATACAAAGAATATGATTATCATGTTGGAGTTCTATCCAATGAAGATGGTAACCTTGTAAAATTTTATCAAAATGATTATTATCCTACTGGTAATTCTTACTATCGGGAAATAGGTTGTCTGCATGGAAATTTTTTTCCCGAAGATAAATATGTTGAAATGATCTCAAAAAAAATAGATACAATTGTTAAAGAAAGAGGGTTTCCGTTACCAGACTTTGTTAAAATTGACGTTCAAGGAGCAGAAGTGGATATAATTAAAGGTGGTATAAATACTTTTAAAAATGCTTCAAGAATGATTATTGAATTACAAGATACAGAATATAACCAAGGAGCGTTAAAAAAAGATGTTTCTTTGCCACTAATAGAAAATTTATTAGGATTCAAGTGTACTGATCCACTTTTCCAAAATAATGGTCCAGATGGCGACTATGGATTTATAAACCCTACAAAAATAAATTAATTTTTCTTTTGTAAAAATTATAATAAACTATTTTTACAAAATAATATTACAAATCATCTATTTGATTAATACTATCATCCGGATATAATATTTTAACACCATGCCAACCAGTTGGCTTATGGAACCCGAACTTTTTATCCATATACATATATAATTCTTCACCTTTTGGCATTTTCTTATTTCCTTGTTCTTGTGTAAACCAATATTTGAAGTGATTTGCCAATTCTTGTTTCTTAATACGATCTTTGTTATCACCTGTTTTTACAATATTTTCAAGTACAAATGCAGCAATATGATCTTGACCAATTCTGTATTTATTAGATGCATTTAATACATATTCACAATCTGGTACATTTCCTTCTGTTTCAAATGCAATCTTCACAAGCATACTTGCAAATATAGGTGCAAATACAGGTATTTTATGTTTTAAATCTTTGTCTTTGTCAAAAACATACGGTGTTTCATCCGTATGAGGTTCATCCTCACCAAGAAATTTGGATACAAAATCGCATTTTCTAATTCTTCTCCATGTACCATCATCGTTACTTTCAATATCAAATAAATTATTTGTACAAACTACTAGATTAAACTGTGGTTCAAACGTTTCACTTTCGGAATAAAGTGCTCTGCCTTGAATTGGATCACCACCTGTTAATTCCTTCATAATACCTTCATTCAATTTTACACCTTTAGATGGTTCTTGCATCACTGCATATCTAATACCTTTCAATTGTATAATTTCTGAAGATGTACCACCAATTGCATTACGTTTTTCTGTTACCAGAGTAATTGGAACTGTTCCTTTGTAATCGCCTAAAGTATGTGTCATTAGATCTGTTAACATTGATTTACCATTACTACCACTGCCATGATACACATTAAATGTTTGATTTTTATTAGTTCCGATTAAACATGATGCAAGATGATTCCACATGTATGTATTTAATTCTTTAATTGGAAATAATTTATCCATGAAATCATTAATTTGTGCAACAGTTTCTGGATAACTTTCTGGAGTAAATGGTACATAGTTGATGCGTGTTGTTTTTGTAATATAATCTTGTGGATAACCATGACGAAATTCTTTTGTATTAAAATCAATCACACCATTATTAAAACACAATAAATGTTTATTTGTATCCATATTTTTAATAAATTCTTTGTCATAAAATAATTCCATAGCTTCACGCATAATATTATTTTTATCATTGGTTCTTTTCAACTTTTGCATAATATCCGACATAGCCTTCATCTTCTTTTTAATATATTCTGCACGATCATCACTTTGATCATAATGATGATATTCATTTTCTAAATTAGTACGACGAATAGAATACAAATTGTGAATTTCTTTTGATATTGCTAATCTCAGACTCAACCCTCTATCAGGCTCCCATCTGTGATTTTTAAATACATACCATATTCCCTTTTTATCATAACTTACACATACATATCTATCTTTATATTTTTGAAACAATACTTGTGCTATATCAAATTCAGTTTGCGATTCTAAGGTTTCTTCAATATAATAATCAACGGTTGTTTCCAATACTTTTTCGTAGTCTTCAAATGCATCTTGTTTTGCCCAATACATAATTGATTTTCGCGTTACTCCAGTTTTGGATATATTAAAATATTTCTTCCAATCACTATATAAAGATGGTATAGTTGCATAATCAAAATCAGATGCTTTACTTCTCAGCATAACCCACGATAAGAATAATCGTTCATCTGTATGTTTTAATGCAAATGCAACTTGTCTATTTAAAAGATGTGATCCTGGTTCATAATATTTTTCAGGTAATATTTGCGTAAACATATGGGTTTCTTTCACTTCATATTCATTTGGTTTCAAACGTTTTAAAATTAAATCCATTGCTTTTGTCAATGTTTCTTTATTTGTGATATCATTTATTGAAATATATTCTTCATCCTCATTTACTTCATCTTCTACAATAAGATTTAATTTTGTTTTACTAGTATTTATAGGTTTTTTTACTTTGTTATTTTTATTTTCAAGAAGTTTATTATATTTATCTATTATTTTTGGATTTAATTCAAATGATGGAATTTTGATATTTTGTACACTTAATTTATAAAAATTATTCTTCATATCAAAATCTTCTACTTTCATTTCATCCATCATAAATTCACCATCATTTTTATCAAAAGTTACTATAAAATGAGCAGTTAATTCATATGCTTCATTATCTGGTTTTCTTGATCCAAATAACTGCCAATTGGTTTTTCCTTTACTAATACCCTCATCCAAAACAGATTCCCAATTATTAATTAAAGGTAATTCCCATGCTTCTTGAATTTTATCTATTACTTTTTCACGAAGCATGGTCTGTAATACATGATCTACTTCCATACAAATCATCATATGAATACCATCTTTTGTCAATGTTTTATCGGTCAATCTATTTACATTTGGTTTTTCAAAAATAAATATATCAAATGGTTTATTTTCTTCAAATAAGAAATATTCCTTAAGTTCTTCCAAATACAAAAGAATCATATCAAGTATATTTTCCTTGGTATGTTGCCTTATTTCTACATCATAATTATAACGAAAATCAAAATCAACTAATAACGGACATTTTTTATCTAATTGTTTTTCTGTCAAATATTCCTTCTTTTTTTTAACAAAAACATGGTCATAATATAAACGATAAAATTCTTGCAAATCTTCTTGTGGAATTATGTAAGAACCTCCATAAATATTCAAATCTTTATTGCCGATTCTAGTATGTGTAATAGAATTCTCTTGATTAGATGAATTATTTTTATCAGTTAATTTTGCACTATGCTTTGATAAAAATTCGTTGAGATCTTTAAACTGTGATGTATTCATTGTATAGACATTCATATAAATATGATATACTATATTGATATTTTTCTATTTCATTTTTTTATAATTTATAAAAATATAAAATTAAAAATAAAATTTAAACACATGTGTTTAATATCTTTAAGAGAGAACATGAGCACATTTATATCAAAAGAAACAATAAATCGTTTATTAAGTGATATTAAACATATAATTAAAAATCCTTTATGTGAAAACGGAATTTATTATGTTCATGATGATGAGGATATTTTAAAAGGTTACGCATTAATTATTGGACCATCAGAAACACCGTATTTTGCCGGTAATTATTTATTTGAATTTAATTTTCCAAACGATTATCCTCATAGTCCACCAAAAGTAACCTATCATACAAACGGTAATAATATTAGATTTAATCCTAATTTATATAAGTGTGGTAAAGTATGCGTATCATTATTAAATACATGGAGTGGCGAACAATGGACTTCTTGTCAAACCATATCTACTGTATTATTAACGTTATGCACATTATTATGTAAAGATCCACTATTGAATGAACCAGGAGTTACTAAGAATCATACTGAATTTGACAATTATACAAAGATTATTGAATATTCCAATATTGATATTGCAGTTTGTGATATATTGAACAAAAAAGAATCCATTTATTTATCTTTTTTTGATTATTTTTATTCTATTATTAAAGAGAATTTTCAGAAAAATCGTGATAATTTAATTAAAATTTTAGATGATAAAATAAACCATAATTCTAGTCCATCTGTAATAAGAGGTGGATTTTACAATATGGTTGTTAATGTAGATTATGTAAACTTGAAAGATAGATTAATGAAAATAACTTTATAATTTATATAAAATTTACAATAAAATTGAAATAAATATTTAATAACAATATATATTATATTAAATATTAAAATGCACTTTTGTAATAATTGTGAAAATATGTACTACATTCGTATTAATGAAGATGATCCAAATAAACTAGTTTATTATTGTCGTCATTGTGGTGATGAAAATACCAATTTATCCATTGAAAATGTAACAGTATCCAAAGTACAAATTAAAAAAAGCGAACAATCGTTTAATCATATTATTAATAAATACACAAAATTAGATCCAACGTTACCTAGAATAAATACTATATTATGTCCTAATACAGAATGTGAAACAAATACAAAAAATAAAGAGCGTGAAATTATTTATATTAGATATGATGATACCAACATGAAATATGTTTATCTATGTTCAACATGTGATACTGTATGGAAAGCTAATGAAGATAAATAAATAATTTTTATATTTCTGTAAAAAGTAAATATATGTTTTATTTTTTTTAATAAAATTGAAATAATTTAAAAATATATAAAATAATTATAATAAATATAGAATATATAACATGAGTGACAATGAAGAAGAATACCCTAGTGACAATGAAACCACTAGTGAAATATCTGCAAAAATAAAACCTAATTTTAAAAAAAAACCAACTATAACTGATTATAATGACGACGATGACGATGACGTTGATGATGATATTACTATAGAAGATGGTGAAGATGATCAAGATAACGATGATAAAATTATAAATGTTAATGATGAAGACGATGAGGACGATGAAATAGAGGTTGAAGATGAAGATGATGAGGATGAGATAGAAATGGAAGATGACGAGGATGATATTTATGACGATGATGAAATTGATCCTGAAGAGGATGAACAACAAGAAAATAATGCTATGTCAGGAGGGGCTAAAAATAGCAAAACTAAGGCTAAGCCAGTTAAAAAACCTACGAATGTTCCAATTGAAATTGACAATAATAATGCTATGTACGATGATGATGAAGAAGATGAAGATGATAATTATTTACAGAAATTTGACAAAGAAATTACGAAAGATTATATTATGAATTTTCATCCTGAATGCTTAAATCATAATTATGATGAAATAAAGGCATTATCTAAGGTTACTAGAGATGAATTTAATATAATCATTGATCCGTTGCATAAAACAGTACCATTTTTAACAAAATATGAAAAAGCACGAATATTAGGTCAAAGAGCTAAACAGATTGAGTGTGGTGCAAAACCATTAGTAAAAGTTCCTGAAAATATTATTGACAGTTATGTAATTGCAGAATTAGAATTGGAACAAAAAGCAATACCATTTATTATTAGACGACCAATACCAAGCGGTGGTAGTGAATATTGGAATTTAAAAGATCTTGAAATTATATCTTTTTAAAAAAAATGATTTAAATTATTGTTATTTTTTATTTACAATAACAATAATAGTGAAATATCATGCCAATAAGAGTACTTGTGAAACAAATAACAGATAAAGAATTACATCAAATTCTGCGATACTATAATTTACATAAATCCGATAATGAAGAACCATTAGAACTATTAGATCGGTGTGAAGGTGGTTTTTGTATTAAAATAGACTATTTAAAAAAATATCAAGGAGATCCAAATCATAAAATAAAACAAGTTAGATGGAAAAATGGTTATCTAGTTTCAGAACCATATATTAGCTTCAGAAGTGAAGAAGAATCGTTATTATATGACGCGTTATCTTATGTACTAGGTAAAAACAAAGTAAAAATGGAACCGATAAATAATAATAATATCAACAAGAATATCAACAGAAAGACAAATATTTTTACACGTATGAATTTGAATATGAATATGAATAATAGACAAATTTACTTTCTATAAGAATATTATTAATTGATGTCCTAATGAACTTACAATATGAAGAATAGAATGATATTTATCACTTATAAGTTTATCAGGATGAAAACAATAATCCTTAACAAAATAACCGTAACAATATAAAAATATTACAGCTAAAAATGATATTACAATTAATAAAACCTTCATTGAGTTATTTTTTTTACTTTTGTTGTATAAAAGATGTCCACCATATAAAATAACAACCAAAATCATAATTTTGTCTATTATGCTTGTATAAATATTAGTGTTATAATGAAACAAAATAGACGATAATGTTAATAAAAAAAATATAAAACTATAAAAATAATATTTCTTATAAATTGTTGAAATTATATTTGTAATAAAAATAAAAGATGAAAATACTAATATTGTATTAAATTCTTGTGTTTCCATAGTAATATATTACAATATTTATATAAAATATTATAATATAATTCAATACTTTATTAAGTTTTCTTTGTTTTTCTAGTTTTTCTTATTTTTACGCTGAGTTTTTTTGTGTTTTTTTTAGAATTTTTTTTATTTCTTGATCTACGAGTTTTACTGCCGCCATAGCGATAGCCATTATTATCAGCATTAATCCATTTATCTTTTAATACATCGTTTATTTTTATTCTAACGGTTGGTCTATGATCCATCATTTTTTTTATCAATTCTCTTAAATCAATATAATCGTTCTCATTTTTTAAATTTTTTATATATTTACATTCATTTTTGTAGATACATTTGTCATCTAAAACTCTTCTTATATGATTAAAGTAATTATTGGGGTAACTTGAAACAGGAGGTATATAGTATAGATCTCCGTTTGTTTCTTCTGCTTTAAAATATATTTCAAATAACGCGTTACCAAACGCGTAAATGTCTGAATTAAAATAAATTCTTTTGCCATCAATCATAAACGGGTCTATATATTTAGGAGTTCCTTTAGCATAAGGAACTGGTTCACCATCTTTATCTAAATACCTAGCAAGCCCGAAATCAATTATTTTTGCATTACCATCTTTATCTATTCCAATATTTTCAAGCTTTATATCTAAATGCACAAATTTTTTTTCATTCATGCACTTTAAACCTTCTAATGCTTGTTTTATCAATTTTCTGAAGTCATATTTTTCATTATCAAGAATGATAGTTTTGCTTGTTCTTTTAACAATGCTATACAAATCAGGCACTTTAAGCTTCTCAATAATTGCATATACTCTGTATTTAGGTCTGGCATTAGTGGGTTCTTCGTTCAAATTAGTGGTTACTTCGTTCAAATTAGTAGTTTCTTTTTTTAAAATTCCAAATTCAAATACTTTACATACATTTTTACATCCTGGGTATTTAGATGATATATAATGTTGTATAAATAACCCAGATTTCTCATTCTGAAGAAGTTTCTCTTCGTATTCTTCATCATATATTTCATCTTCTTCGTCGTCTTCATCGTCTTCATTGTATTCGTCATTATCTTTCTCTGTAGCTTTATCTCTAGTTATACGAATAACCTTATCCTTATCATTAAGCAATTCGTAGACATCATTGAATGCTCCTTTACCTATTTTTCTACCAACAATATATTTAATATTATTATCACATTTTAATACGTAGTTCTCTATACGTTCTTTTGGATTAAGTGTTTTGGCTTCTTGTAGCATTTTGATTAAATCCGTATTATCACATAATATTTCTTTGGTATATGTTTCTGATGAAATTTGTATTTTGTTTGTCTCTGTATCTTGGCTAGGTTCAAAAAACGATGTCATTATAATTTTTTATTTGTTATATAATATAATCAAATATTTTTCTAAAAAGTCATTGTTTCATATTATATTTCATTGCTTTTCTTTTTGTATTATTTTTTTTTGCAGTTTTTCTTATTTTACCTCCTTTTTTTCCAAGAAAACTTAGAAATTGTTCCGAAACTTCTTTTGGAATAGCGGTTTTTTGTGATATTTCTTCTGGTAATTTTTCTACATCTTCTTTGAATTTTAATTTAAACTTTTCAAATTTTGGTGTATGTATATTGGCGTGATCGCCAAACATTGTTTTCAATGCGTCTAATGTTTCAATAATTTTATATGTTTTATCTACAGAATATTTACTATTATTATAATCATTGTCATCATCTACAACAAACATTATTCTTATGTCCTTATTTATATTATCTATATTCAATAATGGTATTTGATTTACTGAAACTTTTAAAAATTCAATAGTACTCGGTAAGCTTGGAAATGATGTTAACGGATTATTATTACAATCTAACTCTTTAAGAGTAGTAGGTAATTCTGGTATTGATTCTAATAGGTTATTATCACAAAATAAATGTGTAAGATTGGTATGTAATAATGGAGGTAATGATTTCAATCTGTTATCACTACAATTTATTTCTTTTATACCTTCTGGTAACTCTGGTAATGATTCTAAATGATTATATTCACAATATAACGCCTTAAGAGTATTAGGTAATTTTGGTAATGATTCTAATCCGGTACGTATACAAGATAATAAATAAAGTTGAGTATGTTCTAATTCTGGCAATGATTTCAAATCTGGATTATCATCACAATTTAACTCTAAAAGAGTAGTAGGCAATTTTGGCAATTTTGTTAAGTAATTATCATGGCAATATAATTTTTGAAGACCTTCTTGTAATGGTGGTAATTCCGATAATTCTTGTTCTTCTAGAAATAAACTCTCTCTAACGCCCCCTTTTAAACGCCTATTTTTTGCAGTTTTTTTTCTTAATCTTCTGTTCATTTTTCTTTTCGTTGGCATGTTTAATTATATATATATCAATAAATTTTTTATTGATATATATTATTATTTACACCTTTGCACATTTAAAACGCTCATTATTTACAAAATTATATAATATTATCTCTTATTGAAAATTGACGATTTATTTTTGCGTGTTTTTCTCTTTTTACGTTTAACACTACCGCCTGAAGATGTTAAAGGTTTAATTTCTTTTATCAACCCGTTTATAAATGATTCTGGATTTCCAATATATTCATCATCATCATTTTTATCTCTTTTAAAATTTATATAATCTGCTCTTTTCTCAAATTGAATTGATACTGTTATTGAACTATCGTTTATACTAGTACCATTTGTATCATCATATGGTTTTAGTGTTTTTGAAAAATCAGCAATAACGTCATCCGGATATGATGCTCTACCAACAATTGCTTCTCGTGTTCCTTTGAATTCATAACCATTGGATAATAAAAAATTTAAAACTTGTTTGATTTCGTTTTTATTTGTATAAGGTCCGCTAAAATATTGTTCTTTATCCATTATATATTATATATAATAATATAAAATGAGCGTTTTAAATATGCAAAGGTGTAAGTCACTACAAATCTTATAATTACAATTCATAATGGTTTGATTCCCTCATAAAGAGTGAAACCTTAGAATCAGAATTTTTTATGTTTTCTTGACATTTTATAAAATCGTCTTTTTTACTTACAACAATACACTTATTTTTTGCTCGTGAAATTGCTGTGTAGACACTAGTTTTATCTATTATATAAGATTGTCCTGGTTGTATAAAGAATACTACATTTTCATATTGACTACCTTGAGCACTATGAATAGTAGTGCAATAATTAAGTCTAAAATTCTCATACAATTCATTTATACCAATAGATTCTGGTTTATCACACCCATCATCATAAATAATAGTAGCATTTTTACCATCAAAATCTGTTATCTTTGCTTGTTCTCCATTTGCTCTCATTTTTTCACTGCTGTAATCATTTTCTATACGAATAATTTTGTCTGATATTTTAAAAATATTGCCGTTTTCATTTTTACTATTGGATGGTATTATACTACCATTCGGATTGTATATATCTTGAAGTAAATTATTTATTGTATTTGTATTAAATAAATATTTTTCTGTTCTGAAATAAGTAATAAACCTTGAATTGTGTTGATCCAAATTATTCTGTTTGATCATATTTACTAATACATCTCTATTTATTTTATCATTTTGAATAAATTCACGTATATTTACAAGACTCATAGACTGATCTTCAAATTCGGTTTCTCTAATAATATCTTCATTCATTTGTTTTATACTATTTACTAGTGAACCAGCATCTTGTCTTTTAATATTGACTAACTTAGTTACATCAAAACATTGTGAATTGATTAAATTTTTTAATACAACGCCAGCTCCAACTGAAGGTAATTGATTTACATCACCAATAATTATTAGTCTTGAATCAAAATACTTGCACATTTTAAGAATTTCATGAAACATAAAGGTATCTACCATAGAAGCCTCATCTATTACAAATAATTTGCCATGTAAATCTGCATATTCGCATTTTTCTTTCTCTCTACAAGTACAATTCTCTTTGTGATTTTTAATATTTTGAAAAACATTTAATAATATTTTATGGCATGTACCTGAAATTTTTTTATTAAAATGCAATGAGAATATGTTTTTCTGAAGATTTAGTCCTGCCAAACCAGTAGGTGCTATCAATCCAATTGATCTTGGATCTATATATTTGTCAGAGTCTACATTTTCATCGGAACTGTTATCATCGTGATCAGTATTGTCTTCTGTATTATCCTCTGTATACGTATAATTACTAAAAGGATTATTATCCGTATCTGTATTTTTATTTCTAATATTTTGATTCTTAATTGTAGCAATATCATGCTTTTTATAAAATTTATGTAAAACGTACAATATACAACATACTATTTCTGTTTTTCCTGTTCCAGGATATCCAGTTATTATAGATAGCTTATTTTTAATACTTTTAATAACACTAGCCTTTTGTTCTGGTTCTAAAGTATAATTTGGTTTATTAAATACTTTTCGTCTATCAATTTCAAAATTATTTATTTCATTACATATTTCTTCGTCTGGTATATCATAACTTGTATCGTAAAATAGATCCATTGTCATATCACTCATACTTCGTTCCAACTCTAATAAATATTTGGTTGTTTTGTAGTCTTTTCCATCAATTATAATGTCAATAATAATATCATCTAAATATTGAAGATATTTTTGTATATCTTTTTCTTTTCTATCGTCACAAAATTTCTGTACTTTTTCAGTAAATTTGAACTTTCTTATATAAAATGTTTTCTCTTCATTAAACAAAGAATAACTCCATTTTTCACATTTTACATGGAAATCTATTTGTAAATTATATTCATTTGCTATTTTTTCTGCTTTATCAAAAGTGATCAGTTGAAATTCTTGCGTAATCAAATCAAATGGATTTTGAGTTATATTGCAAATTTGAAAAGAAGGGTTTAATGTTTTTTTTAAAGTATATTCTATTCTGCTTAATTGATTGATATTGAATTTACATTTTATAATTAGATCATCCATGAGTTCTTCAACATCATCATAGTCTATAATTTGAAATTTGGCGGGTGTTTTATTAAAATATTGCATGTCTCCACTATAACCGTCTACGCTTTGAGTTTTGTTGGTTTTTTTATTCAAATATTGTATGGTTGTATTATATTTGTCTATAAATTTTAAAAAGGTCGTGAATTTCTCTTGTAGATAGTTAGGAATATTTTTAATGCGAGGATCTGTAGATAAAATATTATTAGTTGTATTTGTATTTTGCTTATAATATTTATTCGGTAATTCCAAGTCATAATAAACTTGATGGTCTTTGTAAATAATATTTTTGATTATATAAAAGTTTTTATTAAACTTTATTAAATCATTCTTATCGTGTAATGTAAGTGTTAGATCCCGTTTTTTTACAATAATAGAGTTATTTGTACTAAGTGAACATATTCTTACACCGTCTGAAGTAGATGTTGAATTAACTCTGTATATATCACCTTTATATATAACATTTGCACCACAACGTAATTGTCTTTTCATTATGTTAAGTTATCTTAGTTATAATAGATATTATAAAGTATAAAAGGAATCAATTTTATTAGAAATTTTCTTTAAGTAGTTTTGGGAATTTATTATATTTTAAAGAAAAAGTGATCCAAAAAGTATTTTGGGTTTTGGATTTTGGACATTTTTTTTGTCCATTTTTTGAAAATCCAAAAAAGTCTTGGCTAAAAACAAACTTTGTGACCATAATTTAATTTTAGCATGTGGTTGCCAAAAAAATAATTTTAAATTTGTTAGCATAATTTTAAAATTTATTGTATGTAATTATTTAGGAACTTTTTTCTGTTTCAAATATATGAAACAAAATGAAACAAAAATAGTTCCGAAAAGTTCGGAAAAATATCATTGCATATTATGTGACTATAAAACATGTAGATTAAGCCAATACAATAGACATACGTCAACCGATAAACACAAAATATTATCAAATGAAACATTTGAAACAAAAAAAGTTCCAAAAAGTTCCAATACCTTACAATGTATATGTGGAATTGAATTTCATAGTAGAACTACATTATGGAGACATAAACAAGTATGCAAAAATGAAAATAAACTATCCGAAGATAATAAAGAAAATAAAATAAATGAAGAATCATTGATTCAATATTTGATGAATGAAAATAAAGAATTAAAAACCATGATTATGAATGTTTGTAAACAAATTCAACCTTCTAATATTGATAATAACATAAATAATAGTGTAATCAATTCTCATAATAAGACATTCAATTTGCAAGTATTTTTAAATGAAACATGTAAAGATGCTATGAATATTAGTGATTTTATTGAATCTGTGAAATTGCAGGTATCCGATTTAGAAAATGTAGGCAAGGTTGGTTATATTGAAGGAATTTCCAATATAATCATAAAAAATTTACAGGCATTAGAAGTGGAAAAACGTCCTGTTCACTGTACGGATCAGAAACGAGAAGTTATGTATGTCAAAGAAGATAATATTTGGGAAAAAGAAGATGAATCAAATAAAAAACTTAGAAAGGCAATCCGATCCATTGCTCATAAAAATATTTGTATGTTAAAGGCATTCAGAGAGAAATATCCAGATTGTGAAGAATACGATTCCAAAAAGAGTAGTCAATACAATAAATTAGTGATTGAAGCTATGGGAGGAAAAGGAGATAATGATTATGAGAAGGACACTAAAATCATTAAGAAAATAGCAAAGGCAGTTGGGATTGATAAGAATTAAAAAGATATATATGTATTTTCTTTAAGTTATTTTGGGAATTTATTATATTTTAAAGAAAAACTGTTCCAAAAAGTATTTTGGATTTTGAATTTTGGACATTTTTTTTGTCCATTTTTGGAAAATCCGAAAAAGTCTTGGCAAAAAATAAACTTTGTGACCATAAATTAATTTTAACGTGTGGTTACTAAAAAAATAATTTCTGAATTGTTAGCATAATTTTTTGAAATTAAATTCTAGGGTTTTTTTGTAAAGCTATATTATGGCAACATTTAGCAACATTTTAGTGGCAAATAGTGGCAAAAGTGGCATTTCAAATTATTATTGTGAAAAATGTGACTATTCATGTTGTAAAAAATATAATTGGGATAAACATATTTTGACATCTAAACACAAAAAAGCAACAGATAGCAACATTTTAGCAACAGAAAAGTGGCAAAAGGTGCAAAAAGGTATATTTACGTGTGATACATGTAACAAAGAATATAATGATAGAACTGGTTTATGGAGACATAAAAAAAAGTGCAATAATACTAACAACAATGAAACAGCTATGAATATCACTAATTTGACATCCCTTATTTGTGAACTAGTGAAGAGCAATACAGATATTCACAAATCCGTTATAGAATTGTGTAAAAATGGAACTACTAATAACATAATAAATAATAACAACATAAGTAATTCTAATAATAAAACCTTTAATTTACAGGTGTTTTTAAATGAAACTTGTAAAGATGCCATGAATATTAGTGATTTTATTGAATCTGTGAAATTGCAGGTATCCGATTTAGAAAATGTAGGCAAGGTTGGTTATATTGAAGGGATTTCCAATATAATCATTAAAAACTTACAGGCATTAGAGGTAGAAAAACGTCCTGTTCATTGTACGGATCAAAAAAGGGAGGTAATGTATGTGAAAGAAGATAATATTTGGGAAAAAGAAGATGAGGCGAATAAAAAGTTAAGAAAAGCAATCCGATCCATTGCTCATAAAAATATTTGTATGTTAAAGGCGTTCCGAGAGAAATATCCAGATTGTGAAGAATATGATTCTAAAAAAAGTAGTCAATACAATAAATTAGTAATTGAAGCTATGGGAGGAAAAGGAGATAATGATTATGAGAAGGACACTAAGATCATTAAGAAAATAGCAAAGGCAGTTGGGATTGATAAAAATAATATGAATTGATTTTATTCATTGGATGACTCCATAAAAATTTGGTTCAGTTTATTATAACTAGAAAAATTGTTTAATTTACATATTTTATGTGTATCATATGTATTCCTCACATCCGTAGAACAACCGTTTGATTTTGTACAAGCTATTAAACAATCATCTATCTTTTTTACCCATCTTATATGCTTTTCGTTTAGTATTCTGTTATCATCGGCTTTTATGTATGAGTTAGCGTTGTTATTTTCCATTATAACCAGTTATTATATAGTAATATATATTTGACTTTATATTTATTATATATCTATATAATAAATAATACGTAATATATAACTATGAATAATGTAGATATATTTTTAGAACAAATCACAGAAAATGGTGTAACTATTTATAAATTACCAGCTGGATTCCGTTTATTTAAGGCATTTAGAATGACACGTGAAGAAGTTATACAGCCTTTTATAAGCGGGCAACCCTATTTTTTTGGTATAAAAAACATGTCCCCTGAATATATTGAAAGTTATGAAGAAGAATATGGTATTATTTATGAGTTTGAAACCACAAGACCTTATACATTATTAGCATTAGATAATCATGATACACAAAAAGTGTTATTTGAATCCGCTCCTGAAAATATTCAAAACATATTAAAAAACAATTATGGTTATTTAAACAAACTACGTGATTCTAAATCGGACTCAGACCGAATATTATCACAATATTTATGTGAAAAAGGATATGATGGATATGCCTTACATGGAATGAGAACATACACTGGTGGAATTTTTCATGACGAAATAATGATATGCAAAGCAGATAGTATCAAATTGATAGGTTTGGTTACACTTCCCGAAAGAAAAGCGATTCTATTTCAAAACAATAAAGCAAAAGAAATGTCCATGCAACTTAAAGAATCCAGAAAAAAAAAGAGGGAAAGTGTATTAGATATGCCTTCCCCATTTACATCACCTATGCCACTTCCGAGCAAAAAATTGTCAAAGTCGTTATTTGATGATGACGATGATGACGATTTTATGCGTATACGCGGTGGTAGAAAAACGAAAAAACAACGTGGTAAAGTATTACGAAAAAAACATATTACAAGAAGAAAAAAGAGATATACTAAAAAGAAATCACATAGAAAAAAATAAAAATGATACCATATGTTTAGTTATATTATTACTTATATGTAAATTAATAATATATCATTATGATAAGTAAGGTAGACATGAAACGAGTGGTAACAAGATTCATTCCTAGTTTAAAAATAAATATTGTCTATAAAATCGGTACATGTGCAAAAAATAATTTTGAATTAATTGACGAAGCAGACCCAAATGATTTGTGGTTTCATTTAAATAATGAATCGTCGTGTCATGTAATCGCATGTTTAAAAAATATTACATATACTACTCTTGATGACGAACTACCTAATTTTTATGATATCAATTTTGATGAATTAGAGAAAAAACAAAAACAACAAATTATTAAACAAGGTGCACTTTTATGCAAACAATATTCTAGATTAAAATCGGTGCCAAAAGTGGAAGTTACATACACAAAAGTAGAAAGCATTTGTAAAACTGATATTGTAGGCAGTGTAACAACATTTAAAAATAAAGTTATTAACGTATAAAGATAATTTACTATGAGTTCTTATAGTGATCACAATAATAGTTATAATAATATGGATGTGATAAAAAATATAAATTATCGGTTGACTAATATAAATAACATTTTGCGTTTGCGTAATCAAATGAAATTAATAATTATTTCTGGTATAGTGGGATATACTATTAGTTTTTTATTTAACTTTTATATTTACAGAAAAATTTCTAGAATTTTGGAAATTATAGAAAAAAAGTATGATGATGAAAAATATAATAAATAGATGTATAATAGTATATTTATTATAATTTTATATTTTTATACTAATGACTAATTATAGAGAAAAGCTGCTCTTTGTTGTACAAAAAATATATCGTTTTTTTATGTATATAACCTGTAGAACAAAACCTAATGTTCAAGATAAATTAGAATACAATAAAATGTATGATCTAGATGATTATATTATGGAAAATGAAGATGATAAATAATATACAATTTAGCAAAATATAATTATAATATATTATTATTTATATAATGAGTAAACGCGGGTTTGATGAAATAAATAATAATGATATGGATGAAGAAAATAAAAAAGTAAAAGAAGGCAAAGAATATACAGTTTATGATGGTTCTGAACTAATAGAGCAACTTGAAGAATCTGAAGTTGGTGATATAATATCCTTAATTCCAAATAATCAACAAGGATATGTAAAATACAAGGTAGTTTTAGAAGAGGATGGTGAAAAAGGTTTGCTTGTAATTGATAATTATGATATGCAGATGCAAGAATCAGGATATCAATCAGAAGGAGGTGGAAAAAGAAAATCCAAGAAACAACGAAAAACAAGGAAAACCAAGAAACAACGAAAAACTAGAAAATCCAAAAAACAAAGAAAAACAAGAAAATATAGAAAATAAACTATGCGTAACCGATATTTTTTCTGTAAAATTAAATTTATAATCATAATATAATTATACACTAATCATATTATGATTCATTCGCCCATATATAAAATAATTCTATATATGGGGTTTGTTTTTACCTATACAACAGTTGCAAAATATGTGAATAATAAGAGACAATTAAAATTGGAAATACAAAATAATAAACAACGCATTATTTCTTCTAGAAATAAAAAGAGTTACTATGATAATCAAAGCATATTTATCAATAATGATATACATGAAAAAGTAATTAATAGAGATAAAAAACTGATCACTATTTCACCTGGTGGTTGTAAGGGGTTTTATTTACTTGGAATACTTACTTTTCTAAAAGAAAATTACAACATGGACAATTATATTTATTCAGGCGCATCTGCAGGATCTTGGAATGCTTTGTTCATGTGTTACAAAGGAGATACAATGACTTTCGTATATAATTTATTAGACATGGATACAAAAAAAATCAAAAACTTAGTTGAACTTCAGTATTTAATGAAATATATAATGTTATCCAAGTACAAAACAGAAGATTTTGATCTACATAAAATTTACATTGGTGTTACAACGTTTAGAAATTTTAGTCCATATATAAACATATACACCGATTTTGACGATTTAGAAGATGCAATTAATTGTTGCATTGCAAGCTCGCATATACCTCTAGTAACTGGTGGTATTACAAATCGTTACAAAAATTTGTTTTCCTTTGACGGAGGTTTCAGTGAATATCCATACTTAAATATGGAAAGAACGCTGCATATATCTCATTCTATGTGGAGTAAAATAAATAAAGGTAAAAAACCTAGCAACTTTGTTAAATCTAGCATGGAATCTTTTACAAGATTCTCGGAATTTTTTTCCATGTCTAAAAACAATTTAATTGAATTATTTGATAATGGTTATTATGATGCTAAAATAAACAAGGTTTACTTTGATAATATTTTGGAAAAAAAAATAAATGACGATATTATTGAATTTTGAAATACTAGTATAAATCGGTGCTATTGATATGTTCTGTGGTATTATTAACTTCTATAGTATTATTATTTTCTATTTTCATAAATATTTCATCTAATAAATGTTTATTTTTTTTTGCATCTGCATAACCGTTATCAAATAATTCCATATAGTTTCTATTTTTTCGCATCATAAATAGTTCCACAATAATATTTAAGGATGCGAATTTATTGATCAGTTTATTTTTATCTGCAATTTTGATTTCATTGTTTTTCCACATTCCAGGTGTAATATGTAAAACATTTTCAGTAAAATTTAAATATGGATATTGACTGAAACCACCGTCAAATGTATACATATCATGATAACGATTTGTGATACCACCTGTTATTAAAGGTATATGAGAACTTGCAATGCAGCAATTGATCGCATCCTCTAAACTATTGAAATCAGAAAATATATTTGTAGTTGGTTTAAAATTTGGTATGGATGTAACTCCTATAAATAAACGACGCAAATCAAATTCACTTGTATTATATTTTGTTAATAAATTGTACTTTAATACATATTCCAATTCTTTAATACTTTTAACGCGGAGAAGTTTTAGATCTTTCATTAAAGTGTAGACAAATTTTTTATTATCATTCTTATAACACATAAATAATGCATTCCAAGCTCCTGCAGATGCACCTGAAAATATATAATTTTCCATATCATAATTATCTTTAATAAAAGACAAAACACCTAGTTCATAAAATCCCTTCAATCCACCAGGCGATATGGAAATCAGTTTTTTATCTCTAATAAAATTGTTTTCTTCCAAAAATAATTCTTTATCATTTTCACAGTATACTAAGTTATTTTTATTGTTAATAACACATTGTTCATTGTTTGTAGGTGTAATTTCAAAATTACAGTTTGGATTATTTATTCTGTTGCTTGTAATATATAATTTTTCATATAAATTATTATATGCTATATTACTATTTTTTCTAATAATATTTCCTACAATTCGCCCACTATGTACCATATTTGAATTTAAAAATAAAACCCATGAAATCCATAAAAATACTTTGTATAAAAACATACAATATTGTTATAGTAATATTATAATATTTATATTATAATATTTATATAATAATCATTTAAATTTGTTATATTAATATTATTCATATCCAAAACTTAATATCAAAATGAAAAAAATAGCATTATGTTTTATAATTAACTATGAACATATTTTAAACAAAGAACATTTATGGAGAGAATGGATTGAACCAAATAAAGATATTATTAATGTGTATTTTTTTTATAAAGATCTAAAAAAAATTAAATCTAAATGGATTTTGAATCATACAATACCAGTACAAAATATTTGTTACACTTCTTATTTTCATGTAATACCTGCATATATAGCAATATTAAATTTTGCATTAAAACACGATAAAAATAACAAATGGTTTTGTTATTTAACGGATTCTTGTTGTCCTATTATTACACCTAGTAAATTCAGATCACTATTTCAACAGTATCAAAATCAAACTATTATGGCATATACAGCTGCTCATTGGAATATTGATTTACATCGTCGTGCAAATTTAGCATTGTTACCTAAAATATATCATCTTGCAAATGATCCTTGGTTTGTTTTAACGAGAGAAAATGCAGTAGATGTAATGAATTTTGTTATTAATACTGATAAAATGTGTAATTTAATATGTAATGGAGGATTAGCAAATGAAAGTTTGTTTGCAATTATATTAACGTATTATAAAAAAATTCAAAATGTGGTTTGTAAAACTACCCACATGGCAGATTGGTTCAGAATGTCTAGTGCAACAAGTCCTCATATATTCAAAGAAGGTAATGATAAAGATATAGAATTTATTGAATCTTTTATTCAGAAAAATGACCTTGTTATGTTTATTAGAAAAGTTCATCCAGAATTTCCTGATGAAATTTTAAGAAAATATATTTATGAGGATAAAATTATTACGCTGCAAAAAAAATATATATACAATAGTAATATATTTGTAAATATTAAAAGATCTGTTTTTATTAATATAGGTATAATATATGGACTCGCCTTAATTTATGCTTTTTATTTATTTCATCTAACATCTCCATCTGTTACCACAAGATAAACAAGTTACAAAGGTAGTCATAGGTTCATCCGCACTTCGCAGCTGAAGTTGCATATATGTACATTTATTAGATTTACATTTGCGACACGTAAATGTATCTGTCGCAGCCTCTAAATTATTTTCAAATTTATTCTCATCTCTTTTACTTTTTGCAGTAATCAATTCATCCCATTTTTCTGGACGCATTTCTTGATGTGTCATAAATGCTATCACGTGAGGTTTAATTGCACCTGAATTAATTTGTTCTAATAAGCCCGGATTATTGATATTATTGAAAATACTTCGTAACCGATCCATATATATTTGGACAAAATATGGATTGTCCCATTTTTTTACGACTTTTCGGTTCTTAGCCTCATTTAAAGCAAAATTAAATATACCTTTTTCTAAATTAATAGTATTTTTATCGTTTTGTATGATTTCATTTAACTTCATTCTAATATTGGAACGAAATTTCTCAGGGTTTTCAATTTTACGTAAGGAAGTTGTCATTATAACTATTATTTATTTACATATGTATTCTCTATTTAAATAAATTTCAATTTTATTATTTATCAGAGGTTGAATCTTCATATTCATACTCATCTTCACTCAATTCGGAACCAATCATTTCTAATTCTAAACCTTCTTCTGAATCCGCTGTTTCTGTTTCATCTTCATTTACATCATCTTCATCGTCGTCCGTTTCACTTATTTCATCTTCTGTATCACTGCTATCTACTACAAAACCGTCTTTTAAATAACCATCTTTTGTTTTCTTTTCTTTAGGTATAGCATCTAATTCATCTATTTCGTTTTCATCTTCTATTGCAGTTAAAGCAAGATCTTCAAATCCTCCAAATAATTTTTCATACATTTTTTCCCATAACTCTAATGTTAAATTAAAATATTTATATTTACCACTACCATTTAAGTCTTGTTTTTTAGCTACTATTGCACAATTACCAAAAAATAATTTGGTATCAATTGGTGGCGGAAAATCGTATTTATTTTCACTACCAGCGCGACCATTACTTTTAGCGTAAACCTCAATACTATATTTTTCACCATTTAGTTTTACACTCATACAAGGTTGTTTCTCAAAATCGTCGGCTTTTTTAAAACCACATTTTTTATACAATTCTTCTTCTTTAAAATCTTTGATAGACAACATTTTTAATGTGCCATTTTTGTCAACAATAATTATGTTTAAAGGAGTGGTTTCCATATTTTCAAACTTTAATAATGTTTTGCGAATAGGTTTAAATAGTTTATGATATAATTAAATAAATGAAAATTTATATACAAGAAGATAAAATTCCTTTTTTAGCAAATCATAAAAAAAAACTAGAAAATTTAGAAAAATACTTCGTGGATGAAGAAAATATTATTGATATTTATTCAAAACAAGGTTTGTATCAAATAACTGAAAACAAAACATATAAATTAGACATAAAAAGTGAAAAAGTATATGAAAATATAATGGAAAATAAGGATAAAAACATAACATTATTAATTGATGATTCACACGTTGTCAAGAATTCAGTTTTTTCTATTCCTTTTGATCACATAAGCATCCCTTTAATTATAAAAAAATATTCTCTGAATAAAAATAATAAATCATCCTTATTGTTAGTAGTTGAATTTATTAAAAAAGATACTTTAACTCCTATTAATTATTATTTTGAATATAATAAAAAATATGAAAACAATAATATACCAACAGAAGATATTAGTGTGTTTTTATCTCTATTAAACAAATATAATAATAGTATATGTTAACTTGGAGTTGGATTATACAAATAACTATTATTTCAATTATATTAATATTCTTGGTTCATCATTTAATTAATTTTTTTAAAGGTGTATTGACAGTTCCCAAAATTAAAGATTTAGTAAATACACAAAATGAAAAATATAAAAATATATACGATACTATTTCTAATAAAAATAATTATAACGATCTAAGAACGGATAATGAATCTAATATAAGCAAAATAAATTATACTTTAGAAGATATACTTCCACCAAATGTAAATACTAGTGTTATTAGTAATTCAAAAAATAATAATATGAAAAATGAATTAAGAAATTTTATTAAAACACAATTGGTTAGTGATCCGGATAGCAATGTATATAATTGATAATAATATAAAGATAATTTGCTATTAATAATTATAATATTTATTGAAATGCAATATCTAAATTTTGAACAAAAACAACATGTATTATCTGGTTTACCCAATATGAAACTTTGTTATGATAATATAATACATAACAAAGTTACAAATTATACAAAAAATATGTATGATATTTGTTCGGCAATACCATGTGGTAAAAAATGTTTTGCTTGGTTCAGGCAATTAGATAATAAAAATGTTTGTTTAATATTAGAATTAAATGATAAAAGAAACCCTAAAAATATAAATAATATTAGAATTGTGAATTGTATTTTTAATGATACTATTGCGTATGGTAATAATGGAACTATTTTGTATGGGACGTTTTTTCACTGTTTACAAAATTCTTTTTTTACCATTGAAGACATATTTTATTATAAAAACAATGATGTTAGTAGCAATAATTGGTTAAATAAATTTAAAATTATAAAGCAATTATTTGATAATGATATTAAACCAATTGCTTATAATAAAAGCTTTACGGTATTTGGTTTGCCTTTGATGACAACGGATATAGCTGAATTAAGACGTATGATAAATGAAGTACAATATAAAATATATAACATACACTTTTGTTTGTTCAAAAAATCTAATACAGTAGACTCTATTTCATTAAATAAAATAGAAGATGTGGTATTTTCAGAACCAACGTCAACGCCTACACCAGTACCAACACCTACACCTAGACCAACACAAGCGCAACTACAAATACCATCACACATACCAGTATTAAAAACTACAGAAGTTACAAAAAATGTATCCGCGTCAAATAAATTAGTTCATAAAAACATTATATTTAAAGTAAAAGCAGATATGCAAAATGATATTTACCATCTGTATTGTATAGAAAATAACAAAGACATTTTGTATAATACTGCATATATACCAGATTATAAAACTAGTGTAATGATGAATACATTATTTAGAAATATTAAAGAAAATGACAATTTGGATTTACTAGAAGAAAGTGATGATGAAGATGAATTTCAAAATGAAAATATGGATAAGTTTGTAGATCTTAATAAATGTTTATTGATGATTTGTAAATTTAATCATAAGTTTAAAAAATGGTATCCTGTAAAAGATTTAACGAATCAAAACCCTGCGATTGTATTGAAAAATGATTTGGTTGAATATGAAAAAAACAGTTATTCAAATAGTAATAAATATAGATCTTATTTACCAAAAAATAAAAATACTCAAATTTGAATATTATAGTCTCTACATAATATAATAATAAATATGTCAGCTGGTTCAGAAAATTCAAATATTGGATATGGAAATTTAAATCCTTATGGTTCCAATGTAAATTCTGCATTTGTAAATAAATGGAGTTCTAATAATCCTGCTAATTTTAGTTCTAATGAAGTTCCAGGGTTACCTGGTTTAGCTGGTGCGAAAAATAATATTGATGCTGCTGCTGGTATTGTTCCAGGTATTGGTATTTTTAAAGGCGGTGCTAGACACTTTAAAAGAAAAATAAAAAATATCACTAAAAGATATAAGAGAAAAATGGGAATGAAAGGAGGTAAAAAGTATTTGCGTTCTATAAAATCAAGGATTAAGGCAAAATATGCTTCTAGATCTAGTTCCAGGTCCAGATCAAGCAGTAGAGGTAGATCTATGAGTAGGTCTAGAATGAGTGCACGCTCCCGTGCAGGAGGCAGTAAACACCGCAGATCACGCAAACAAAGAGGTGGATATTCACAATACCAAAACAATTTACCAATGACGCCAACCTATTCGGTCGGGGGAGTGTTGCCAGCTAGTCAACTAGGATTGGCCAATCCACCACCTATTCAGGTGTTACCTAATTGTGTAAATTGTCAAGACAATGCTAACCATTTTACAGGTAAAGGATTCCCATCTGCAGGTCATTAGATGAATAAAATATTATTTATATAATTATTATATGATTGCACTATCTTATAATAATTTATTAGTGTTTTTACTTTTTATAGCGTTATCTCAACAAAACCTTATTACATTTCGCATAATACAATCCTCTGCATTACATTTTTTGCCAATTATTAAATTGCATCATATTGTTTTATTATCCGATAATCCCAAAAAATATGTATACACATTAGATTTTACACCAATAAATCAAACACATACTGATACGTTGTTGAAATTATTATTTGCGCAGAATGTAACAGCAGAGGTTCGTTTACGTTATATTGAAACCAATATAGAAAATAAAGAATTTATTATACAAAAATGGAGTGATATGAATAAAGTAGATGAAGATGCATCCTATCAACTAAGTAAAAGAGTTTATAGTAAAATATATAATAAAAAAATACGCAATATTATTAGCGCATCTTTTATGTGGTTACCTTATATGAATTTGTATGATCATAACTGTCAACATTTTAGTAAATATGTGAAAAAATTTATGTAAGTTTTGTTGAATTTAATGTTTTGAATTGTTTTAATTCTTACTTTATATATATTTATGTCTTCTGAGCTAAATATATATAAAAAAAACAGAATCACTGAATTGACGAATGGTTATAATACTAATCTACGTTCATTAACAAATGTTTTGAATAATAATATTGCAGCAATTAAGCGATCCAATCAGAGTACTGTAAAAAAAAATACACTAATAAATACATTACTTAAAAGTTATAATATTAATTTAGATCGTTTAAAAATTAATTATAATCAAAATGTGGTTGCTATACAAAATTTTATTCCAAAGAATATTACTCTTACTAAGAAGAAATATGCTATTTTAATTGGAATTAATTATACAGGAACACCCAATGAATTATACGGTTGCATTAATGATGCTAATTCTATTAAAGAATATATTACTAATAAAGGTGGATTTAATAGTATTAATGTTATAACGGATTTAACTAATGTAAAGGCTACTCGTGCTAATATTTTAAATGCATTAAAGCAAACATTACAAACAGCAAACTCAGGTGATTTTGTATTTCTATTTTATAGTGGCCACGGATCTTATACTTTAGATAGAAGCGGGGATGAAACAACTGGATACGATCAAATGATAATTCCATCTGATTTTAATGCAATTGTGGATGATGAACTGAAAACTATTATTCAGTCTGGACTAAAAAAAGATGTAACATTATTTGCAATGTTTGATTCTTGTTTTAGTGGTACGGTTTTAGACTTAAAATATCAATATTTGGACAGTTTAAATTATGATAATTACACTGAGAATAATAAACAGCTAGAAACTGTAGGGAATGTAATGATGATTAGCGGTTGCACCGACTATCAAACTAGCACCGAGACTGTCTTTAATGGAAAAGATGGTGGAGCGTTAACATGGTGTTTTTTGGAGGCTTTGAAACAAACACCTAATTGTACATGGAGAGAACTAGTTAAATCTATGCGCGCTTTTTTGAAGGAAAAAAATCTGAGTCAAATTCCACAATTTTCATGTGGATTATTTGAAAACTTTGACTCCAAGATTTTTTTGTAAATAAATATTGTATTTATAGAATAGCACCTCTAAGATCGGCGCCCAATAAAGTAGCATCTGTTAAATCTGCTCCCGTTAAATTAGCGGTTATTAAATGTGCTCCGCTTAAATCAGCACCTATTAACTGTGCACCGCTTAAATTAGCACCTATTAAAATTGCTCTTACTAAAATTGCGCCATTTAAATTTGCTCCACTTAAATTTGCGCGAGATAAATCTATATCTGTGAAATCAAGGTTTGATAAATCGGCACCTGATAAATCAATGTATTGTAATTGGGCACCTGGTTCTAAGGTATAACTTTCACCATCTACTTCAATTGTTCTTCGTTCAACTATATTGTTATTAGAATTTGCTGTTAATGTTGCTTCAACATTGAAAAAAGGCGCCACATCAGCACTAATATTCATTCTATCCAAAGGGCAAGTACATTCACCGCTCGCAAATGTTTTACTTCTACACCAAGTAAGTAACTCTTCTTTATGAAATTTATGACCGCATCCTGTTGTTGTAATAGTTTCCTCTCCAGGTTGGAATGGGTTTAAGCAAATAGAACAATTATCTTCCTCAACCATTCCACCTTTAAAACGCATTCGTCGTTTTTTTGTTAAATAGTTTCTTTTTTTATTATTTCTTTTTGTTAAAATTGATTTTTTTGCTTTAGTTTTATTCTGTTTTCTAGGTTTAATATTTTTTCTTCTAGTTTTCATTATATATAGTAAAATATTATATATAATAAATATAATATTTATTTTGGTACAATATCAGCTACGATAATTGCGATATCGTCACATTGTTTGGTTGTGAATCTTCCTTTGAAAACATTTGTATCATTATTTAATAAATCTTGCATGTTCCATTCTTGCAACCAACGGTTTGTTGTTTGCGTCATGATATCTTGTATATTTTTTTTATATAAATCCCTAAGTTCATCTTCATCCTCTAAGATGATCATATCCCACAATCCATCACTTCCAATTATGATTTTATAGTTGTCACCTGGTATGATTGGGATTACATTTACCTCAGGTTCAAACCCTGTTATTCCATTATGACCCAAGGATTGTGTACATGCTAGCTTTACTTCATCCTCCTCTGTATCCCATACAGCATATTCACTATATACATTTACTAATGTGTTAGGATTTACTATTTTTATATTATTGGATGGTGTAAACGACGCCTTGTCTTTTAATCGTTCACGCTCTTTTTCGTTTTTAAAATTATGTTCTTGGTTCATATATTCTAACGAACCATTTTTGAAAACCGCTATTTGTGAATCACCACAATTAATGCATTCAATACGATTTGGATATATTTTTGCTAAACACATGGTAGATCCAGAGGATAAATTTTTATTGTAAAGTAAATTACCATTTATATATTTTGATAAGCTTTCTACAGGATTCGCAGTTGAAACTAATTTATTCATTTTTTTGTTAGGTATACCACGGATGAATTCAATTACTCGGTTGTCGCCGTGTCCGTCAAATACTATACAAACCGTATAGTCTTCTCCATTCACATCGGTTATTTCATCAACATACGTATAATCTTGACCTTTACATAGTTGATTCATAGAAGAAGCAACAACTAACAAATGATTGTTGTCTTGGTGGTTAGTAAATAGTGCCATTTTGTTTCGCTTTATTCAGTTCAGTTAAAAGTATTTTATTTGTTATTTTACAAATAAAATAAATTTATTTCATTTTTTTATTTTTTATATTCTTTTCTCAATTTTTAGTGTGTTTTTTATATCTAAATTATCACATTATTTATACTAAAATAATTATATATATATATAAAATGTCTGATTTAGATGAAAATATAGAGAATGCAAAAAAAATATTAAATGATATTGAAATTTTAGAACGAGGTATAAATAATGATTCTCTTAATAATGAAATAAAATTAATTAAAAATTATAGTTATATAATTCGTATTATACACATATATAATGAAATACTGGAAACATCGGTTCGTCCTTATATTAGTTTATCTGAAGACATATCAGAATACTATAATAAAAGTAAACAAAAATTGACTGAAATTGAAGCAAAGATGGTTGACTATACACCTTCAGATGATGTATTATTACTTGGTTATGATGTAAAACTTCATGATAATACGGGACAAAAACAAGAGATTATGCCAGGGACAACTGACCCAATAACTCTTGACGATATAAGTGATGGAAAAACAATAGCATATTTAATTGATGAATCAAACAAACATTTAATGGATAAAGAAAATAAAAAATATCCACCGCCACCATTTATATATGACAAAAATAATGATGGAATTAGAAAATTAATATTATCAAGTATAACTCCCAAAAATCCAATTACACGTAAACAAATTCAAGAAATATATTTATATACTGCAGAAGTTCCAGATTTAAAAGAATCATACAAAGAAGGTGGAAGAAGGAAAACAAAAAATAAAAGGAGAAAAACAATAAAAAGGAGAAAAACAATAAAAAGGAGAAAAAATAGTAAGAAAACAAAAAGATAATAATTCTTCCAATAAATATATTATGGGTATATAATGTTAAGGGTGATAGAGTTGAAACGTATGCATAGTAGAACTATTTTTTAATACTTATTAGACACTTACCACATGTAAATTCATTCTTATTTTTAAGATCTATCGGATCATCGTCTTGATCTTCTTCATTATCTGAGTCATCCGAATCGGCTGCAATACTTCTATCGGTTGAACTATGACTTTTATTTGTTTTTTTCTTTTTATTGGTTGTTTTGGTTTTACATGCGGGTTTTGGATTATTCATATCAAAAACGGTGGTCCATTCTGATTCGCCAAAACTATGAAATTTACTACTTGTTGTATAAACGATCTTATATTTTTCTTTCATGTAAAATGTACGTCGTTTCTTCCACTGATTTTTAAATGGTTCATGACTATCAATGATGTCAACAACAATTGGTTGATTATGTTTTTCTCTCAAAATTCTACCAACAGATTGTTGAATATCAGTTTTTGGTGTTGACATGATTAATGTAGTGAGGGTTTTTATGTCCAAACCTTCCGATGCCATGCTATATGTAGCAATAATCACTTGTTTATTCTCTGATTCTTTTAATGCAGCTTCTTTCATTCCTCCAACATAATAACCTACAGTTGCTATCTTACGATGTTGAATTGCATCATGTAAATATTTTATTAAATTTCTATTGTGTGCTAATATTATTATTTGTTGCTTTGGATTATCGTTCAAAAGGCTGACAACGACTTTGATTATGAACTCACTTCGTCTGTTATACTCACATAATTTGGATATCATTGAGCTATAAGAAACATTACCACGAAAGTCCGTAATTACATGATTAAAATCATCATCATCAACATGATATTCAATTGCTTTTACAATGACATTATGTTGTTCATCTCTTTTGCCTTTAAAAATAACATCTCCTAAAAACATTTTAAATACACGTGTTGTACCGTCCTTTCTGTTCATAGTTGCAGATAATCCTAACATATATTTGGTAACAATTTTAAAAAGAGCATTAGAAAATGTCTGACTTGATATATGATGCACTTCATCAATAATAGTGAATCCGAAACTTTCAAATACAGAAGCAGGATATTCTTTCATAGACAAACTTTGCAACATTCCAATGACAATATCCTTGTCTTCAATATCAATGATCTGACCTTGAATCCTACCCACCCGTGCTTTTGGCAAAAATTGTTGGATGCGTTCAATCCATTGGTTCAATAAAAACTCTTTGTGCACGATAACAAGTGTCTTTTTTTTTAATTGCGATAAAATATACAGTGAACCGCTCGTTTTGCCCCACGCACATGGAAGTTCCAACAGTCCGCCTCCGCAAACAGCACCATTACCATGTGGTTTTGTAACCACGTCAATAAATTTTTTCACAACTGGTTCTTGATAATCCCTTAGCACGCCATTAAACTCTAAATCAATGTTGTCACCTTCAGGAAGTTTGTATTCTTTTGGGGGTCCAAAAGTTTCTACACCATAATAATGCGGTACATAAAATTTCTTATCCGACTCCCTATAAGCAGGATATGTTACTGGATTTGCATTACCAATTGTTCCACCAGTATAAGGTTTAATAGTCAAATCATTCCGGATCTGTTTTTGTTGTTCAATAGTAAGTTCTTTTTTAATAATAGTATATCCTTTTTGACCCAAATAAGAATTCAAATTTGTTTTATTAGTAATATTTGTATCAATATTACTAGTATTATTTAAAAAATTTTGCATAATTGATTTATATAATAAAACAAATGTTACTCTATTTAGTAAATTTATATATTTATATCGTTTTCAAAAATAAATAAAATCTAATGATATGATATATGGATAGTTTTTCAAGTTTATTTAAAAAAGAGCATAGAGCTGAATTAGTATTAACCATTATTTTGATCACATATTTAATTCTTGGTAATGATATGCCTCAACCATTTGCATCTTTAATAGACAATTTCTTAGCTAAAATTATCATTTTTGGAATTGTAATTTACATGTTTTTATATAAGAATCCAATTTTAGCGATTATTTCATTATTTGTTGCATTTGAATTAATGCGTCATTCATCTTCAAATATGGCATATGATGGTTTAGTTCAAACATATATTCCTTCAGAAATCAATAGAACAAGTCAATTTACTGCTTTTAATCAATTTCCATACACTTTAGAACAAGAAGTTGTAAAAAAAATGGCTCCAATCGTTTATTCAGGCGCTGTATTAAATAAGGCAACTTTTCTTCCATTATTAGATAATTTGCACAACGCATCGCCTCTACATAATTAAACACGATCTAATTAAATAATTAAATATAAAATTAACCGATAGTATTTTTATATTTAATTCAAATTTTTTATTGAACCCTTACCCAATATAAATGTTTTGTAAAAAATATTTAATATGTAAAAGATCGCAACACATAAAATAATTCCAATAATTATTTGTAAAATAGATGACATATTTGGGTCATTAAATATAGAACTTATATCATAATTAACTTGACTTTTATTAGTTGTAACACTAACTTCTTCTTCAGAGGAACCTGTAGGTTGACATGATATATATATACCTTCTTTTACACTTGTATCATTAGGACCTTTATTATTATAAAATACTGATTCACCTTCCACCGTAATTGGAAATGGTTTGATAATACTAGTTAATTTTTTTAATATAGTTGAATTTAATGATATTGCATAACTAGTACCGTATACAATAACATGACCAACTAGACCTTTTGTACCATTATAAGCATAAAAAGGTTTTTTTGGAACAATATTATTCAAATTAAAATTGGATATGTTAATATTAGTTGATTCATTTTTTCTTGGAGCATTAGTTGCAACACTTTCTATTATGCCAGTTAATATATTTGATGCATCCGAACTGTCGCTAGATGTTATAATAGGAATACATACAAACAATGATTTACCTCCTTTTTCAGGAATATGATTGATTACTAGTTCTCCACTAGTATAATTATTATCAAATTTATGTATTGATGGTGAATATATATTTATTGCTGAAACATAATAATTATCGTTATTATATACAACAGGAGCACTGGTTCCTTTATCATATGTTAATGTTATAAAATTTTCTTGATTTTTTGCTACTGTATTACTTGCATTATATTTGAAACTATATGAACATTTTAAATCACAAGTTCCATAAACGTTTGAATAAGATATATTTATAGTTGTCATTAATATAACTATATAAATAAAAATATTAATTTATTTATATAGGAAAATGAAATTAACTAAAGGTAAAATAACTAAATTATTGAAAAGTAATAAAAAACAGACTAAACGAAAATACAATAAAAAAAATCTAAAGCAAAAAAATACTATGACATTTAGAAGAAAAAAAAATATTAATTTAGCAAATAAATCTTTAAAGGGCGGAAAGTCTTCTAAATCAAAAAAAACTAAAGAAAACTCTGAAGAAAGTGAAAAAGAGAAAGCAACAGAAGAAACAAAAGAAGAAGTAAAGGAAGAATCAGAAGAATCTAAAAACCCAGAATCGGATAAAAATGTAGAATCTGAAGAAATTATTGTAGAGCCTGAAGAAAATAAAGAAGATGTAAAAGAAGAACCAAAAGATCTTGAAGATTCTGAAATAGATAAAAATATAGATTCGGAAGAAATTATTGTAGAACCTGAAGAAGGCGATAAAGAGGAGATATTAGAAGAAGTGAAAGAAGAACCAGAAGATCTAGTAGAATCAGAATTAGATAAAAATATAGATTCGGAAGAAATGATTGAAGACCCTGAAGAACCTGAAAAAGAAGAAGAACCATTAGAAGAGGAGAAAATAATTGAGGGTTCTGAAGAGATAGTAAATGAACCTGAAAAAAATGAACAAGTATTAAAGGAGGTCACCGCAGATGAAATCTTTGCAGAAACAGAAGATAGTAGAGAAGAAGCAGAAAATCTTGCAAAAGAAGCCGAACAAGCTACAAAGGAAGCTGAAAAAGCTGCAAAAGAGGCTGAAAAGGCTATGAAAGAGGCAGAAGAAACTGGTAAAGCAAAAGATGTTGAAATAGAAACTATGGATAACCTTGAAATGCCTGAAGAAGTTTCCAATTCTATTAATACTGTTATGAATTATGCTATTTCTAAAGTTGTAGATAAAATAAATGATTCTACCACTGCTCAAAATGGTTATGAAGCTGTCAATGAAGCTGTAAAACAACTTGAGCCTACAACAGAAATTCAAACCGCAGGGAAAAAGAAAAAATTTAGGTTAACTAAAAAATCACGTGCTAAATAAATGGTAAGTATTTTATTGTATCATTATCGTAAATAGTGACTCTATAAACATCATTTAACCCTTCCAAATAAACTGTATCACCATTGTACAATCTGTCTACACCATATTCATTTAGACCACTTTTACCTTTTACTACTATAGGTAATTTTATATTATTATGTTGATTACCTATTGTATAATACTGCCATTTATCCCTATTTGTAAACACTGGTCTACCCATTAATGGTAATACATTATCTTTGTTAGGTTTATTAGAAGGATTCAAAATACCAACTTGCCTGTAATTTGTATCTACTGCTCCAACATTAGTAGAAATATTAATAGGAATAGTACCAGGAGGAATTAAATTTATTTGAGGTGTTAAATAACGTTCATCTCTCAAAGGTGGAGCATAAGGATTTAATAAAACATCTTTTGGTACACTACTAGCAGTCAAGTTATTAAATGGAAAACTAGGTGTTTGTTGTATCATTTGTATTTCATATGATCTATTATTAAGTATTGGTTCTTCTCTACTATTTTTATTAGTATTGTTATTATTAACACTATTAATGTTATAGTACATGAAATATACAATACCTATTATAATAAGAATCAAAAAACCCATTGTTATATTTTCAATACAAATAACACCAGGAGGGCACTTTTTTTTCATACTAATATAATATTATATTATTATTATGAAAACACAGATATAAACAAACAAGCAAATAAATAAATAAATCAAGATACTGAAATGAAAGAAAATTTATTTATTTTTGTTTTAAACCACTAGTAAATTTTTCTGCAATATCTGCTAAATTACCTAATTTACCATCTCCGCCACTCATACTTCCTAATAATCCTTGGGCTTGCTGCATTAAAGGTGCAATTCCTTGTATCAATGGTTGCATACTTTTCATAGATTCTGCTAATTTTAACTGTTGTTGCATTAGATTTTGGGTGTCACCAGTTAAACGTTTTATACCATCACTTCCTAAAATTTTATTTAATTCGTCATATGCATCTTCAACCGTGGATGCATAATCAATGTTGTATCCCTTACTATTCTTTTTACCTCTTCCAACTTCAAAAGATTCATCCACATCTGATTTGTTTTCATTTGTTTGTACATTGCTGTCACCATGATCTAAAGGAGTAATAGGTAATCCTTGATTAGTAGAAGTAGTTGTAGGCTGTTTTTTAGTTACTGCAGCCTTTGAATCAGTTTCTTTTTTATTATCTTCTTTATTACTATCCTCTAGATTTTCAAGCCCTTCCAAATTTTTAGAATTATTCAAACTCAAAGAAGATGCAATAAAAAAATTTACCATAACTAGAGGAACTAATAATATGATAATCATATTTTTACTAAATAATGATGTTACTAAACCTATTAAAATAAAATATATTACCGAAGATGTTTGATTTAACATTATAAAACCAATAATATTTAAAAATGTAACACCAGTAACAACATTTAATACTGTTTTGTTTGATAACAATTTATCTAGTTTTAAATTAAATTTCATTTGATTATATATATATATAGTTTAAAAAAAAATTGAATTATAATTAATTTAATAATTTATAGAAAAACAAATAAATATTTTCTAAAAATATGGAACATTATTTTAATAGATATTATAGATCTCAATCAATTACCGATTCAGAAACTGTATCGGAAACTGAAACTGAATCCGTAACTGATTCAGAAACTGAATTTGAAGTTGAAACAAATACAGATATTGCAAATACTACTACTAAATTTCACTTATTAATACCAGAATTATATAATAAATATATTCACGGAAAAACAACGGATAGCGATCCAAATATTGACAGTCATTTTATTGTTTTACAAAGATTTAATTTTAATTCTAATAATGATAATCGCAATAATATCACAAAACTTTTTAAATATATAAAAGAAATGTGTAAATTTTACAAAGTCTATTATAAGAGAAATTTTTATAATTTATCATGTGGACACAAATTAATAAGAAATTATAATAATATAATTAAAAATTCGTCTTATTTGGATATTGAAATAGGACAAATTTATTATTTAAAAGGCGGCGAATGTGTTTGTGTTATTAAAACTTTTTGGATAAAAATAATACAAAGAGCATGGAAAAAAATTTATCAAATGAGAAAAAGAATATATCAACTTCGTGTTAGACCTGATTCTATTATATATAAACAATTAACAGGAAAATGGAAAGAGGAATGTCAGCATTTACCTTCTATTAGAGGTATGTTATTATAAGAAAAATTATTTCCTAGATGCTTTTCTGAAAGATCTATTACCTTTCATTGATTTTATTGAAGAAGATTTTTGATTTCCCCATAAATAACCACCTTTTTGTTTACGCGTATGATGAGATTTCGCTTTTTTATTGTATTTTTTAGTTTTTTTTAAAGACATATTATAACCTCCTTTTACTTTATTAAAATTACCATATAATTGTATGCCATTTTGAGATAAAGCAGATTTCACCATCATGTTCAATTCATCTTCAGACATATTTGGATTAGATGCTAAATTAAAATCTATAAAATCATATGCATTAATATATTTGTTATTTTGCTGACCTGTATTTCTAATAACGTCATTACTTTTATTTTTTAAATCACTTAATAAAAAATTTAAATTGGATTGATTTCCATTCATATTAATATTTCTATTTCTTTGTTCTGGTGTACTTTGATTACTTTGACGAGGACCACTTAAGGAAACAGAAGGATTTGGAGTAGCTGTATTTGTATTTCCTTGAATAGTATTTATTATTTGTTGTAAGGAAGCTTCTATTTCATTAATAATTGCACTAACATCTTGATTACTTTTATCATAAAAGGCTTGGTTGGTTAATTCTTCCAATTGTGAAGTAGCATTATTAATTGCCTCGGTAGCAGCAATTATTCTTTTTATTAGATCATCATTCATTTTTTGTAAAACAGATTTTTCATTTTCAAGCTGAGCAATCTTGTCATTTGCACTTTGAATTGCTGTAGCATTTTGTTGTTGTTCTTGTTGCGCAACGCCACATGTGGCTTCAAAGTCAGCAATTTTTTTATCTTTTTCTACAATTTGTTGTTCTAATGTTTGTATTTTTTGTAAGTTAGATTGTATTTGTGCATCCTTATCGGCAATTTGTTTTTGCAATTCTTGAATTTCTTTTAGATTTTCTTGTTGTAATTTTTCTACTTCTAATTTATTTTTTTCTGATAACTGTTGTATTTCTTGTGCATGTTGTCCTTGAACATCACCACGACTGGATAACTCTTTTTGTAAAGTTTCTTTTTCATTCTCCAGGGATACATTTTTAGCTTCTAGTTCTCTCAATTTAGATTCTTTCTCATCAATTTCTTTTTGCAAATTAACTGATTCTTGAGTTTTTTTTGGTATTTCAGTATTTATAAATTCTTCTAAATCTTTTTTTTCTTGTGTCAATTTTTTAAGTTGTTCATTTAATTTTATTATTTCACTATCTTTGTTTTGTATGCCACTTGTATTTTGATTTATTTCACCTTGCAATGTAAGCAATTGGGTCTTAATTGCCTTAATTTTATCTACAATTTCTTTGATTTTTTTATTTAATTCTTGCAACTTGGAGAGAACAAACCCAGTAAATTGAGTTTTATTTTTTGTATTTACTGATATTGCATCTTTTAAAGTATTCAATCTTTTTAAACTATTATCAAATTGTACTAAAAAATCATTGTTATTTGTTGACATTGTATTAATCTGTATTTATATAATAATCATATATTATTTTTATTTTTAATATTAATAATTAGCTCCATTTTTTGCAATAAGTAAATTATTGACATCATCAGAATCCGTTAAAATTTTATCTAAACCAGATCGTATATTTTTTAATTCGTTTAAAATCTTTTTTTGCTCTATTTTTGCATCTTGAACATTATATTCGCTTAGTTGACCAGAGCGTTTTAAATCATCTATATAATTATTTAATAGTTGTAAAGCTACAATTTGATCTTGTTTTTGTTTAACAATATAATTATTATATTTTAAGTAATCATCTTTCAAATCTCTTAGGAAAGAATTTACTTTTGCTAATTTTAAAACTTCTCTTTGTTTTTTGAGTAACATTTTTCTTTTTTCATCAATTACATTTTGTAATATTATATATTCTTCATCTTTAATTTCCATAGGTCGTTTCACTGTTGCTATCAATTGCATATTAAATACTTTTCTTAAAATAGGAAAAGATTATATATTTATATAAAAAATTTAAAATCTTTACTATATATTATTTAGGATGTCTAAAAACGTAAACGAGCCTTTACTTATCCCTGACGATAATAGATTTGTAATGTTTCCAATCAAGTATGATGATATATGGCAAATGTATAAAAAACAAGTAGATTGTTTTTGGCGAGCCGAAGAAATTGATTTAACAAAAGATCTAAATCACTGGCAATCCTTAACCAATGAGGAAAGATATTTCTTATCCATGATTTTAGCATTTTTTGCTGCAAGTGATGGAATTGTATTGGAAAATCTAGGTTTACGTTTTATGAACGACGTACAAATATCAGAAGCAAGAGCATTTTATGGGTTTCAAATTGCAATGGAAAATATCCATAGTCAAACCTATAGTTTATTGATTGAAACTTATATTAAAGATGTAGAAGAAAAAGATAAGTTGTTCCGTGCTTTGGAAAATTTTGAATGTATTAAAAAGAAGGGTGATTGGGCACAAAAATGGATTAAAGATAATAGAAGTGGTTTTGCAACTAGATTGATTGCATTTGCATGTGTGGAAGGTATTTTTTTTAGTGGTGCTTTTTGTAGTATTTATTGGATGAAAAAACGTGGATTGATGCCAGGGTTGACTTTTTCCAATGAACTAATTTCACGAGATGAAGCACTTCATTGTGAATTTGCGGTTTTATTATACAGTAAATTGATGAATAAAGTGAAAAAATCACGCGTTCATGAAATTATCAAAGAAGCAGTTGAAATTGAAAGTGAATTTATTTGTGAAGCATTGCCATGTCGTCTTATTGGTATGAACTCACAGCTAATGACACAATATATACAATATTGTGCGGACAGATTATGTGTTCAACTTGGATATGACAAAATTTATAATGTGGGAAATCCTTTTGATTTCATGGAATTAATTAGTTTAGAAGGCAAAGTGAACTTTTTTGAAAGATACAATGATTCTTATGCGCTAGCTACAAAAACAAAAGATGAAAGCACTTTTGATTTAACAGAAGATTTTTAGAAGTATTCCTGATTTTATTTATTTATATAATATATAAAGTATAAATGCCTACTAAAAAAAGATTGCTTAAAAGAAAAATCACTATGCGTCGCAAACATAGAAGAACACATAAAAAACGTAGTACTTTAGTTAAACGAAGAAGATACCATAAAAAAATGTCTGGTTCTGGTGATGTAATTGATAAATTGAGTGATGTAGAAATTGAACAAATATTGGACAATTTTGGTATGAATGAAGACAAAAGAAATGAAGCACGTGAATTATTACGTGTTTTAAAATTTGATCCAAATTATACCGAAGATTGCTTATTCAATACTTTACCAAAAAATCCGGATGATAAACTAACATTAAAGGAACAAGCTATATCCAAAGTTCAATGCTGGTTAAAGTATCCAAATGAGGGTCATTTGTAATAATAATATTATTACAATATATAAAATACTATGACAAAAAGTAGAATCAATAAAACAAACAAAAAATATGCACGTAATAAAAAGAGCAGAAAGAGCAGAAAGAGTAGAAAAACTATAAATATTAGAAATATCAGAAAAAATAAAAGAATAATAGGAGGTGAAATTGATAAAATTGCTCATGGAACATGGATTACAAGTGATAAAATAGTAGATCCTGAGGAAATGTGTCCTATTTGCATCCATACTTTTGGCAGCACTCCTAATTGCGCAATCTTTATTGCGCCATGTACTCATAAGTTTCACAATAATTGTTTACTTCGTTATTGTGCTGAAGAAATTAAAAGAAAGGTATATACTCCAACATGTCCGGTTTGCAGACAAAGTTTAGGGTTTGGAAATATTGATGTCAATAAATTTAAAAATAAAGCTTTGGAAACGCCCATTATTAATAATTGGATTGAAAATGGTAAGAATGAGTTATTAGACGTCTATAATAATGGTCAAGAAAATTGTAATGTAGAAAATATATAAAGATAATTTATTATATTATATTATAATAGATTATTTGCTGAAAAGATGGAATCAATCAATAATAATACTAACGTTGTAGAAGAAAATAATGTTGTTGCAGAACCAAAAATTGAAAGCATGGAAGAAATGCAGGAAGAAATGAAAAAGGAAACCATGGAAGAAACAATAGAAGAACCCAAATTAGAAGAAGTAAAAATGGATGAAAATAGGCCAGAAAAAAGTTGTGACAAAGCTACAGAAAGTGCTAACACCGATGCAAAAGTTGTCACATTATGGAAAAAAATGTGGGATAATGTGTACAAATTTGTAACTTATTATACATCATGTTCTATACGTAATCAAAATGTAGCAAATACAACAAACGAACCAAAATAAAATTACTCTTCAATAATTAGATTGTATTTTTTCTTTCGTACAATTTTTGGTTTTTCTGTAGGAGGATCTGTTTTTTGTTCTACTTCTTTTGTTTTTTTGGTGGTTTTGACCTCTTTAGTTTTAGGTTCTTTTGGTTCCGTTTTGGTTTTGATTTTTTTAGGTTCTTTTGTTTTGGGTGGTGTCTTGGTTTTAGATTTTACTTTAACTATTGGATTAACAATAATATCCCCCATATTATTTTTAATTTTTTTGGATTTAAATGCATTTTTTTGAAAGAATGTCGTGAAATTTATTTGCGCTTTTGGATGGCAATTTGCTACAGCTTTAATTGAGTTTAATGCAACATAAGGTAACAGTTCCCAATTTCCATGTATATGTATATTTTTATCCAATAGATCTATGTCACTTAAACTCTGCATAGAATCCGATATGTTTTTAAGATGCAACGCTTCATTTTTCATTTTAATATTATTCATAATATAATTTTCATGTATCATTAATGGAAGTATATCGTTATTCATCCAAAATAAGGTTTGTTTATCATATAATTCCGTATTCTGAGACATAAATAATTTGGTTACTTCAAAAATATTGGATATTGTTTTATCTTTGAAACTCTTATTTTCATTGTTATTATTGTTACTATTATTGATCTTGTTATTCTTATTGTTGATATAATAAAATTCTAAATTGTTCAGTATGCTACGTACATCATTATTAGAGTCTTCAATTATTTCATTCAATCTAGCATCGGTGATATCTATGTTTTCTTTTTTAAGAATTGGTTTGATAAATTTTGCAATATCATTGCAAGACGGTTTTTGAAATTTAAAATCTAAGCAATAAGTTGTTAAAGGCTTAAGTGCTTGATCATAGCGATTATTACATGTCGCTATGACAGGTATTTTCGTTTCTTTCAAACATGCAACAACCGATGATATAAAACCATAATCATCATAACAATCTATATCATGAATCACAAATATATTTTGTTTGTTTGTAAACGACTTTGTTTTTTTTATAGATGGTATTACTGAATTTGCAATATATTCTTTGTCTGCTTTTTCATCTGGATTTAACATTATAGGATTCAAATTATATTTTTGTATCAACAATTCAATCGTTAATGTTTTTCCTATTCCAGTTGATCCTGATATTAATGCACATGTATTTTTAATATCACGCTGTGTTATATACCATTCATCAAACCATTTTATAATAGATTTAATTATTGCTGAATTACCTATTATATTTTCTAATACTTGTGGTTTATAGTTGTTAATAAACATTTAATTTAGTAATGTATCTTTTATATATTGGATGTTATATAAAATTTTATTTTCATTTTTATTTTGATTTTCATTTTTGTAAAAAATAAAAATGATTTTTTTGATAAAAATAGATATAATTATATTTTAATATTTTATAACATCATACAAAATGTTGACATGCAATTTAATGGGTGGTTTGGGAAATCAATTATTTCAAATATTTACCGTTATATCTTATGCTATAAAATACAAACAAATGTTTAAATTTATTAATGCAGAAACATTAGGTGGAAACGGCTCTACTAAAAGAAATACATATTGGAATAACTTTTTGTTTAAATTATCTGGATTTTTAATAGATAAATATCCACACTTTGAAATTGTGTATAATGAAACAGGATTTCCATATCATGAAATACCATCTGGTTATCTACGTGACAATAATAAAAACCTTAATATTTTATTGAGCGGATATTTTCAAAGTTATAAATATTTTCAAGAAAATTATGATGTAATATTACGCATATTAGGCATTCATGAAAAACGCATGGATTTGTTAGAAGAAGTTACCGAATCTTTTCACACAAATGCTTTCCTAGAAAAAAGTATTTCGCTCCATTTCAGATTAGGTGACTATAAACATCTACCAGACTATCACCCAATAATGAGTTATGAATATTACAAAAATGCATTACAACACATTGTTAATAATATAGAATATACACCAAATGTACTGTATTTTTGTGAAGACGATGATGTTGAAATAGTAGGTAATACAATTCAATTATTAAAAAATGATTTTCCAATGATTGAATTTGAAAGAGCCACTAATTTATTACAAGATTGGCAACAAATGTTATTAATGTCCTGTTGTAAACACAATATAATTGCAAACAGCTCTTTTAGTTGGTGGGGTGCTTATTTAAATACAAATGATAAAAAAATAGTGTGTTATCCTTCTATTTGGTTTGGTCCTAAAATGGGCGATGTAAATGTATGTGATTTATTTCCGGAAGATTGGGTGAAAATTTGTGGATAATTAAAATCGCATATAAAATGCATCGCCCCAACGAAACTCTCCTGCCCAACAAGTTTCTACTCTTTTAAAACCATATTTTTTTAAATAGTCGTCTAATTCTGTTACTAAACAACAATCTTTATATACATAATCTGAATTGACTTCAGTATAAATATAATCTATTTTATGTAAATATTCCTCCATACTTTTTAATGCTTTTAGTTCCACACCTTGAATATCCAAATTAATAAAATTATAATCAATATCATATTTATATATGACATCTTTTAATAATTTTGTTTCCATTTCTATTGAATTAACAAATACTACGTGAGGATGAAAATGAGAATGTAAACCAAAATCTAATATAGAAGAAGATTGACCATTATTTGAAATGTTAAAAGTTACCTTTTCTATTTTATCTGAAATAACTGCTTGCTCAATATTTATTTCAGGATATATTGATTTACAAAGATCTACTTTATCTTTCATGGCCTCTACCCATAGTATTTTATCACCCGATATATATTGATAATAATCTTTTATTTCTTCACATTCATGTGCACCTACGTGTAAAATGCCTTTAAATTGAATGTTATACTTTTTAACCAAATCATGTAATGAAATTAACATTTATATAACAAAAAATAATATATATTCTTTAAGTATTTAAACTTTATAAATATAAGTAACAATACTATAAAATAACCGGTGGGACCCACCAACAAGATTTTTGATGGTAGTCATCATCACCATATTTGTGTAATCCAATCCAATGTCCATGATTTCTTAATTGTGTTTTATGTAAATGAATTATTTTTATTTGTTTACAAGGATTATACATAGTAAATCCATTATCACACAAAGCTTTTATAACATGTGTTTCAATACCTGGAAAATTTTGATAAAAATTAGTATCTTCATTAATAATTGTTTCATTAATAAATTTTGAGTTAAAAATATAAGCATCATGACTTCCATGATAATCATTAATTAATGGATGTGACATATCGTGTTCGTACCTTGTTAAAGCATATGCTATCTTATTTTCTTTTAAGTTATTAATAAGTCTTTCATCATTTTCAAATAAAAATATATCCGAATTTGTGATCATACATATGTTATCTTTTATATTATGGATTATATAATTAAAAAAATCCGAATATTTAGGTTTTTTTCCAACCTCAATAACAATAATTTTGTCAGAATTATTAGATAGTTCATTTAATTTGATTAATGCTTCATTATCATCCACAAATAAATGTATTTTTTCTACAAAAGGAGAATATAAATTATTTAAAAGACACTGCTCTAATTCTTTACTTCGTAAATTATCTAAATCAGATGAATATTTTGAAATATAAAATGTTGAAATAATATGTAACATTATAGTATATGAAAATATATTATAATAATACAATATAACGCTATGGTTAAATAATATTTTTTTTAAGTTCATTTATATGATAATCGGATCTACTTTCATCCGCATAAACATATTCACCAACAAATCTAAAATCATTACAATAACCAATTGGAAAACTTCTTGCATTCTGTTCTATTTTATGAAATGATGCGTGAATAGTAGAGTTGTTTTTTATTAAAGGATAAATATAATCTCTTAAAAAATCTTGGTCATACATTCTATTATCCGTTTTTCTATATAATTCCATTATATCAATCCAATTTGGAACCTCTGGAATTTTTTTTGTTCCGAACATTCCAGCTAATATACAAAAATTATGATGGGGATGGTCCCTCATTATATGAAATAATGTATTACTTGACATCCATTCATGTACTGCTAATTGTTCTCTTTCTGTAAATCTAGTATCTGTATCTCTTGGCATCATAATTTCCACTTCATTATCATCAATTGCCTCAAATCTCCACATTCTAGGTTTACAATCTTCATTATTTAAATTGCCACTTTTTAGAAAAATTTTAGTATTTTTAAACAATTTTAATTTTTCAATTGTTTGACATGGAACACTATTTTCATGAATATAAAACCAACATTCAAAATCAGGATACCATTTTTGTGCATCTTCTGCATTACGGATAGCGCCAATGTTATATGTTGGATTATCTCCCCATAAACTAAAACTAATTATTTTTTTCATATGTATAATATTTTATATATTATTTATATCTAAATTGAAAATATTTTTATATTAAATAATTTTCGGCATGTAAAATTAGGAATTCATTATTTTTATAATTTCTATGAAAATGTGCATCATCGTAACAATTAATAAAATTACCATTTGTATTATTTATTTTATCTATATATTCCCAAGTTTCTAGTCTTTTAATTGGTCTATTTAAAACTTTTAAATTTGGGTAATTAATTAAATTAGTATACATTAGTTCTTGATCTATAAACCATTCTTTTGATCCAGGAATACCATTATATGATGCAATAAAAGTTTCGTTTATTTTATTTTTAATATCTTCTTCATTACTAATATTAAATACTTTTTTCCATACAGATGGATGTGCAGCATTATAACACATATAAATTTGATTACCATCTACATGTCTATAGTAAATAAAATCATCCATTGTAAAATTATCTAATCCATCACAGTAGTAATTTGGACGCATTGGTAACATATCCATATCAGTTATCATAACTAATTCGTTTTCTGGTAATTTTAATAATGCAGGATAATATATTCTTAAGTTTTGTGAAACAAATGCCGTATTTATATCTAAATTATTATTCCAAAGAATTATATTCTCTGAACAATGAATAATTTCTTCTGGAATGTGATCTCCAACAAATAGAGCTAAAAATTTTATACCAAATTTTTTCCAAAATAATATTTGTTTTGGTATAAATAAATAATAATCTCTATTATTATTTACTGAAGCTAATACTGTAGTTAATCTCATAATTATATATATAATTATGAGTATAGTTTTAATATAGTTTTTTGTAAAAATCTAATGTTATTTTACTTAATTTTAAATTTTTAAATTTTGTATTAATATTATTGACATCTAATTCATCCCAATCATTTAAATAAATAATTGGTAAATTATCTATATTAATACTATCTCTTTTTAACATTATTGGTATCACATCCAAATACAAACATTCCCAAATTCTGTGAGTATCTAATCCATTTCCTCTAGGACAAATAGCATACTTGTGTTTTTTAAGTTCAATAAAATATTCTTCTTTAGATAATTTATTGTTCCAAATTAATTTATTTTTAAATTTGTTATAACATTCATTTCTTGAAAAATGAGTTGATAATGAAAACAAAAAATATATATTTTTTTCTTTTTTTATATCTATTCTAATTCTTACATTATGTAAAATTTGATGGTCAAACCATTGGCTATTTTCAATTCCTATTGGGATTGGTTCTAGATTTTTATGTGTTATTAAACAATTTTGGGAATATTGTTTTTTAACTTGATTTAAAAAGAATTCATATTTTGCATCAACTTCATGATCAGAGTTATGAGTTATTATAATTTTATTACTTATATCTATATTAAATTTATAAATTTTATCATAAAAATTGATTAAATCATCTGTTTTTACAAAAATTTTTTCATAATTATTTATAGCGGTCTCAATATTATTTTCAATATCAATAATATTTTTTTGTATTTTAACATTGTTTGGATTAGCATTGATACTATTTATAGAACCTATAAAAACATCACATATACTCAAAAACTTTTCTCCACAAATAATATCATCGTTTATAATTAAACTCGTTGATGATATGTAATCAAAAATATTGCTGTTTTCATTTAATTTAATTTGTCCTAATTTTATTCCATTTAAATACGGAATTCTATAATTATTTTCATCATAATACCAGGTAATTTCTTCTAATATAATATTTTCTAAAACTTCACTATTAATCTTCGTTATATCTTGATAAATCATTATATTATTTTTAAAAATATATTCTATTTGGTGAGAATCTAATTTACCATTAAATAATTTTGCTTGTTTAGTTAAAATAGTATTTGAAAACATTATTATTAAATATATATATTTAATATATATATTATAATGTCTTATGGAAAACACACATATGGAAAACCAAATGTTATTAATGTTTGGAAAAATTCTGCGAATTTAAAAATAGGCAACTTTTGTTCTATCGGTGCTAATGTAGATATATATTTAGGTGGAAATCATAGAATAGATTGGGTAACAACATATCCATTCGGACATATAAATGAAAATATATTTAATAGTTTTAATGGAGAAGGTCACCCATTTACAAATGGAGATGTAATTATTGGTAATGATGTGTGGATTGCTTCCAATGTAACAATTATGTCTGGAGTCACTATTGGTGATGGAGCAGTTATAGCAAATAACAGTCATGTCGTTAAAAATGTTGAACCTTACAGTATAGTAGGAGGTAATCCTGCGAAATTAATTAGATATAGATTTACAACAGAACAAATAGAAAAATTATTACAAATTGAATGGTGGAATTGGGAAGATAATAAAATCAATAATTATTCTCATTTATTATGTAATACTAACATAGACGAATTTATTAATTCTGCTTTAAGTAATTGATTTTTTAGCTAAAATAGTCAATCCATTGTTATTTGTATATCTTTCTTTAATATACCATTCAGGATTATTCTCCAAAAATTCTTCAATGGCTGGCCATAAACCTTTGTTTATTTCTTCAACGGGAATTCCTGATTCCTGACTCTGTTTTTCAGCATCCCAATAGCACCGGATTGTCTCCCCATGTATTTCATCTACAGTCGTATCATGCATTATAATATATTTGTTTGTTAATTTAGAAAACTTATTTAATTCTCTTTTTAACTGACCATATACATGCCATGTATCTATAAAAGTAATATCATAATTTTCTGTAAAATCTAATAATAGATTATTTTTCCATTCATATTTAACTTGAATATTATTGAAATTTTTACTTTCTATTATTATATCATTTACTTCACACTCATTTATATCATTCATAAATAAGCTTTTATTACATTGATTTTCCCCGTCTAACAAACCATACAAAAATGCCCATGAGGAAACACATCCACGTACGCCTGTTTCAAATACACTATCACATTGTTTTGCATACTTATATAACGTTGGTAAATGTTCCATAATATCACATGAATTTTTATTTGGATGTGAATTTGTACATAATAAATTATAAGAATTAATAACTGTATTCATTTATATTTAAATAATATAAATTATATTTATTATTTTCCGCATTAATTCAACCGTTTTTAGACTATCTTCATTCACTTTACAACGGAAATGATGATGATTTACGATAACATCATTTACAATTTCATTGTTGTAATTAGAAAAGTAGTATCTTTCTAAATGTGTGAAATTTATATTGAAATTTATTAAAAGTTCTGCTAAAGAAACGTCATCAATTACATTATATTTTAACATTGTTTTATTAGTGACTATTAGATTGCAGATATTTTTGCTAATCAAAATTCCTGAACCAGATACAAATGGTTGTTTGTCATTAGTTTGAGTTTGAAAATTTGCATTATTTGTATATCCAATAACTCCTCCATATTTAATATTACTATTTAATAAACTATATAATTTATTCAAATGTACAACACTTGACAAATTAGTTCTAAAAACATAATCAAATTCTTCATTTTTAAGCAAAAAATCTATAGATTTAACTGTTTTATCTAAACAGCCAGGTATATAACTTTCAATACCTTTTATAAATATAGTATCATTTATTATTTCAATATCGCTTTCTAGTGTTGAATCATATTTCATAAAATATGATTTTATATTTTCATGTGTGTTCATATATTTTCTCCAAAGTTCTTGCATTTGTGTGTATGCATAATTGTCATTTGCCAAAATTAAAATAATTAGTTTCATTATAATTATTTTAATATAATAAACAAATATTTAAATGCATATTTATTTAACTTATATTGATAAATGATAACTCAAGATTTCATTCTTCTTATTATGAATTGTAAGAAATACAAAAATAAAGCGCTTATTCAAAAAAACACATGGTTAAAAACGATTCCATCTGATTTAAAATATTATCATGTAATTGGGGACGAGACATTGAAATCCAGTTTTGTTTTTGACGATGATGCAAAAATATTATATGTTAAAACACTAGATGACTATAACTCATTGCCAAAAAAAGTAATACATGCATACCAAGCGGTGAATACAATATTCAATTATAAATATATTTTCAAGACAGACGATGATCAACTGTTGACAAAGCCCAATTTTTTTAACACAATTAGTAAATTAATTTTAAACAAAACCCCTGTATCCCATTACGGTGGATTTATCGTAGATGTTGAACATCCATTTCTATCTCAATATGATAGAATTCATCCTGAATTACCTAAAAATATTCCAATTTATATGACAAAATATTGCAACGGTCGGTTCTATTTTCTCTCTAAAGATGCAGTAAAATATCTTATAACTAAAAAAGAAAATATATGGAATGAATATATTGAAGACTATGCAATTGGTTTTAATTTACATCAAAAATATAAAATAAATATGTTGAATATTACTACAAATAAAATATTCATAGACATGGTTTTAACAGATTACCCGGAATTTGCTGAAATCACTTCATAAACATTGGCCTCAATTGTTGCCTAACAGAAGGTACTATAGACGGTTTGGAACGAAATAGCCATTCTTTATCAAGATCCACCATTACTCTTGTATAGTTTGTATATCTTTTTTCTATATCACTATAATCCTCTCTTTGAGTTACAGTTAATGGGGTTATTAAAAACCATTCGTCTTTTTCTTGAAGTTTAAACCAATATTTATCAATTGCATATAAAACATGTTGTTCGGGATTTTTTATTAGTTTTTGTATTCCTTCTTTAATATTATTAATTAGTGTATCGTAATAGTGTTTTTTAACAAGATAACCAGTAGTAGTTTGACAACGGCATACTTTTACACAATAATCATCTATTTTTTGATAAGGAGGCATATTATTTCCTGCAATAAGTAAAACATCAAATTGATTTTGATTTTTTAAAAATTTATTTAATTGGTTCTTAAACAGTTCTGGATTCAAAAAAAGTATATCATCTTCTATTATTAAAACATGATCCCAATTATTTTGTTTAGCTATCTCTAAACATTTTAAATGACTCATACTACATCCTACTGCACCATTTTTAAGTTTAATTGCATTAAATCTAGTAGCAGTAATTCCAATTTTAACTAATTGTTCTTCCACATGTATTTTACGATCTGGTCTGGATTCTAAATTTATATAAAATGCATGATTTATATTTTCTATAGAATTCATTAATTTTTATATAGTAAATATTTAAATTTTAAATTGGTAACAAACAAAAATATTTTATTTATAGCCAATATAATTTAGAATATATTGAATAACTTAGTTACACGTAATTTATTTGCGTTTTAACTTGTAAAATTTTATTTTATTATACTTATATTGGTATTGAAATAGATGAAAATATTATATGGCCTTGAATATAACAATATAGATGTCACTGAAATTTGCAAAAAACAATTAATGAAAAATGGAATAATTAAGATTAAACACTGCGATGAATATAGAGCTAAATTATTTACAGATCCATGTTTTCGTGTTTTGAAATCAATATTTATAGTAAGGGAAAATTATCCGATGTTAAAATATAGCAATAAACATGATATTTACATTGATACAAATACAAATAATATATACACAAGTGATGCCCCAGATAGTATTAAAGAACTTTTTCCTGATTATGATTTATTGTTAAGAAATATTCAATCAAAATTAAAATTAGAATATGGTAGTTTTCAAGATGAATATCCTGAACAAATAATGGCAGTAAGATATTTAACTGGAAATGAAAAAGTTTTAGAAATAGGAAGTAATATTGGTAGAAATTCTCTAATTATTGGTTATATTTTATCACAAAAAAATAATAGTGATTTTGTTACTGTAGAGAGTGATCCTGATACAGCCAACGTATTAAAATATAATAGAGATTTGAACAATATGAATTTTTTTATTGAAAATGCTGCTTTATCCAAAAGAAAACTAATTCAAAAAAATTGGGAAGGAGGAACTGCATCTCAAACAATTTGCTCCGATGTTTTACTAGATGGTTATAAAGAAGTTAATACTATTACTTATAATCAATTATGCAATAAATATAATATTGATTTTGATACACTAATATTTGATTGTGAAGGTGCATTTTATTATATTTTAATGGATATGCCAGAAATATTAGAAAATATTAAATTGATTATTATGGAAAATGATTATACCGATATAGAACATAAGAAGTTTATTGATAGTGTTTTATTGGAAAATGAATTTTATGTTGATTATGTTCAATCTGGCTGTGAAATAGCACGTAGAAAATTTCCAGATACATATAGCGAATTTTTTCAAGTATGGAAAAAAAAAGAGCCAGAAAATTTAGTGATTAATCTATAATTTTAATATGTTTTACTATTAAAATGATAAAAGAAACTTTTACAAATGACGAAAAAATAGACATTTCAAGACAAATTAAAAATATCACTTTACAAGATATTGAAAAAGAAATGAATCAATTAATCCAAATTGGAACAAATGCTCATACTATATCGCCAAGATCACGAATAGGTAATAATATAGTAGATTTTTTTACTTTCAAACACCGATTAGCCACAAAAGGAAAATATAATATAAATTTTTATGACTTTATTGTAAATATAGATGAATTTAAGAAAAAGAAATTTATTCAAAATATGTTGCATTATTATGATACTGTAAAAAATAAAACAAAAAAAAAGAATTATTATACTGTTTTGAAGGAAGTATATAATATATGTATAAGTGCTATTAATATTATACGACCTATTGTTTATATGGAAATATACACAAAATATAGCCCCACGTGTATATTAGATTTTTGTGCTGGATGGGGCGGTGCTGCTGTCGCTGCTTGTGCATTAAATATTCCTAGTTATATTGGTATTGAAATAAATCACTCTTTGATTGAACCATATGACAAACTTACTGGGTTTTTAAAAGAGAGAAGTAAAACCAATATTCAGATGATTTTTAAAAATGCTCTTGAAGTAGATTATACTACATTAGATTACGATTTTGTATTCACATCACCACCTTATTATTTTATACAAAAATATGAAAATAATACAGAATATATTTCAAAAAAAGAAATGGATGAAAAATTTTACATGCCACTTTTGTCAAATACTTATGCTAATTTAAAACCAAATGGTATATATGCATTAAATATTAATAAAGAGGTATATGATAATGTTTGTGTAAAATTATTTGGGCCCGCACATGATATTTATCCTTATAAAAAATCAAAACGTCAGAATAATTATGATGAAATTGTTTATGTTTGGAAAAAATAATAGAACCCAATTATTGGATTATGTCAATTAAAATACACCACCTAATCTGATTCTTGCACTAGGTGCTGCTGGTGGTTTTGCACCTACATAATTTGCATATTGGGGTGAATATTTATTAGGAGGTGGATTAGGAATTTTTACTGTTGTTTTATTATTACTTTGTTTTTGCTGATAATTTCTTACAAATCTATGATTATTGATTGGAATATTAGATATAGTATTGGAAATAGTATAATCATTGCTATTAATACTGTTATCATCAAATGAAGCTGTTTTAATATTTTTATTATAGACATCATCCATAATTGTATCTTGTTTATCTTTTTGAATTTGTTTTATTAGTTCTATTGGCACTTGTTTACCAGTTTTTAATAAATACTCCGCTGTTTGTTCACGTTTCTCTTTAGTCGTAGGATAATAAGGAATATTAGACCAGTCATCTGTATTTGTCACCACCTTATTTGTATGTTTAAGAAGTTTGTCAGGATGTATTATTTTTCTTCTAGGTTCCCTTAAATCATAATTAAAATATTCATCATTTTCATATCGTAAAAGTGTCAAAAAGGTTTTGATATTCACATAAAATATTCTAGGGTCTTCAAAAGAAAATATGTTGTCATTTGGATTGGTTGATACTGTATCAATACCATAATCAAGTTTTGTAATAGTTCTTAATCCATCCACTCCATCATCTTTATCGCTTCTCCAAGGATCTTTTTTACTGATAATTCTAGAAATTCCATCAAATAGTTGTAATATCTGAGGTTTACCTATCTCATAAAAATTACTTCTATCAATAATAAGCTTGTTGACTTCACATCTTTTTTGCAATGTGTTATCTTCCATACCCCAACCCCAGTAACAAGGATAACCATTTATTTTTTCAAAATCACCACCTTTCATTACTACAATACCGCCTAAAGCATATTTATATCCATAGTAGTGTTTTACCACACCATGTGTCGTTTGATAATCAAAAATTTTGTAAAATGGTATTGTATCAACGTCATTAAAAATAAAGGTAATATCTTTGTAATGTTGTGGATATTTATTTTTCACTGCTAAGAATCCTATATTTTTAATTGCCCCTCTATTAAAAGTTCTTGCATCACATTGATGAGAAAAATAGATCTCATAATCTTTGTTATCTTCTAATAAGAATGACATATATTTACAAAAAAAATATTTTTGTTGAATACGATTTCTGTAAGGAACAATAAAAACTCTTTTGGGTATTTGTGTTGATTCTTTTTTAATATTCATTTTATGAAAATAGTTGATTTTTTTATTTTATAGTTTACACGATTTCTAAATTTATTAGTTTACTTATTATATAATTAATTGAATTTATATAGAAAGTTTAATTTATATAAATTCAATAATATAAAAATCAAAATATGAATCCTTTAATGTTATTACTATTTTTTACTTTTATATATATCAGTAGTGCTGAACATAAACAGTGTATTAATTGTAGTAATTTTATACCACATAGAAATAACAAAATGACTCATCTTGGTACCTGTAAATTATTTGGAAATAAGATAGCTAGTAATAATCGTGCGATTGATACAACAACAAAAATAATGTATAACTTTGCAGATCATTGTAGAAAGGATGAAAACCTTTGTGGTAAAGAAGGTATGCTTTATGAAACTAATATACATATAATAAAGACAAATGAAGATAGAGCGAAAGAAAAAATATTTTATTATTACAGAATTGTAAAAATTTTAAAAGATAATTGGTAAAATTTATGAATATTTTTTTAATATAACTTCAGGAATCAGATGATCCTTAATTTTTTCTAATTTTTTATAGCATTTATTTATTGTTACTTCACTGATTTCACTAACATTTTTAACATCGCGTTTACTTACGTTTAATTTACATAGTTGTGATATAAAATATACTACTCCTGCTGCAATAGAATGTGGTGTATTTTCAGGCATTATATTCAGTTTTTCAATTTTCATAGATATGAATTGACACAATTTTGTTAACTCATTATTAATATTTAATTTACTACAAAAACGCTCTATAAACGCTTCTGGTTTTGTCTTACAAAAACTGGTTTTTTCTTTATTGTCCATATCTTTTTCAATATTATTAATAATAGATAATGCATTTTTACAACCTTTTGTAGCGCTAGTAACATCTAAATGAAATATATTTGCAATTTCTTTAGCTGTCCTTGGAAAATTATTGATTCTACATGAAATATATATAGAAGCGGCAATAATTCCATCTCTATTGTCACCACGAAATGTTGTTTCATATTCTGAAATTTTTTTATGATATCTAACAGCATCATCTATAATCATTTTAGGCATACCAGCATTTTGTGCCATAATTGTAATAAACTGAAATTCATCATATTGCGATTTTTCTTTATATGGCATAGACTGCCATTCTGTATAACGTTTAATTTTTCTCATTTCATAACTCATTGCACCACAGCAGAGAACTTTGCAACCATAAGAAGATTCTTCTAAAAGTGGGTTTATAGGCATTCCACAACGTGTAGGATCAGAATTTTGATTATCATCCGCACCATAATATCTCCATTCAGCAGAATGATCTACAATATCTTTGTATATGATACCGCAATTTTTATTGGTACAAGTTAAGAATCCTTCATCTGAAAATGCTAAAATAGACTCGCAATACTCACAAAAGTCTCTGTTACCAGAAGCTCTATAAATACATTCTAAATTATTGGAATTATATTTTGTTACATTATTCAATTCGGAATCAAAAATATTCCACAATTCTTTTTTATTAATTATATTATTTTTTCTTCTCTTACTACCTTCTTTACTCATTTCTTTCTTTTCATTAGAAAATATAATTTTAATTCATTTTTATTTTATATCTTTATGATATATGGGAAATATACCTTCTACAACTACAAAATCAACTAGTGACAAACAATTTGAAAATTTTTATCAAATTATTGATTACATAGCATCATATTATATTTTGACAATGGATTTTAATAGTTTAACAAATTTGGCAAAAAAAGAATACTGTGACAAATTAGTAGTGATAACTTCTGATATTATTAAAAATTACTTTAATGATATGGAAATAACCTATTTGGCTCAGAGAATTAAACAAGGTCAAGAGGTAAATGAACTCACGAAAGAAAATGTTATGTTTGTAAATAGAGATCAATTGGAAAGTTTAGACATACAAAATGACGTAAACAAAACTATTAAAAAGAAACGTGTTTGTATTGGTATTGCAAAGTTCTATATTAAAATCGCGCACGTTTTTGCAGCAATTGTAAAAACAATCAATCCTGTTTATGCTTACAAAGATGAATATGGTAACGTTGTGAAAACTGGATTATTAGAAAAACATAAAATACCTAAAAATGTTCAACGAAAAATATATAAGCTAAATATTTGTGATAAAAGAATAAGAACATTGAATAATATAGATATTGATGAATCAAAAAAAGAAGTGAATATGCAACCTAAAATATGTGGTATGAATTTGAATAAAGATGGTACACCGATGACATTAGAAGAAGAACCTGGTATTACTGAATTAATGCAATTATACTTGGACGATAATTATGATTATTCCAATGGTACTTTTACAGGAATGTCTGAATCAACTAAAAAACAATTTAACAAGGATTTAAAAACTTTTTACACCGCATTTACTGGAAAAGAAGATATGCCTCCAGAAATTACAAAATTTAGTGATATAAAATTGCGGGACTATAACAGTCAACTTACTTGCCAAGGTGAAAATCCTATATTTAAACAAAAATATGTTGTTTCTAGTAACGATAAACTATTTTTACAATATGCCAAAAATATTAAAGGTATGATTCAATCTGCATCCGATAAACAAAGTGAATTATTAAATGTAATTAACGAGTTATTTATTTTTGTTAACGACCCTTATAGTGATAAGAAAAAAATACGCGTAAATCCTACTTTAAATGAAGATAAATTACAAAAAATAGTTGAAAAAACACGCAATATTATAATTGAATTGTACGTAAAGTGTGAATTAGATTTTATAAATAATCTTAAAGTATATGAAGCAATAGTAGAATCAAAAATTTTAGAAACTACAAAAAAACAAATAGAAAATCTTGAAAAAAAAGCAAACACTATAATCAGTGAAACTAATAAAATTATTGAAAACCCGTATTCTGTACCACCAATTCAACCAGTTCCACCAGCTATTATTGCTGATGTTCCTCCTTCCCCTGTGCAACCAGTCCCAATGGTTCCGCCAGTTGTGATTGCTATTCCTCCTCCTGTACAACCAGTTCAACCTCCTCCTAAAATTATGTAAATATGATCGTCCTCATATAATCTAGTAATATTACTAGAATAATATGTAAACATGGTATTAAAGCAATAAATAATAATAAAACGGTTAGTAAAAACATCTTTGAGTATTAAGATAATGAATGTGATTGTAATATAAGAACAATAACATAATCAATTTTATTTTTATTTTACTATGAAAATAATAAAATAAAAATCACATTTTATGCATTTATGCACTTAAATTTAATTTTATATTTATGCGCGGGCGCGAGATGCGGCGGCAGCACGGGCAGCAGCAGCAGATGCAGCACGGGAAGCAGCAGCAGCACGGGAAGCAGCAGCAGCAGCGGATCTTGATGCTGAAGCAGATCTGGAAGCTGATTTAGCTCTTGATGCAGCAGCAGCACGGGCAGCGGCAGCAGCAGCGGATTTAGATGCTGATGCAGCACGGGAAGCAGCAGCAGAAGCACCACGAGCAGCAGCGCGAGCGCGGGTACGAGCCATTGAGCGTGAACGAGACATTGATCTATGACGACGAGTATGTGCCATTTTATATATATATATAAAACAAAAAAAAATACGAAGATGGTTAAAAATTGCTAAATAAATTTTTTAATTATTATTTTTTAAATACAGTAAAAAATATGAAAGATTTACTATAGTTTTACCATATTTTATTGGTTGAATGCCACCACATTTTATCTCCTTTTTTGACTTTATACATTGACCTAAATAATTCGGATCTTGATAGTGGAACATTACATCTATATTTATCTAAAGGATGTGGATTTGTAATTAATTGCATTTGTAAAGCTTTATCACTTAATTTTTGTCTTTGTTGAAAAGCAAAATATACAAAAAATACACCAAAAGATAAACCTACTATTGGTAATATGTCGTTATTTTTCATTTGAAAATCTCTCAAATATTCACAACATATATTCATAGCTGAAATATCTGCTAAATCTTCGTCAATTGTAGAGACAGCATTAAATATGATACCGTCGTTTGCTGCAAAATCTTCATATTGTTTAATTACATCTTGTTGTATTTTTTTAAAATGGGTAGCATCTTTTTCTGTCCACCAATTATGTAATTTACCATTTTCATCATATTTACTACCCCAACTATCCAAAGCATGAGACATTTCATGTGCTAAAGTAAACCCAATATGAGCTAAATTATATTCAATCCCTCTTTCTTCCAAATCAACAAAAGGTTTTTGGATATATCCAAGAGGTATAAATATACTATTATTTGTCTGCGTATAAAATGCATTTGCATTATACACTTGGGTACTTCTAAATGCGATAGGAATTTCCGTCCAATCTACAACAGGAAGATTTATAGTAGGAGTACCATCTAACAATACATCTCTTTTTATGTTGTATTTACTTATTCTTGTTAAATTTATCCAAAAATCATCATCTATATAATCTATAACACTTTCTTCTATAAATTTATCATGATAACCTACTATTATCTTCATTTGCTCTAATTTTTTTATCGCAACTTTTCGTGTAGATGGTTGAAGCCAATTATTTTTTTTTATTATTCTAATAAAAACTGTTCTCAGATCTTCTGACATAGATCTAACATAATTTATAAAATCAATATCTAAATATCTTTCAATATATAATTTGGATAAGAATGTGTTAAAAGCATAACCAATCATAGTTATTCTAAAAATTTCCATTCGTTTTATTAAAACCTCTTGAGTTATTAAATCTTTAGATTCTAGACCTTTCTGAAATTTTCCATAAAAATTAAAATATATTGGATCTTTATTTGCTAAATCAAACCGGTTTATCTCTCTTGCATAAAGATATATCCAATAAGTTCTCCATTGAGGTGTTTTCCATTCTTTTAATAAAAGTTCCATAATACAGGATAAATAATTCAAGTCTGGAGTTACAAAAAAAGAAGGTGTTTTTTTGAACCCTAGTTCTTTTGTGAATTCTTGCCAATTGAACTTGTATTTTTGAATACTTTCTTTGGAATTTATTTTATTATAAAAAGTTTGATCATCTTGTTTTTTTATCTTATCACATGCATATGCATTGGCAATTTTTTGTTCTACAATAAAAATATCATTTACATCAAACATTTCATAATATTTTTTACCAAATGCATATTCAAATAATTTTTTTAAATAATTTATAAATGTATTTCTGTAAATTTTTTTGTATTTAACATTTTTTCCATCATCAAAATAAACAGATACATCATATAATGATAATTTGGGTCCAGATACAAAAGATCTGAATTTTTCGGGTTCCATGGGATCTGGTTTAATAGTCCATATTAAAGGACTACCGCGTTTAACTGCATCAATCTCACTAATAGATGCTAATAATTTCCATAATTTGTCATTCTTAATTAATTCATCAATACCATCTAAATAATTTTTAATATGTGTTTTTAATTTTATACTTTCTACTTTATCCAATACAAACGATTTATAATAATTTCTTAACGATATATCAAAAGGAAGTTTACTATTTTTTGTAATATCCAAATAATGTTTTACAAGATCAATTAATTCACCATATATTTTGTCTTGTACTATTCTAAAATTATCAAATTGTGCAATATAATCTTGACTTTTTTCTTGGCTAAATGTTTTTATCCATCTATCATTAATATAAGAATAATAATCATTATTTGGTGTGTATCTATTATCACGCAATGCATCATTAATGTCTTTTAATGTTTGTTTTTGTAAATTATATGTTTTTGAATAAGGATCTATATTATTTTTAATTAATTGTGCTTCAAATTTGTCCTCAAAAGTATCAAACGTATTAGAATAATTTTTACAGTACTCTTCTTTCAATATTATACTTCCATTAATAGTATGACGATTTTTATCTTCAATTGGTGCAGTAAATTTAAGTATATTACTAGCTTGTGTCTCTTTTACTATACCATTTTTTTTTGTCTTATCTTTTGATTTTTGTTTTGAAGTAATATTTTTTTTTGTGTTTCTAGTGTATATTTTTTTTGTTGTCATAAATAATATTTAATATTCTTATATTATTCAAATATTATTTTATTCTTTACAAATTCCAACTGCCTTCGCAATTTTTTTAATTATTTTTGTGTCTTTTTCATAATCATTATCTCCTTTGCCTCCCATTGCTTCTATTACTAATTTATTATATTGACTACTTTTTTTGGAATCATATTGTTCACAATCAGGATATTTCTCTCTAAATGCTTTAAGCATACATATATTTTTATGTGCAATTGCTCTAATTGCCTTCCTCAACTTTTTATTGGATTCATCTTCTTTTTCCCAAATATTATCTTCTTTAACATACATAACTTCTCTTTTTTGATCCGTACAATGAACAGGACGTTTTTCCACCTCTAATGCTTGTAAATTTTTAATAATTATATTGGAAATCCCTTCAATATAACCAACCTTGCCTACATTTTCAAGGTCAGATACTTGTAATTTTACAGATTCAATAAAATCACTAATATTCATAGCATCTTTACATGTTTCATTCAAAAACACTTGCAGGTTAAAAGTTTTGTTATGAGAATTGGTTGTATTATTTGTTATATTAGTGGTACCATTTTTAACTATTTCAAGAATAATTTGCTTTATATCATAATGCTCTTTCATTAAATCATTATTTTGTTTTATCAATAATTGTATAATATCATCTTTACTGCTTTTATCCAAACATGACTCTGTATTATCACTCTTGCACTTCTTTTTATGTTTCCATAAACTAGACCGGTTCTCATATTCTTTTTCACAAAAATCACAAAAAAATGAGGTTTTGCTGAATTTTTGCTGAATTTTGTTGCCAATTGTTGCCTTTGCTGAATTTTTGCTATGCCTCGTGCTAAAAATATGCGAATCGTAATTACATTTTCTCTCGGTACCATAGTCACAAAAATGACAATAATATTTTATCGCTGAATTTTGCTGAATTTTGTTGCCTAATGTTTCCATATATTTCCATTATATTAAAAATGTCTAAATATTAATTTATTTAAATTCAAAAATTATGGTAACAGAATTAAAATTATTTTTTTGGCGTCCAGACGCTAAAATTAAAGTATGGTCACAAAGTTAATTTTTTGCCAAGACTTTTTGGGATTTTCCAAAAATGGACAAAAAAAATGTCCAAAATCAGAAATCCAAAATACTTTTTGGAACACTTTTTCTTTAAAATATAATAAATTGTAAAATATACTTAAAGAGCTCTAGAAAGCGATAGGTTTGTTTCTCTAGAAAAAATATTCGTACCCTGACTCATTCTCATTTGGAAAAGATTCTTTGTCATAATACTCTTCTTCAATAAATATTGTTTTATCAACTATTAAATTTCCTGCTTTATCGTTATCTATTAATTCATTTATATCCCTACATAACTTATCATTTTTAAGCCAATTATGTCTTAATACTTTCCCTAATGGTGTATTTAATATATCGGGAACAAATATAACAAAATGATCTTTATTTTCAAATATATATTTACTGACATAGTATTGATCCCAAGGCCATTTATTATGATAATCTAAATTATTATTCAAATCATCAATCATATATTTATAGATTTGTTTTATAAAGTCATTATTTTTAATAATAAATGACCCGCTATTAATGAATGTATTTTTTTTTACATAAGGATCTCGTGAAAAACAGCCATGTTTGTTTTCATTTTCTGTTAGTTTATTAATTATATTATTTAACCAAAGACCATTTTGTATCCAAGCATCACTATCTAAGAAAATTATTATATCGTATGATGTATTGTGTAAAAAATCATTTACGATGTGTATTTTTTTTGTTGCTGGATGCATATTTCCATATTTGTTATTGTCCATTTCTAAAAAAACATATTCATATTGTAAATGATCACAAAATCTTTTATTAATTTCTTGTGTCATCAATAAGTACCATAATGAAGGTCTGTTATCTGTTTGTAAAAGGCAAATTTTCTTCATATATTTTTAAATAATATTAAATTATAAAAATTTATCCTCAATTTTATTTAATAACTCATCATTATATACAAAATTTCCAGTAGGTTTATATGATGTAATCGGTGTATAATTTTTCTTTGGTTTTGCATTATTTGTAGTTTGATCATTATTATTATTATTTTTAATATTGAACATAAAATCATTTGGGTTTCTATCTTCTATTCTCATTTTGTTTGCATTGGTATTATTATCAGAATCACTTATTTTTTGACCATATTCATCTACAGCAATACCAGTTTTCTTTTTAAGTTCAGTTCTTACATAAGAAGGAACCCAATGTAACCAAGATATAAAAAGAGTATTTGGGTGAATGTAACGAATATTGAAACCATTTTCCTTTAATTTGTCCATTAAATAAGCAATACAAGCACCCTGATCATACTTTGGAACACCTATAATTATTTCCGGAACAACAAACCAGCAAAATTGCTCATCCATTTTTTGCCTAGAGGTAGTTCTTATTCTCACATGAATACGATTTAATATTTTATTGTAAAGAGCCAATTTACTTAAATCATATTGTCGTTTTTTTTCATACAACTCATCTATATTCAATTTTTCTGAAAAATCTTCTATATTTTCCAAAGTAAAAATATTTGCCATATTAAAACATAATAAGAAAAAAGTTATATAAAATAAATGTATTTACTATATATATTTTATATAGTAAATGAATAATATTAAACATATTGTTATTTCTGGAGGCGGTCCATCTATGTTTCAATATTTATCTGCTATACAATATATGGATGAAAACAAGATAATAGATCTACAAAAAATAGAAAGTATATATGGTACTTCGGCTGGAAGCATTGTAGGAGTATTATTATGTTTAAAATATGACTGGGAAACATTAAATGATTATATGATTTTGCGTCCATGGCACGATTTATTCCGTATCAAAGTAAGCAACATTTTTGAAGCTTATAAAAATAGAGGTCTTTTTGATAAAACTATTATAGAAAAAGTATTTAAACCATTGTTAGATGCAAAAGATTTATCAATTAATATAACATTGAAAGATTTTTATGAATATTCCAAAATTGAAATGCATTTTTACTCTTTTGAAATCAATCAATTTTGTGTAGAAGATATTTCTTATTTGACTCATCCAGAACTTTCCCTTATAGATGCCGTTATAATGTCGTCTACATTACCTGTTTTAATGACTCCTATTATTATAGATAATAAATGTTATATTGATGGAGGCGTTAGTGTGAATTACCCAGTGAAATATTGCTTGGAATCTGGTAAAAATGAAGATGAAATTTTAGGATTATGTAATCAATATGATGTTCAACAAAAAAATCAGGTTGATAATGAATCTAATTTATTAGAATTTATATTGTGTTTCTTTTTTAAAATGTTTCGTAGTTTAAGTTCTAATAATATTGTTCCAAAGATTAAAAACGAAATAGTTTGTAATGTTAAATATTTAAGTTTGAATTATTTAATGTCTGCAGTTAGTTCTGTAGAAGTTCGTAAAGAATTACAACAAAAAGGTATAGAATCAGCGAAAGAATTTGTCAACCTTTTAGAAAAAGGTTGAGCCAAAAACTTTATGAATTTTTATAATATTAGAAAGATTCACAAATTTGGCTCCACCTTTTCTAAAGGTGGATAAAGGTGGACTTATAACACAGTATTTAAAAATTCCTTCAATGTATCCTTTGCTGGTTTGGCATCATATTCAATAATTTGTCCATCCTTCAATAATTTGATAGTAGGAAAACCTTCAATATTATATTTATTCATCATTTGTTCAGTTTCAGCGTTTTCATTAGTACAATTAATCTCAGTGAATAACACATTGTAACCATTTATTGTTTTATTTTGATATTCACTTTTTAATTCATTCCAAATAGGCTTTGCTGTTTTACAATGTGGACACCAATCCGCATAAAATAACATTAATTCTGCTTGTTTGGATGATCCAGTTCCCATAGATTCAGTTGACGTATCTGCATTATAAGAAGGCTTTAATTTTGGTGAAACATAATTGTAATAATAATAAACTGCTAAAACTATAAAAAAAATAACTACGACAATAGTTATTATTGTATTGGTAGACAAATTAGTAACACTTGATCTCATCCTTGATAAAAAAGAATTAGAAGTAGGCGCATTTGCACCAGCTATTTTATTCATATTTACAAAACTATTCATATTCGTATATATATAAATAAAAAGAAATTAACATTCATCTTAAACGAATAATAATTTGAATAATATTTAAAGGTTTTATGATAATTATACTAATAGTATGATAACACGAAATATTAATGGTAAATTAATTAAATTATCCAAATATGATTATCCAAATGATATGATTTATTATGAAAAAATAATGAATATAAAAAAAGAATTTACTAAAGAATCAAAAGTTGGAAATAATAGTGTTTTTCCATCTCAAAAAAAAGATTCAAAATTATCATCTGTATCACTAGATAATATTTTAGATTTTATAAAAATAACATCTGACTAAAATAAACTTTTAATCATGAAAATAATAATTACCCCAATTAAAAAAGTAAAAATATAATTACATACAATATTCATATTTATTTGTTTAATGATTTCATCTGATTTTGAAATACTGTGTGTTATTTTCATCTTATTTATTTGAAGTATACTCAAATAAAATGTATAACTTAATAAAATTATTATGATAAACTTCATCATGTAGGAATTTTTAAAATTACTTAACGGACTAATAACAAATAATATTATTAAAAACACAGACAAAAAACACGAAGTATATATATTTTTTGTAGATGATAAATCCATATATATTATACAGAAATAATATAAAGTTACTAATTATACATATATAATATTATGAACACTACATCACAAGTTAAAATTTCGGTGATCTCTGAATCACGTTGTAAAAAATTTTTTAGATATTTAAAAAATTTTTTGTGTTGTAACAAGTATGATAATACAACAGATAATGAATATTTAGTAAATGTTGTTTATGAAAACACGGTACCTTTTGTACCTCCTGTCAATGTAGGTAAAGTGATAAAAGTGTATGATGGAGACACTATTACTATCATATCTAAATTACCCTATACGGAAGGTCCTATTTACCGTTTCTTGGTTCGTTTAAATGGCATTGATTCACCAGAAATAAAAGGTCACACTGCAAATGAAAAAGAATTAGCAAAACAATCGCGTGATGCTCTTTCTAATCTTATTTTAGGAAAAATTGTTACATTAAAAAATGTATCCACTGAAAAATATGGACGTATACTGGCAGATGTTTATATGGGTGATTTATGTATCAACGACTGGATGTTAACAAATAAATATGCTGTTAGATATCATGGTAGAACCAAGACCATTCCAGATGAATGGAAATAATTTATTTTTAAAATAGAATAATATTGTGTTATATTAATAACCATGCCAAAAACAAGAAAAAATAGAATTTTTACAAAAAAAGATTACAATGCTGGGGATGGTATGATTACAAGTGTATGGGGACCACCATTGTGGCATTATCTACATACAATGAGTTTTAATTATCCAGTAAATCCTACAAGAGAAGATAAACAACATTATAGGACTTTTATGTTGAATTTGCAACATGTTTTGCCTTGTAAATACTGTAGAATGAATTTAAAAACTAATTTTAAACAGTTACCTTTAAAAATAAGTGATATGAAAAACCGTGAGTCTTTTTCAAGATATATTTATAATTTACACGAATTGGTAAATAAAATGTTACATAAAAATTCTAATCTCTCTTATTGTGATGTGAGAGAAAGATATGAACATTTTAGATCACGTTGTACAGATGAGAAACCTAAAATATTTAAATACAAACCTTATTCAAAAACAATGAAAAATAGACCTAAAGAAAAAGGGTGTACAGAACCATTATATGGTAAAAAATCTAAATGTATTATTAATATTGTTCCACAAGAAGAAAAAGGACCTAGTATTCAAATAGACAAAAAGTGTATTAAAACACGGGAATAAATGGAATTATTACAAGTATTTGTATTATTGATATACTTGTAATATTTTACATACCAAAACTAGAAAAGTCACTTAACACTGGAACAGGTAAAAATTCATTGTTAACGGAGTTATAATTTGAACCAGCAAATGGTTGATTACCAAGAGAATTATAATTTGATGATCCTGGTAAATATTGATTATTATTAGTATTATTAGCAATGGAGTTATAATTTGGAACTTTTTTGCATTCAAATGAAGATTCTGGACATCTAGCACATGCAGGACAAGGTGGACATGGTTCTTGTCTTGGACATACTGCTGCGGCTGCGGGACAAGCTGGACATACTGGCGGTACTACTTCTGATTTCAAAATGTATAAATCTTCTTTACCTGGTGGAATTTGACTTTTTGGAATACCTTTTGGTAATGAATCAGAGTAATCATAAGATGGAGTAGACATAACATCGTAAGCTTTATTACTGTCATTTAAATTTTCACCAATTACTCCTGTACTTCCAAAATAAGTTGAAGCATTACTTTTATAGTTTGGTTTACTATTATTGAAAATATGAGTTTCATTTTCTGTTTTTAATTTAATATATTGTTCTCCATTAAGAGTTATTATCTTTGCTTTTTCTCCATCAGAACCATAATATTTTAAATTCTCAGATTTATTAGTAAAAGTTTTATTCAAGTTAGTATTGGAATATATTGGGTTTGTTTTTAAATATATTGGGGTTGCATCTTTTGTCAATTTAACTATGAGACCAGAAGTTCCATCTTTTTGCATGACAACCTCTGCAGTGCTTCCATTATTACCATAAAATGTTTTTCCATTTGCTAATTGTGTAAACGATCCAGAATAATGATTATAATTATCATACGTTGTTTTATATTTTGGATCACTGTTATCATCCTCATCACTATCACTATCGTAATTATTTATATTAGTATTTTGATTCATCGTTTCATTTGCAGTATTTCCTTCAAAGCTTTCTTTATAAAAGTTTCCTCCTAAAAATGAATATAATAATAATCCTAATACTAATATTAAAAATAGAAATAATGCTTCAGTATTCATTGTATAATTTATATAGTGAAAAAAGTTTATTATTATATTATATTTAAAAAATAATTGAATTAAATATATAAATTATTGTATATTTTAACTAATATTATTGTAAAATGATTAAAAAAAGAGTACGAACTATTTACAATTTGAATCACTATTATTTTGACGATGTAAATACAATAGAAATAGGTGTGGATGAAGCAGGTAGAGGACCTCTTTTTGGTAGAGTCTATACTGCAGCTGTAATTTTACCTAAAGATGATAGTTTTGATCATTATAAAATGAAAGATAGTAAAAAGTTTCATTCTAAAAAACAAATAGAAGAGGTTGCTGATTACATCAAAGAAAATGCACTAGCGTGGTATGTTAGTTTTGAAGACGAAAAAACAATTGACGAAATCAATATATTACAAGCAACACAAAAAGCAATGCATAGTGCTATTTTAGAAACTCGTAAACAATATACTGATCTAATAAAGAAAGAAAAATATCCCCAAAATAAGGATTTTTATTTACTAATTGATGGAAATTATTTTAATCCAATAACATGTTTTAATAAAAGTTTAAATAAAATAGAAATTTTACCATATTCTTGTATTGAAGGAGGTGATAATAAGTATACTGCAATAGCAGCCGCTTCTATTTTAGCAAAAGTAGAGCGTGATAAGTATATTGAAGAATTATGTAGTGAAAACCCGGATTTGATTGAAAAATACGGAATAGATCAAAATAAAGGATACGGTGCTAAGCGTCATTTGGATGGTATTAAAGAACATGGAATTACCATTTGGCATCGTAGAAGTTTTGGTATATGTAAATCCTTTTCCACCTTTTAGAAAGGTGGAGCCAAAAAATGTTTATCTATATAAAAAACTAAGTCAACAATTGCAGAACTTATTGAAATTTGTTTTGGCTCCATCTTTTTTACACCTTTTAACATTTCAAACGCCGATTTATATTAATTTTCCATTAATGTATATTTTATTATCATAACTACAATAAAAATCAAAACATTTTATTTCATTATCAGTTGAATAAGTCGGAATAATGTTGTTTGATGAAAAAGATAATATACCTATCATAATTTTTGATTTTAATTCTTGAATATTTTTTTTCTTTCTATACTCATTTAATCCTTTTATTAATATATATTTAACTTCATTATCTAACCCTTCGTGGTCATCTGACACAGAATTAATACAATATTTTCCATAATATGTCTTATTGTTTTTTCCAACTTTATAAATAAAAGTAATAAATGGCATGTGCATTATTTATTCATTTATCTTTAAATATTTTTGGCTCCATCTTTTTACACCTTTTTTTGTTTCAAACACCGAATTTTTCTAAAAATGTATCTAAAGACAATGGTTGCCACATCATAAAATTATCTTTATTATAACTTAATGTGCTAGTACATTCTGTATAAATTTTAAAATAAATTTTATTTTTATCATTTAAATTATTGTAGAATAAATATGATTCCCTCATTTGAATGTAACTCATTTCTTCATCATATTTCTCTTCAAATAATATATTACTAATATCATCATCGTTAAAATTATACATTTGTATTCCAAAAATACGTCCCTTACTATAAATTCCCATTTCTAATACATAATATTATTGATTATTTTTAAGTAATTATTAAAATTAAAAATAATCGGCATTTGAAATGTTAAAAGGTGTAAAAAGGTGGATAGGAATAAAATTGATATCTTTTTTATATTTTATGATAATATATAAGTATATTAATCAAATATAACATGGTAAAAATTTGCGTTTTTGATACGGAGACAACTGGTTTACCTCCAATATTAGATGGGAAAGATTGGAATGAACGAAATAATAATGATCAAAGATTATTATCATTTGAGGATTTGTCAAAATCTACTTCTGTATGGAATAAAATACTTTCTTCGTGGCCAAGTATTATTCAATTGAGTTATATTATTTATGATATGGAATCACCAAACAATAGCAAGATATTTAATAAATACATTGATATTCCAGATAATATAACCATTGCAGAGAGTTCTACAGCAATTCATCATATTGATAAAGAAAAAATTAAAGTGTTATCTACTGAAAAAAAAGCACTTATTACGGATGCTGTCGTAGAATTTATGGCAGATATTATGGATCCAGAAGTAACTACAATAATAGGTCATAATGTACAATTTGATCGCAAAATGATTATTGCTGAATTATTACGCTTATCTACAATAACAAATTTAAATATAGAAAATGAATTAAAATTCTTAATGAATAATCAAAAATTTGTTTGCACTATGGATGCAACCGCTCCAGTATGTAATATACAAATAGCGGTTAACTATAAAGATAAAAAAACTGGTGAAGATAAAGTATTTTATAAAGTAAAAAGCCCAAAATTAATTGAATCCTATCAATATTACTTTGGATATTTACCAGACAGTAATGCATTACACGATTCTTTAATTGATGTAATACTATGTTTACGAGTATTTATGAAATATAAATATGATATAGATGTTTGTGGAAAAAATACAATTATTACAGAATATATTAAAAAAATATCTCCAGAAGGTTATATTTCTAGATTAGACAATGTTCCAAAAGATATTGATATTGAAAATATAACATTAGAAATAATAGATCCGTTTAATGAAATTGAAACCTCAACTACAACATCAACCACAAAAACGAAAACAAAAAATAAAAAAGGTGGAAAAAAAAATAAAAAACAGAAAACAAAACGACGCAGATCTAAACGTATTTCACAACAAAAAAAGATCTAAATTAAGGGTGGTCTAGGCAGAACACATTTCGCAAATCTCATCCTTTTCCTCCACTTTTTTCTTCTCTGGTTCTATTGTAAATTGCTGTGCTTGATGTTTTGCTTTTCTTCTTAAATAATAAATACCAGTTTTTAATCCTTTTTTCCATGAGTAAAAATGCATGGATGTAAGTGTATTATAGGTAGGATCTTCTACCCATAAATTAAGCGATTGGCTTTGACAAATAAATGCACCGCGATCGGCAGACATATCTATTAAATGTTTCATTGGCATTTCCCATACTATTTTGTATTTGTTTCTAATATGTCCGCTTAACATGGTTAATTGTTGAATACTTCCTTTATTGGCAATAATATTATTTTTAATTTGTTCATTCCATAAACCCAAATCAATAAGTTCTTTCATTAAGTATTTATTGACTACCACAAATTCACCTGCTAATGTACGGCGACTGTATAAATTACTTGTAAAGGGCTCAAAACATTCATTAAATCCAAGGATCTGGGATGTAGATGCAGTAGGCATTGGTGCAAGTAATAGTGAATTGCGAATTCCATGATCCATGATAGACTGTTTTAAATATTGCCAATCATAACGATTTGGTGTAGGTTCTACTCCCCACATATCAAATTGCAATACACCTTTGGAAGCAGGAGAGTTTTCAAATGATTGATATGCGCCAATATGTTCTGGCTTCAAACCATGTTTTAGACCATCTGTATATTTAATTTCATAAATTAATTGCGTATCTAAATCTATATGGAATTTATATCTTTCTTTAATTGCAATAGCGATTTCATTACTCTTTTCAAGTGCAGCATGATAAATGGTTTCAAATATTAGTTTGTTAACAGTTTTGGCTTCTTCACTATGAAATGGTATATCCATTAAAATAAATGCATCTGCTAAACCTTGAACACCTATTCCAATAGGTCTATGAAGCATATTACTTCTTTCCGTTTTTGATGTAGGATAAAAATTGACATCTATTACTTTATTCAAATTATTAGTAACTACCTTTGTAACTTCATGCAATTTTTCGTAATTGAATTCTTTTGTTTTTACATCTACAAAAGTTGGAAGCGCTATAGAGGCTAAATTACATACAGCAGTTTCTTTATCGTCAGAGTATTCCAGAATTTCAGTGCATAAATTAGATGATTTTATGGTGCCAATATTTTGCTGATTGGATTTTTTATTTGCAGCATCTTTAAAAAGTAAATAAGGGGTACCTGTTTCCATTTGAGCGTCTAATATTTTAAACCATAAATCACGTGCGTTGATAGTTTTACGTGCCTTTCCGGATTCTTCATATTTCGTATACAATTCCACAAATTTTTCGCCATATACATCCGATAAGCCTGAACACTCATTTGGACAAAATAAAGACCATTTACCGTTGTCTTTTACACGTTCCATAAACAAATCACTTATCCATAAAGCATAAAATAGATCGCGGGCTTTTAATTCTTCGTCGCCATGATTTTTTTTCATTTCTAGAAAGTCCTCAATATCAGGATGCCATGGTTCTAGGTAGATTGCAAAAGAACCATTTCGTTTACCACCGCCATTGTGTACAATTCCATTGTGTAGCATATAATTGTGTTCTTCTTTCATTTGTAAATCATACAAAGTTCCACTATATTCCTCTTTATTAATACTTTGTATTCTTGATAATAAGTAATTATTGTATCTAAAATATTTGAAAAATTGATCATCATTATAAGTTATATTCATCAAATCGCAAATTTCTTTTGTTTTTGGAACTCTTAGACAATAACTTATTTTTTTATTCGTTATAACACCCCGTTTAGTTTCATGACTTTCACCAATTCTATCTCTTATATAACCACTTGTTAATATACCCATTTTGAGACAAATAAAACGGACACCTTCAATTAAATTTCTTGAAGTATTGTCAAATACTAATTCTTTATGATTGCAACCATCCGTATCTAATAATCCTTTTAAAATAAATTTTGACTTGTTTATAGGAAGATTTAACCATTTACTGTGAATATATTTATTTTTATTCGTATCATAGACATCATTATATCTAAAAGGCATATTGACAGTTTTATTCCATCTAATTCTTGTTGTATTTTCATTTGTATCAATTCTATATTGAATACATTTTTTTTCAAAATAATTTACTGAAAAATCTAATATATGTTTTTTATTCGTTGTATGTAAAGATAAATAACCATTTTGATCTTCATTATGCATACTTCCATCCCCTAAAATAATCCCATACATGTAACAATCGTCTTCTGTTAAATTATCAATATCTAAATTGTAATCAGGTATTCTGTAAATTAACATATCATTATTTGTTAATTCTTTAACATCAACCCATTCAAATGATGCAGTATTCTTATCTAATCTTTTTTTGATAACATCATAATTTAATCCTTTCTTTTGATTTCTCAAAACAAATAATGGGTGTTCTGGTGTTATTTTAAGATTATCTATACTATGCATAGTTTCAATATTATAAATTTCACCTTCATAAGGATGTTCAAGAACGTTCTCAATAATTTCACATGTACCACTTACATTAAATATTTTGGTTTCATTCAATGAACAATGTTGTATTTGAATTGGTCCATTTGTTGTATAAATAATTGTTTCTGGATGAACACATTGGTCAACATAGCGCGCAGTATTATTAAACACACGTAACATTGGAACAATTCCATTAGAAGTTCCATTAGTCCCATGTATATGACTGCCTTTGGCCCGTAAATTGTGAATATGTAAACCAATACCGCCAGCCCATTTTGATATTAAAGCACAATCTTTTAATGTGTTATATATACCATCTAGACTATCATCTTCCATCGCAATAAGATAACATGAACTTAATTGAGGACGTGGGGTGCCTGCATTAAAAAGAGTCGGCGTTGCATGTGTAAAATATTTTTGTGACATCAAATCATATGATTCTTTTATAATAGAAAGAAGTTTATCATTGTTATCTTTGCTATTATTGTTGCTATTATAGTTTTTATTTACATGAATACCTAACGAAACACGTAACCACATATGTTGGATTCTTTCTACTACTTTATTGTTTAATCGGAATAAGTACGCTCGTTCCAACGTTTTAAAACCAAAATAGTCAATCAGATAATCTCTACTATGATCTATCATATCATTTAATTCATCCGCATTATCTTCTGTGAATTTCCATATATAATTTGCAATAAGAGGTTTATGGGAACCACTATGATCTTTAAAATCATATAAGTCTTTCATCACACTAGAAAAACTGGATACTGTGTTTTTTTGATGATTAGATACAACGATCCTAGAAGCCAATGTTCCATAGTCAGGATGTTGTGTAGAAAGGGATGCACATTGTTCTGCTGCAAGTTCATCAATTTTAATAGTTTCAATTTTATCATATAATTGATCAATCACTTTCATAACTAATCCAGAATAATTCACTTGAATACCAACTTCTTGCCCTAACTTTTTAATGCGATTTAAAATTTTGTCAAAATATAATTCTTCTTCTATACCGTTACGTTTTATAACTCGCATATTATTATCAAAGTTATTATTCATTATGGATCCAGTATAATATACATATTTTATAATAGTTTTAAATGATTTTTATTATTTTTATATAAAATATATATATAAATAAATTACCTATAAATGAACACTTCTATTTTATTTCTATTAATAATAATGATATTTGGAATACTTATTTTTAATAGTATGTTTAAATCAAACCAAATGTTAGAGAATTTTGATAATTACAACATATATAATTCATATACTAGTTTAGGAGGTTATAGAAATAAGAAACAGCATTCAGAAAATGATCTTTTACTAGAGGATAGTTATCCACTAACAGGACGAAAAGGAATAACAGATAATAGTGCAAGTGATATATGGTGGCATTATCCTATTTTTAAATTAGGATCCTATGCTCAAATAACTAATAATATTAGATATGCAAATAATCCTGATGAAGGTACTTGTATGCCTGCAAGTATGTGTGGATCATTATACAAAGAAAAACAATTAAAAACTAATTATGTAAAACCTTTACCACCTCTTATTCCTGATTGTGGTACAAGGATTGGTTACTATAATACAGGTATAAATTTATTACCATTTAGAAATGATATGCAAAATATTTTATATTAAAATAATTTTGAAATATTTAGAAAAAATAACTAAAAATACCTGTTTTACCAAATTTTAGTTATTTTTTTTTGTAAAAATAATAATATTAATAACTATTATAATATGGACGATTCTAATAATCCTACCAATAGCTCTGGTGAAACTCCAGATTCAAACTCTACTCCTTCAACTCCAAACTCCCATACTTCAAACCAAAACTCCAACACTGCAACCCAAAACTCTAACACTGCAACCCAAAACTCCAACACTGCAAACCAAAACTCTAACACTGCAAACCAAAACTCTAACACTACTATTGTTGAACCTGGTTTGGAAATTAATCAAGTAATTTCAACAGACAACCCTGGTTCAGTTGTGCATACAACATTTACATCCACAGAACCAGAAATTTATGACCCTGATATTACACTTAATTTATCACAAGTTGTTAATGTATATGATGATGAAAGTACCAATTCTTTTTTAATGAATCAAATTAAAGATTATGCATCAAAAATTAATTGTAGCGATTTCCACGGAAAAGGAACCATTGATGATTATTCTGAATTATTTAAAGCCGCATCTAAAATTGCAAATGAATCAAAGCAAATTCAACTAGATGTTGATGTGGACGGTTTTAACGAATTTTCACAAGCAGCCGAAGAATTAAGTAAATTATTTGAAAGTTTTACTATACGATTACAAAATATTAATATAATAAATGATAGTGTCTTTCTCAGTTCTGTCGTAAGTGCACTTGAAAAAATTTGGTTATTATCAGAGAATTTCGGAAAATTCAAAGAGACCATTTTAGCTACAACAACAATTCAATTCCCAAAAACATCCCACGAAACTGCTGTAATATTAGGGAATGTAATGGATGAAATTAATTGTGCAATGAATTATATTACAAACTTTGCAAATCCTTCAGATACACCTCCAATAGATTCTCAGTTATCAAATGAAGAAAAAAATATTATTTCAAAAGCAATTGAGACAATTGATAATTGGAATGTAGTGTGTGAACACGGGGTTACCATTGCAATGAATAATAATAACGATATACAAGCTATAAAAGATTATAACAACAGTCTAAAAAATTCATCATCCGTTCTTAAAAATAGTATTACAAATTTAAGAGCAAAATTAAATGGATATATGTCTATTTAGTTTATTTACCATCTGATGGTATTTATAGTTATTTATTCCACAATCCGAGGGTATTTATAGTTATTTATTTTACCATCTGAGGTTATTTTAAGTTATTTATTTAGAATTACCCAAATAGTTTATTAATGGTTTATTTGAACACCATTATTATTATAAGGTTGCTTTTTATAGTAAAATTGATCATTTGGTGAAAATATAGTAGAGTTTTGTTCCATATTACTTATTGTTGATGTATCTGGATTAGAATCATCTTCTATAATTATGTTACCTACTAATGATTCATTAAAATAATCTATATTTTTTTGAATAGTGCTAACCATTTTAATAGCATTTTTGAAATTTTTTTTAATGATCATATTTTCATTTATTAAACATTTCATCTGAATTTGAAGTTGTTTTAATTGTTGTTCCACATATTGTTTTTCAATTAAAGCTCCGTTATATAAATTCAGTATATCTACTAGTTCTGAAATTTTTGAATTCTGTTGAGAAATATTAGGAAAATTATTATTTACAGATTCAGAATACGAACTAGATTCAGAAATATTATTACTGTTACCACTAGTACAAGGTTTACATTTTTTCTTCTTATTTTTATGCTGGTTTAAATGTTGATTCGTTTTAAATCCCTTTAAACAAACATCACATGCGTAAACGTGCCCCCCGACTTTTATATACTCAGTCATCAAAATTGTAAGGTATCAATATAATTAATAAGTTATTATATTTATATTATAATAATTTAAAATATATAATTAATGATAATATTTATATATTATATTTAGTTAGTATATAATATAATATAAAATGATTTATCCTGAAACAATTGTAATATCAGTAACATCACATGGCGTAATAATAATTGATAATAATACAAATAAACCATTAACATTTAGTGTACCGTCGGATATGAAAATAATAAAATTAAGTGCTGTTACACCTGGAGTGTGTAATTTGACTCATCCTAGCGATGTGGATGATTTTATAAAACAAGTTATTAAAAAAGTGAATAATCCAACTGAAATGACTAAATTAACAAATGATCCAATTATTTATCTAGAAACCTTAGCAAAATTATACAAAACTATTGAAGAAGACACTTTTGCTGAAACAGTCAAAGAAAAAAATCCTGATTATGATTTTAAAATACGCGATGATTATCTTCATCATCGCAATAAAAGTTATAATATTACTCAATACGAGTCTGGCAATTTAATTATAAATAAAGAGTATATTCGTAATAATAGAACAGAACTTAATACGGGTGCATGGGATTTTCAAATAAATGTTTTAAATGTAACAGGGGTACCTGATCTGTTTAACGAAATATTAGGCGTAAGAACTTACCAAAATGTAAATAGTACCATTACACTGCAACAAATTGTTGATTTTGTTAAAACAAAAGGTGTGAAACAACTCATTATATTGGATTTATCATGCGCTAATTTTGAAACTAACGTTTCAGATTTTTTCTTTACTAACAGACAAGAGAGAGCAATCAGAAGAGATATTTTTAAAAGTGGATTAAACGGTGGCAAACGTAAAAATAAGAAAACAAAAAAATACAACAAAAAAAAACAAAAAAATTACTAAAAAAAATAATAGAACTAATAGAAATAAAAAATACAAAAGAATATAAATATCTTTCTTTATAATAAACTATGTTTACAATTCGCAGAGTATTACAAAAACAAACTCAGGGTATTAGTATGTTACATAAAATTAATTCATTAAATGAATGTGAAAAGCCTTTTATAAAAACACATAGCTATAGAAAACCTTTTGAAAATCCATTGAATGAATGCGAAAAGCCTTTAATTAAAAATAATATAATTAGTAATATAAATAGAATCAATCAAAAAAAATTTAAAAATTCATGGAATGAATGCGAAAAACCATTTAAATAAATTTATAACTATAAATATAGATATAAATTTACTATGCCTTATTTTAAATCATTAGATTTATTATATATTCATATACCGAAAACTGGAGGAATGAGCATAGAAGAATATTTTTATAATAAATGTAATATAGTCCGGGGTCCAGAAAATATATCCGGTTGGAATCTTAGTAATACACCTAAAATACGTTTTCCAAATAATCGTTCATTACAACATTTAACATATCAAGAAATTTGTCAATATGAAGATTATTTTGATTTTAAAAAGATCAATAATAATATTACTCTTTTAGTTTCTGTAAGAAATCCTTATAAAAGAGTTTTATCTGATTTGTGTTGGAATAATAAAATACAAAATATAGATAATTTAGATGAAACTACATTGTATAATATAATATATAATTATTTATACACAGATACAGACATTGATAATCATAGAATACCTCAATACAAATATATATTAGATATTGATAATAACATATTGAAAAATATTAAAATTATAAAAACAGAATCATTAAAAAATGATATGAATCAACTTGGTTATCATGATTTTAACATATTTATTAATAAAAATAAAATAAATGGAGAAATAAATTATACTTCGTTATTGAGTAAAAAAATTAAAACATTGATTTATGAATACTACAAAAAAGATTTTGAAATTTTTGGTTACCCAAATTTATTAGATGAACAATTTACAACCACCATTGTTTCTGCATATATTCCGAACATTAATAAAGATTCTACAAGATCGGTATCTGATTATATAGATTATGGGAAAAAATTAATAAATATTCCTAATCCCAAAGTAATATTTGTAGAATGTGAAATATACAATAAATTTTTTAAACAAAATGATATAGATGGGTTATATAACAATACAACTTTTATTCAAATTAAACAAAAAGATTTATATTTGTACAAATATTTGGATAAATTAACAAATTTTAACATTAACACAAATAATCCGGATAAAAATACAATAGATTATTTATTTATTCAAAATAACAAAACTGAATGGGTAAGGGAGGCTATACAAATGAATATTTACAACACAGAACAATTTATTTGGATAGATTTTGGTATATATCATATGATCAAGAATGAGTCAGAAATGAAAGAAAGTATTTTATCAATGACTTCTAAATGTTATGATAAATTAAGAATTGCATCTTGTAAATATCGTGATTATACAGTAAATTATAATGTATACGAAATTATTACTTGGACATTTGCAGGTTCCATTTTTGGTGGACATAAAGATGCACTCATTCAGTTTGCTGATTTAGCAAAAAATGAAGTCTTGAAAACAATTGAAGAAAAAAAATCAATAATGTGGGAAATAAATATATGGTATTTAGTAAAACTAAAACATATTGAATTATTTGATTTTTATACTTGTGTGCATGACATTAGCATATTGAAAGGATATTAGTTATTATCATTGTTGTTCAATCGTGTAATTTTAATTAAACAACCATGATGGTTATTTTCAGATGATCCAAAATTTAAATAATTATCTATTGAATTTGTGTTGTTATCCGTTTTTATTTTAGGTTTTTTATTAGGTGCACGATGTTCATATCCAGTTATTCGTTCTTTTTCAATAATTTTCCATATATTTTCTATTGTTTGAATATTATTATGAAACCAAGTTTTATTACGTAATACTAAAACACAACTTAGTTTTTCTAATTTCCAATATATAGATTTAATATATGTCATGTTATGATCTGACGATTGATATAATTCAATCATATTTTCTTCCCATTGTAAAATATCATCCATATTAGTAATATTTAATGGTTTGTATATATAATGTGGTTTTGCATGTAAATTATCATGAAAATAAATAATTACTCCTTTTTTATGTAAAGATTTATTTTTTGGTTTTATATCTAACTGTATTATTGCATCATTTTCTAGATCTTTGAAAAAGTCATTAGCACATTCATATTCTGTAAATTTAGTTTCTAAAAAATCGCACTCATCTAGATCACAAACCTCCATTTGTAGTTGCATTTGAATCCAATATTCTTTTTTAGGTATTCCAGTGATTTCACGATTTACAATATTTTTAATTTCTAACATTCTTCCAAAACGTTCTGAATTAGTATCAATATTAATACCGTCAGGAGATGCTCCCAAAAAATGATATGTATCATGTTTTATACATCCAAAATCATCTACTTTTGTGTTATATAAATATTCGTATAACATAACAGATACAGGTTCGTATTTTTGTCCCCAATGAAATGTAGTATTTACATTAACCATTACAATTGGTTTTGTATTTGTTGCATCTGAATTATCTTGATGCAACTTCAATGGCTGACATTTTTCATAAATCAACTGATTCACGGTAGATTGACTCTCAAATACTTTATATGCATTACTAGCAGTTATTAAATCGTGGCGAAACTTATACCATTCGTCGGTACGTTGATTTGGTTGTGGTTTTTGTCTAATAATTTCAATTTTATCTAATATACATTGTTTTTTAACATTGTTATCAACAATTTTCACTTCAAGATCAAGATTTTCTATTACATTTATATTTAAAACATTATTGGTGTTAATGGAACGCTCAGGATAAAATGTAGTAATAAATATTTGAAACGCTTCTTCTAATAAATCATTTATATCATCTTCAAACCAATCATTTTCTAATATTTCACTTTCAAATTGAATATAAAATAATTCTTTTATATCTTCCAATATTTCATATTCAAAATCCGGTTCGCTAATTGCTGTTGGATTTTCATTAATATAGTCTTCCATTAAAATTAATGCTGATTCAATTAAATCTAATGCATTTGTTTCATCTATTATATTTGGAATAACTTCATCTTCAAAAACTAATGAATCTAATATATTTTCTAGATCCATTAAATCATTCATTGTAATAATTTCATTAGTATTTTTTATCATATTATTTAATAAAGTATACTTATAATAATATTATATCTTAATATTGTTATAAGTATCAATTTTATTGGTTAATCAAATTTTTTTTATCAAATTCAATTGTTTTGTAAATAAAAATTTATTTGAATTCGTATTACGACGTTTTATGTTACAATTTAAACATGATATAACAAAATTATCTTTATTGTGACCTTCTTCATTGTTTATGCGGTCAACGCTCCATTGTGTTAATTCCCTCACTATTTCATAAAGAATAAGGACATTACAGTTACAATAATAACATTGCATATTAGTATCTATTAATTTTTGTAAAACACAATCTACATTAATAAATTTGTCTTCATTATACTTATTTTTAATTAGATCTTGCTGTTTATAACTTTGTAGTTTTCTCTCCAATTCTTGCTTTAAAATATTTTTTTCCCTAGACAAATCATCATCACTTTTATTATACATATCTTTTATCATTTCTAATTGTTTAGTATGATTTAAAAATGTGTCCAATATGTTATATTTATTCATTATTTCTCGTTTTTTTACTTCATTTTTAACCCGATTAGCACGTTTTATTAAATATCTATTGTTTGTACCAGTAATAGATATATTTTTTGTGTCACTTATATTATTTTCATCGGGTTGATCATTTTGATCATTTTGATTATTTTCATTCATCTTATTATTTGTAAATATAAATATATTTGTATATATTTTTGATTCTAGTTAATTATAATGGATAATAATATAAAAAGAAATATAATATAATATATTTTTACGAAAAAGAGTTAAACTTAACTTATCATATTAATGTATATGAATGGAAATTATTAAAAATGAAAATGACAATGAAGTGAATAATAGTACTTCAAATATACAAGAAGAATGTATTGAATTAAAAAATATTAAATATAAAACCATGCTAATTAATGGCGTTGCGTTAAATGATTCAAAAGCGTCTCAAAGTATACATAATTTGGATAAATTTCTAGAAAATGAAAAAAATAATAGTGAAAATGAGCCGTGGTGTAAATTAAATAAAACAATCAAAATAAAGAAATTGACTGAATATGTATTGGATAATTATAGCAAGAAAAATGATTTAGACGAAAGTGAATGTGAAAAATTAATTGTATTCTTTAAAGATTGTTTAGACAGAAAAAAATTGCAACGGATTAAGGATGTATTATATGATAAAGAAAGTGGAGTTATAAAAGAAATCCCTGCGCTTACCTATGTAAAATCTACAAAACATTTCACATTAAAAAATACAGAAAAAAGAATATCCACATTAAAATCTTTACCACAAAATAAATCCAATAAAAATAAAAATGCGAATAATCACAAAACGATTAAAAATAAAAATTCTGAAAATGAGATTGTAGAATTATAAGTTATAAATTACAAAATTTAGTATTCATTATTTTATAAATAAATTAAAATAATGAATCAAATAGTTGAATGGAAATGGAGTAAAGGATTAAATTATGATAGATCCAAAAGAATTAATAAAGAATCCATGGATGAAAATTTTAATAAAATTATGGAAGATACTGCTTATAAGAGTTCATTAAACCACGATGAAAATACATGGGAAATTTTAAATAATAATTTATTTGATAAAGATTTTGTTCAATACAATAAACGAGAGGATACAGATAAGAAATTGTCAGAACGTCAAATGATGTGTCAAGTGAATATGAATCCTTATTTAACTAATAATAGTTATGTAAATGATTTATCACTACATGATCAATTTATGAAACCTGTTTCTACAAATTATATAAAAGACAATAATGATGTAAATGATAATAGTGTAAATTAAAAATCCAATACAACTTTTGCAAGTGGTAATTTTTCTGTATCTAAAATATTTTCAGACTGAATGTCTATTACTTTTACCATTATAATTTCTTCATTATTATCATTATTATTATTAATGTCATTAATGTTGTTGTTAATGTTGTTGTTAATGTTGTTATTAATGTTGTTATTGGTTAAATGTATTCTAGTATTATTAAAAATAGCACAATAACAACCAGAAATTATGTATAATATTATTATAACAACTACTGAAGCAGCATAGATAGATAATAAATCTATCATAACATTTAAATATTATAATATTATTATATTTAGATTATTTTATATTAATTTTCTTTAAATATAAAATAATTTTATCTTTAAAAGACTTAAATATGAGTTATAGATTAATATAAATATTATGAATACTTTAACAACATATACTACACAAAATGATTTATTATTAAATAACTTAATGGATTTCTATAAGAAAGATAATTATTTGGACAAAATGTTGAAAATTATTACAGGTGAATCAAAAATTTCATTAAGAATAGTAGATTGGTTTGCAACAAATTATGCAAAAAAATATTATACATTATACAATACAGAAGATGATTTTGGTAATTTAAAAAGATTCAAAGTTTATTTTGATTATAAATTAAAATTAAAAGCATATAGTAAAAGACGATTTGATCCTTTCTGTAGGTGGGAAAGAATTAACATACCATATAAAGGAGATAAGTTCATTGAAACTACAATTGGACAATTAAATTTTTTTAAATGGGCGATTGAAAATAAAGTAATAGAATATATTGAAGAAAATTATGAAACTATTGAAAAAGATATGAATACACGCAATAGTACATCTAAACGAAAAGAATTGAAAATAGATAATACAAAAACAAGAAAGAAGCGCGAAGAACTATCTATTTCAGCTACCAAAAGTATTAAAAAAGAAAATGTTGAGATTGTTGTACAATTTAATTAGATGAAAAACTAATTTATTAAAATTTTAGATGTTTATTAAAATAGTATGTCAATAATCCTTGTAGCAAAGCGAAGATGCACATTACTATCAATATTTTTATCAAATCTTTTTTATAGGGTAATTCAAATTTTGTTTCTTTATTACTAAATCTACCAATATTGTAGTGAATTAGATTCTCAAAAAAGTTGACGAATAAATACACTAAAAACGAGATGGCGATAATATGAAAGCTCGCACCTGAAATAATATACATTATATTATATAATATAATAGAATGTATATTTTATTTATCAATATGTGTAAATAATTTTTATTACACATTTTTTTCAGCACCACTAAATTTAATGTATTCGTCTAAATTACAATTTCTTTTTTTTGCTGTTTTTTTATATTTATTGCATTTATTTACCAAGTTTTTATATATTTTTTCTGTTTTTTTGCTCCTATTATAATCAAATATTGGTTTGTTATGTTTCATATTATATTCCATTGCTTTGCGGTTCATTTCTTTATAATCATTACATGGTTTATAATGTAACTCTGGTAAAAACTCAGAACATTCTATATTAAAATGTTTATTCATTATTTGTAAAAACTCTTTTACACTATGTTTTCCATTTTTTTTTGCGCCAATACCATTGTAATATATATATTTAACCATAATATAATTATATAATATAATATTATGGATGTTTTAATATTATGCAATAAAAATCCATGATATATATAATTTATCTAAGTGGTTTCGTGTTTTTACCATATCACCTTTATATGCATTATATATTTCCTTAACATGGAAAAATCTTGCATAATAACCATAAAACATTATTGGTAAAAGACATAATATCAATCTATTATTTACTTGTTTGGAAAGTAATTTTCCGAAAAATATATAACTTACCATGTTGCAAAATAATGCGTAAAGAACTGTATGTAATACTACAGATACTAATAATGGCACCATTATATTTGCTCCAAATAATTCAGAAAAATGTAATTTGGGATTGGTCGTATCTAAATATAGTTTTGTAAACATATTATTATATAGATATATATATAATGATATTAGATAAATATTTGAGTTATGATAAAAAAGTATTGATTTCTGTTATTTGTAGTGGATTTTGGATTTATTTTAGAACTTCGGAATGTTATAATTTAATACCTAGATTACATATATTTCCTATTTTATTTGTAATGACATGGGTATATTTAAATTATTACGAACCATTGTTTCTACCAATTGGATTATTGATATTAATTATTTATGGTAAAATAAGTAAAAACAAATATTTTACTAAATATTTAAAGTTATAAAAATATAAATATTTCACTAATAAATGAATAATGGGAAATAGCTATTCAATGAACAAAGTTAATTTTGAAGATATACAATTTATTTTATATAATAAAAATAACTATATATTGATTAATACATTAGAAGAATCATGTCAAAATTGTTTAATACCAAATACGGTTCCACCAGAAAGAGAAACTGAGCTAATTAACCATTTAATTCAAACTGGAAAAAAAGACATCAGGATTGTCATTTATGGAAAAAATTGTAATGATGATAAGATTTATAAAAAATATAATCAACTTCAAACCTTAGGTTTTCACAATATATATGTTTATACAGGTGGTATATTTGAATGGTTGATGTTACAAGATATTTACGGAGAGAAAGAATTCCCAACTTCAAAAAAAGAACTAGATATCTTGCGGTTTAAACCACCAAAAAAATTAGATGTAAAGTTGTTAGAATTTTGATACTTTGTTTTATTTGACATAATCATAAAAATTTTTTATTTTGATCATTTCATTTTTACATAATTCTTGTACTCTTTGATTATCAATACTTTGAATATGATTAAAGTGTATATTTGAAAATTTTAATTTAAGATCCATTGTTATCTTATGAAGATCAACAATATCAGGTGTTGATGGTTTATTTTTACCAATCATGTAATGTATAATTAATAATGAGTTGCTTTCCACTAACAATTCAGATATTCCCATATTAACTGCTTTATTCAACCCAATAATTAATCCCATGTATTGTGAATAAATATTGGATTTATTATGTCCTATAAATTTTGCATCAGACCATATTTCAATTTCATTTTTGTATAAAACTGCTCCTCCTACAGATATCTCAGTCTTTTCTTCGTTGTAACCATCAAATTTTAATAAATAAAAATTTTTTGGAAATATTTTTGTTTTACTATTATGTAAAATTGTATTAAAATTGTAAAACACTCTTTTCATTGGCAACATTTTATTATTATGATTTTTATTATCAAAATTAATAATCAATAATTTCATTTTTTTTAATAATATAAAATAATTTACGTAAATATTAAAATTATATGTAAAATTAAAAAAAATGAAATAATAATTAGAACATAAAAAAATCACATAATTAAATAATATTATGATTTAAAATGTCTTTATATCACAGTTATTCTTCAAGTAGTCAACACGATAAATACAATGATTTATATTATTCCTTTACGCCAATTGTACATACTTTTAAATTCGCTATAAATAAAAAAATGTTTTTAGATAACATGAATATTATATTTAATAATTGTGATATAAATGTATACGGATTTAATAATTCTACTAAAGAATATTGGGGTAAAAAAAATAATTCAAATAATTGTATATTACATTTTACATTGAGTATAAATGATTTAATAGATAAAAAAAATCTAGACCAAGATCTAGAATATAATAATGATAATGAAATGTCCGAAATAACTATTCAATTTTTAGTAGGCAAGAAATATGAAATACAACTATTTTTAAAAAAATTAACATCTATTACAAATATAGTAAAAATGATTTAAATTTTCCACATTGTATAAATAACACTATTGTTTTATTAATTTAAGTAAAGAATCTAATTTTTCAACATCTTTTATTGCTTTGTTGTGTAACAACACCGATTTATTTTTAGAGTAACTTGTTACAAACAAGTTATTTTTTCTATAATTTAATATTCTGTTTTCAAAAAGTTCTTTAGATTCCACAAGTGCATCTGTATAACTAAATTTATCACGCATCATTTTATAAATAATACATCTATCTAAATCGTATGCTGCCAATAAATCCGCTTCTCTTGTGATATGATAAGCATGTTGATAATCGCCAAAATTAGGATATCCATTTAGTTTAACTTTTGAATAAGACATGGTTTTAATGATATTGGATACAATAGTTAATTCTTCTTGTGATATATAATCTTCCATATATTTATTCATATTAGTAATTCCATCTTCTTCGTTCATATATTTTTTATCACACATATCGTGTACAATAGATGCTAACGTAATAATTTCTTTTTGTTTTTCTATTTTTGGATATTTTGTTATTTCATAATCATATATGGAATTAGCATAATTAAATACTTCTATACTGTGCTTCAAAGAATGTGATTCATCAATATTATATTCTTTACTTGTTTGGATTACAAATCTAAAAGCTTGATTAATAAGATTAATATAATTCATTACTTTCATCTTGTTATTATGTGTTTGGTTTTTAATAAAAAAAAGAATTATATTCATCAATTATTTCAATTTTAAATTTAATTATTTATGCATTTATTAAATTATCTATTTCTTCTAACCATAATTGCAAACAGTCTTCATTTTCTTTTATTTTAATGTTAATATTTCCATTTAATTCTAATACAATAATATTAGCATCATTATTAAATTCATTTATCATGTTTTTATGATAATCATCACATTGTGTTAAATAGGAAAGAGGTATTTTTTCTTCGCCAGTTCGCGATCTTTCATGAATTCTATCGTAACATATTTCAGGCGCTGAATTAACATATATTACTTTGTCAATTGGATATTCTTTTGCAAAACAGTCAAACCATTTGGAATAAATTTGGTAATCAATAAATTCAATATTGCCTGAATCATATAACATTTTTGCAAAAATCATCTTGTCTGTTATTAGACTACGCTCAGTTATTATAATTGCGTCTGGATTTTTATCAACTGCATCTTTCAATAAAGCTAATCTAGATATGTACGCCATCATTTGAAATGAAAATGAATATGCTTTTTGATCTGCATAAAATTTTTGTAATATAGTAGTGCCATTTTCATCTTTAATAGTTTCCCATTCATCTACAGGTTCTCTTAGAAATAGAATTTTTGTATTATTTTCTTTTGCATATTTTTCTTTTAAATGTTGTAAAAGAGTTGATTTACCTGATCCAATATTTCCTTCAATAGAGATAATTTGTGCCATGTTGTTATGTATTGTTTAGTTATGTATTTTATGTTTATATAATATTTTGATATCAATTTTAATTTTAAAAGAAAAAAAAATGATATGCAAATATTAATTAACAATTAATATATAAAGTAATTTAATACATAATATACGGTAAATGATGTGTGCAATAAGTGAAAACTCTTTTGTTAAACAATTACTTATTAATAAATTAAATTTATCCATTGATTTATTAGACACCATTAAAAGTTATTGTTTTTATGATGTGAAATCATGGGAAACAATTCAATTTATAAAAAACAAAAAAAGAAGAATACATTATTTATTTACAAATGTTACCATTTCAAGAGCAAACCCACATGACGTATATTTTCACGATGAAAATACAGATCAACATTGGGCGTTTTGGACATATGATGAAGAAGATGGTGAGAATGCACAATTTCAATCCTATAATTGTAAATATTGTGGAAATTATAAGATGATATCAAATGATGAAGTGTATATAGATAAAATAGTTTGTCATTGTAATAATGATTATGATGATTTACCAGATTTAATTTCAATTAATTCTGAGGACAACGAAGAAAATGAGTTTGATTATTTTGACGATGATAGTATTGGGGTATAAAATAAATATATATAGGTTAATCTTATGTTTTACATGTTTTTTTATATTGAATTATTATATAAAGGATGCGAATTCAGAAAAGCAGAAAAATGAAGCGCGGACAAAATAAGTATGGAAAATCCAAAAAGAGACAAATCAAATATAGAAAATCCAAACAAAGATCCATCAAAAGAAGGCAAACAAAAAAGAGAAGATCCTATAGAATGAAAAAACATTATGGTGGTATGTTTAATCCAGAAGAAAAAGTAGTTTTAGTAGCTAAATTGAGAGAAATCGGATTTAACAATGATGAATTACCTGAAATAATGGAGAAATTAGATTTAGGATCTCAACAATTTGCAGGTGATAATTTAAGACAACTTATATCTCAAATAGAAGGAATGAATAAAGAGAACTTTAAACAATGGCTAGAAGATCAATATCCTTTTTTTGTGGAAGATGTTGAAACTGATTATGAAAGCGATTATTAATTTTAATTATATTAATTACTAAAAAAAATGATTTAATTAATATATATAAAGACATATTTATAACTAACATATTTATCAATACCGACAATGGATCTAAATCAACGAAAGCTAATTAAATCAGAATGGGATTCTATTGAAATACCATTTTCAAAGAGTGAAATAGAGGTTTTAAATTTGATAATCGCTGGATATCGCGATGTGAATATTAAGATCAACAATAACGATTCTCTTTTTACATTTTTAAAAATAGAATACAATTCAAAAATGGAGGATTATATTTATAATAAATATTTGAGTGAAGATGTACAAAAAATTATTGAAACATTTAAAATTAATTTTAAAATAAATATCAGTAGTGATCTCCAAATTAAATCAGCAGATAAAATTAGATTAGAAAAAAATAATATAGAAAATTTCAGAAACAATAATACCTATGAATATGTTTTACTAGAAACCATAAATAAAATATTAATATCAAAAAAAAACAAAGATAATAAAAATTTTGTATTGAGTTATTTTACACTATATAAATTATTGAAAAATAACATTATTAAAATAAATAGACATATTGTCTCTTTTTGTGAATTTATTGTGAAAACTTTTGAAAATGATTTAAATATTATGAATGTAATAGAAAATTCTGTTGAATTAATAGAAAAAAACACACATTTACTTAAATACAATGATATGACTTTGTATGAACATCAAAAAGAAATATTTGCAATTTGCAGAAATCCTGAACCAAAATTAATTTTATACATGGCACCAACTGGTACTGGAAAAACATTGACACCTATTGGTTTATCGGAACAATATAGAATTATATTTGTGTGTGCTGCAAGACATGTTGGATTAGCATTAGCACGTGCTGCTATTTCTGTGAATAAAAAAATAGCATTTGCATTTGGTTGTGCAAGTGCAGATGATATTCGTCTGCATTATTTTGCGGCAAAAGATTACAGTGTTAACAAAAAAACAGGTGGAATTAAGAAAGTAGATAATTCTAATGGTGTAAATGTTGAAATTATTATCAGTGATATTAAATCATTTATTCCTGCAATGTATTATATGCGCGCGTTTAATGAGGACGAAAAATTAATGGTATATTGGGATGAACCGACCATTACATTAGACTATGATGAACATAGTTTTCATTCTATTATTAAAAATAATTGGACTGAAAATAAAATACCTACTATTGTATTATCTTCAGCTACATTACCAAAAGAGTGTGAATTGAGTGAAACTATCAGTGATTTTAAATGTAAATTTTCAAACGCTGAAATTCATAGTATTATAAGTCATGACTGTAAAAAATCAATACCAATCATTAATAAAGATGGTTTTGTTGAAGTACCCCACTTTTTAAGTAATGATTATAATGAAATATTAGAAATTACAAGACACTGTGAAAACTATTTAACATTGCTTAGATATCTGGATCTAAATGAAATCGTAAAATTCATAAAATTTATTAATGATAATAATAGTACAGATATACGATATATATCGGATAGATTCAAAGTGGACAATTATTTTGAATCACTAGATGATATCAATATGAAAAATATAAAAATGTATTATATAAAATTATTGAAAAATATAAATCCTGCTATGTGGGATAGTATTTATAATGAATTTAAAAATAAACGGACACCAGAATTAATAGAAAATAATACAGTAGATTTAAAAGGAAACAAATTGCCTTTTAAACAAAATAGTTTGGGTCCAGGATATTCATCTGGTAGTAATCTAATAACTGAATCATCATTATCATCATGCGGACAACCTTTAAAAAGAACAGTTACAGATACTTCTGTTTTTATGAATAAAGTAAACACTATACCTTCTGTTAATAGTAACAAAGTAGGTACATCCGCAATATATGTAACCACAAAAGATGCGTATACATTAACAGATGGTCCAACAATATTTATTTGTGATGATATTGAAAAAGTTGCAAAGTTTTGCATTCAGCAAGCAAATATACCATCCTTAGTAATGGATGATCTCATGAAGAAAATTGAATATAATAATGTATTGAACAAAAAAATTGATGAACTAGAAAAAGATGTTGATTATTTGAAAGAGGCTGAAGAAGCGAAATTAAGTGCTAATATTGATAGTTCTGGATATAATAAAGGCAAATCTTTAAAGAATGTAAGAAAATTTAATAGAGAAGCAGACAATGTGGATAACAGTAAAGGTCAAGTTGCACGTTTAACAAGAGAAATTGAAACATATAGACAAATGATAAAAAATGTCAGTTTGAATGAGACTTTTGTACCAAACAAGATTCACCATCTGAAAAAATGGGCAGATAACATTGGTGTTGATGTTACTAGTAAAGCGTTTACTAGTAATATTGAAGAATCAATAATAAATGATATTATGTTGCTTAATGGAATAGAAGATACATGGAAGATCTTGTTAATGATGGGAATAGGTGTTTTCATTAATCATGAAAATATTAGATATACAGAAATTATGAAGAAAATGGCAGATGAACAAAGATTATATTTGATCATTGCATCAAGTGATTATATTTATGGAACAAACTACCAATTTTGTCATGGTTACATTAGTAAAGGTATGAAATTAACGCAAGAAAAAATTATTCAAGCAATGGGACGTATTGGCCGAAATAATATTCAACAAAAATACTCGTTACGTTTCAGAGATGATGAGCAAATTATGAAAATATTTACTGCTAATGCAGAGAAGCCTGAAATTATTAATATGAATTTATTGTTTAACAGCAATAAAGTCATTTGGAAGGATGGTCAGTATGTGGAAGTTGAAGTGGTTGTAGATAATTGATATTAGTTACAAGATAATTTATTACCTAATTCTGTAAAAATATGATTATTATAAGGTATTTTTTTTCTAATGCTTTCGTTAATGTTTTATCGCTTATAGAAAGCATTTTAATACAATCGTATTTGCACGAGTATTCTTTTACAAGATTACCTTCCAAATCATATTGACCATCTTTTCAAACATGATATTTTCTGATTTAATGAAATAATCATGTATTTCATCGGCTTTTTTTGTTCCAGATTTTAAACAGAATTTTTTAAAGGTGTCAATGTTTAACATAAAGGTTTCTTTGTTGTGACCGCCATGAGTCTTGTCAACTTGCTTTGCCAGTTGGCAAAGCAATAATTTATAATCTTTGTCAATTATAAAATTTTTTTCTAAAACGCGTTTGGCGTTTACTTTTTGACCAAAACCTAACCATTGCCATACATTATCTAAGTCAATATGTTTATGTTGTTTTTTGCTTTAATAATTAAAATGCAATAATTAATTATTAAATATTTTTATAATTTTTACAAATATAATAAAAAAATTTTGACACGATAAATCGTAACAATATGTTTAATTTGAGTAAGCAAGACCTCCCATACCACTCATGATTCTTAGAACGTTGTAGTTGGTGGCATAAACTCTGACCTTGGCAGTCTTGGTTCCTTCAACAGTTGCGTTGGAAAGAACTAATTGAAGAGTTGCGTTATCAATTCTGGAGAAGTTGCAAGTGCCTGATGGTTGGTGTTCTTCAGGTCTCAATGCAAAGGAGTAAACGTTAATACCTTCATCAGGGTTTCTGGTGTGTGATTGGTATGGTTGGACCCATGAGAAGTAAGATCCTTCACGTTCAGAGAATCTATCTTGGCCGTTAAGTTGTAACTTGGCAGTTACGACTGGGTTAAGACCCCAACAGTGCATGTCCAATGAGGTTTCAGTAAGAACGAATGTTCCTGCATCAGAGACAGTGGATTGGTTCTTGTAGTGATCATTGGCATCAAGGTATGCAGCGAAGGCAGGATCGTTGGCAATTGATGATGGGAATTGAACAGCTGGTCCACCAAGGTTGACTTCATTGTATGGATCGTTAGGTCCGTTCCAGTATCCAGTGAAGTTGTCTGGAATGTTTGCATCAGTTGCTCCTGCATCAGTGAATAATCCACGGACATCAATGTATGCGCGGGAATCAGCAGCAAGGGCAGCAGGTCCTCCGAAAGCATGGATAGCATTTGGAAGAGCATCAATGGCATCAGTGTAGTTGAATGGTTGAGCACCTAAAACTTTGAAAAGAAGGGCATCACAGACAAGGGATGAGCAGTAATCTACGTTTTGATCAGGTTGGACAACCCAGATTAATTCCTTAACAGGGTGGTTGAAGTTAAGTTTGATTTTGTTGGATGAAGATCCGACTGATTCATCACCAGTGAATTGTAGTTGGGTAATAAGGTATTCATGAGGGTTTTGTGCCATTCTTCTTCTTTCATCAGTATCAAGGAAAACATAGTCAACATAAAGTGATGCAGCAACTAAAGATTGGTTGTATGCAATAGTGGCTGGGACTGGTCTTCCAGGAGTGTATTGAGTGGCAGATCCTTGGGATGGGTCACTGTTGCAGTTCAATGTGGTGACAGCCCATAAGCATTCATCAATAGGACGAATATCAAGGTTGATTTTAACTTCGTGGTATTGAAGAGCAATCAAAGGAAGGGCAAGTCCAGGGTTGGTACAGAACCAGAATTGAAGAGGAACATAAAGGGTGGTTTCAGGAAGAGCATTACGAGGAGCACAAACTTGACGTGGTGCCATTGAATCACAAGGTCCGTCAACATCAGCGAAGGAAGGATCAGTGATAAAGGTCAATTGAGTGGTGTTACCAATCATTTTGAAGTATCCGCGTTGTTGTTCAGAAGTCATGGTAAGTTGGTTCCAGATGTGCATCCAGTCACCATATTGACGATCAATTCTTTGACCTCCAATTTCAACTTCAACTTGAGCAATAAGTTGCTCACCAGGGAAATCTAACCAACGAGCATAAACTCCTGATCCTGATCCAACAGTGAAGGCACCAAGTCCCATAAGTTGGTTGATTTCAGGTAAAGTGACTTGAAGATAAGTTCTGTAAGCCAAATCACCATTTCTACTGATGATACATTGAACACGACGTCCAAAGTCAGCTTGACCGTTGAAAGTTTGTTCAATTGATTCAATAGCAAAGTTAGTGTATCTACGGTATGTTACTTTCCAAAAAGTAATTTGTGGGTTTCCTGTAAGGTAAACATCTTGTGCGCCATAAGCGACTAGTTGCATTAATCCGCCTCCCATTTTTATACAATTGCTAAAGAAAAAAAATTTGAAAAAATAAATTTAATTAATTTAATTGTAAATAATTTGATTATATATTTGACACGTCAAATTATTTATCTAACATTTTATTTAAGTCCAAATTGCTCTTCATAAATTTTAATAAGTAAGAATCTTCAATGATTTCTTTTTTATTCTCATGTTTTTTAGTAAAAATATAAGATGTATTTTGTTTTTTTATACTCCATCCTTCTTCTAATGAATTATAAATTAATATCATTTTTTTAAAAACAACAGGGTTTATTTTAATTTTATTATTTTCTAAATAATCTTCCATATTTATTGTTAAATCCATTAAGTATTTTCAAGAAAAATAATACTTTGTTTAAACTATTCACTATTTTTCTAGAAAATATTATTAAATAAAATAATATTATATATATTGTGTTAATTTCAAATTAAATAAAAAATATGTTTTAATTTAAATGCCATCTTTTAAACCAAAAACAATAAAAAAAATAAAATTTAATAAACAAAACGCAATAACATTGGATAATAAACATAAAGAATTTATCAATGAATTTGCAAAAGATGAAAATAGTAGGATTCCTGAATTAGAAAATGAAAAAAACAAAATTAAGAATCAGTTAAATAACTCTGAATTAATAATTGAATCAAAATTAGAATTAATGGATAAATTGAAAGAAATTAATACTAAAATAAAAGAACTAAAAAAACGGAAGAAAGAATATTTCTTGGATAATTCAAAATATATATTTGAATATTTTGAAAATAAAAAGAACATATCTAATGAAGAAACTATTGCTGTCAATAATAAAACAAATAACAGTAAAAACAAAATATTGAATAATTTTTTTAAAATTAAACAACCAACTAACCTAGAAAATAATAATGAAAAAAGTAATAATATTGTTCAAAAATACCTTTCTAATATAGATGATATGTTTTTAGATATCAATTCTTATATATATCCAACCGATATTTGTAAATTTTGCAATAAAGGCGAATTGTTACCACTTGAAGATGAAGGTGTATTAATGTGTAATGCATGTAACCGATATGTTCCATATTTAATAGAAAATGAAAAACCTTCTTATAAAGAACCTCCTAAGGAAGTTTGTTTTTATGCTTATAAAAGAATAAATCATTTTAAAGAAATATTATCACAATTTCAAGGCAAAGAAACAACTCAAATACCTGCAGATGTAATTGAAAATATTAAATTGCAAATTAAAAAAGAAAGAATAGAATTAAGTGAAATATCCAATATAAAAACCAAGGAAATTTTAAAGAAACTAGGATATAATAAATATTATGAACACATACCATTTATTAAAGATAAATTGGGTATTAAACCTCCTATTATGTCAAGTGAATTAGAAGAAACATTATGTAATTTATTTATTGAATTACAATCTCCTTATTCAAAATTTTGTCCTGACGATAGAGTAAATTTTTTGAATTATTATTATACTGCATATAAATTATGTGAGTTATTAGGTGAAACTCAATATCTAGAACATTTTCCGATGTTAAAAGATAAAGAAAAACGTGTTGAACAAGATAATATTTGGAAAAAAATATGCGCAGAATTAAATTGGGAATTTATTCCTACTATTTAAGTTCACCTTTATAAAAGGTGGAGCAAATTTTTTACGCTTTGTTTTGCACCACTTTTTCTAAAACTTGTTATAGGGAAACAATTTCAACATGTTTGTATTGTAAATAGAGAAGTTAGGATCTGGACAATTTCCTCCAAAATTACCTCCTCTCATTTTTCTTGTATATCTTTTTTTACTGTTCCTATTACTTTTATTTTTTTTTCTTCTGTATAAGGACTTTGTTCTCAATGTTTTTTTACGCATAATTATAATATTCTATATATTATAATTATATATTATTAAATATAACCTTTAAAAAGTTTTATTTATTTAAAATCCACCAGGGAATCTTACTAAGTTAGCACCGATACCGAATCCTGCACCTGATCTGGCATTTACACCCATACTAGGAATATAGGTATCAAGAATACTGAAAGTAGCAGCAGCAGTTAAAGCAATAAGTAGGATTTCTTCAATATTTAAAGAACGTTTTGGTATAGCAAAAGCTGCAATTGCTACCATTAAACCTTCTACTAAATATTTAATGATTCTCTTGACCAATTCACTGACGTTTATTAAACCTCCCATTATATTAATTAAAAAGAAAAAAAAATTATATATATTGAATTATAAAAAACTTAAAGTTTGCTAAATATTATTAATTAAATGAGTAAAACTACAAGAGGTAAAAAAAAGAGTTCTTCTGAAAATACTGAAACAAAAAGCGGGTTTGAGAGAAAGTTAGATAGTCAAAACAAACCAAATAGTAAGTATGTGGATCTTTTAGAAGAAGATAAACCAATTGCTGGACAAAAATTTGCGTGTATTTCATTCGTTTCACCAGAAAAAATACTTAAGCAAAAAGAATTATTTTATTTTGAAGAATTCCTAAAGAAGTGGGATATTAATAAATCTATGGAAAAATTTGTTCAATTTCTAAATTTTATTTCCTACAAATATCATTTATCATTTGAAGATATTTCTAATGATTTCAAAGAATTTGTTAAAGAAGAAAAAGAAGAACTATCTAAATCTTCCATGGAAGATGATTACAAAACATTTATTGACAACAATGAAGAAGAATTAGATAAATTATTCGGAATGAATCATAATTTCCAAACCAATACAAGAGGTATTAAAATTAGAGGAGTTTACCCAACAATGGAAGAAGCCGAATTAAGATGTAAACTACTAAGAGAAGTAGACCCAAATCATGATGTTTTTGTTGGACCAGTTGGTTTGTGGATGCCTTGGGATCCTGAAGCATATAAAACTGGTCGCGTTGAATATATGGAAGAAGAATTAAACCAATTAATGCATGAAAAACAGAAAAATGAGGCAAATGCTAAACAAAATTTTGAACAAAGAGTCAAAGAAACTAAACAAAAAGCCATTGAAGAAAATATTAAAAAGGCTGAAAAGAGTGGAAATAATTTGACCCAAACAATTGACGATGAAGGTAATTTAATTGGTATTAATAATATGAGTACAAAAGAAATGACCTTTACACAAAATGATAAAGAGAATGAACCTATTACAACGGCAGATATTCGTGCAGAATTATTTGAAGGTGAGAATATTGTCGTTGGTAAGAGTGATTACGGACAAAATGAATTAATTAGTGGTCCATTTGCATTGAAAAAAGAATAAAATGTAAACATAAATTATTCAAAATTATTGATTAACAATATAAATATATTAAAATAAAAGTATTAATATATTTATAAAAGATGAAAATAGGTGTTGCAATACCGGCTTACATAGGACACATTGAATATTTATTCAATTTATTAGATTCAATCCAAAATCAAACAAGAATTCCAGATAAGGTAGTAGTTAGTTGTTCTTCAACTAAAGCTAGTGATTTGGACCCATATTTTTTTAAAATAAATCAGTATACATTTTTATTAGAAATTATTCCTATTGAAGAAAAAAAAAACGCTGCACAGAATCGCAATATAGCTGCTTTTAAAATGATGGATATGGACTATATAACTTTTATAGATGCAGATGATATAATGCATCCACAAAGAATAGAAATATTATTAAAAGTTTTCAATAATTTTGATAGTGATATTATTTTACATAATTATTTCATTGATGTGCCATTTGAAAAAGAACTATTTAAAAATATAGAAAATAATGAATTTATTATAAGAATTAATTCCTTAAGACAACATTGGTCTGGATGTATAGAACATATTAATTATATAAATGAAGGCATACATCATTCACAAGTATCAATTAAAAAGGAAATTTTAAATAATGTAAAATTTCCGGAAGAAATTGAATTTAATAGAAAAGAAGATTGTATTTTTTGTCATAGGGTTTTTAATTTACCTAATATAAAAAATGCTTATGTTGGAAATAAATTATCTTTTTATGCACCATCAGGTACTATTTTTTAGATAGGCGAATCATGCAGACCTATAGTAACTGGATATTTTATAAAACAATAATCACTCCATGTAGTATGATGAGAATGATTTGTTTCACACCATTCAAATAGATATTTTCCATTGGAAGCTTTTAAAGGAAATGCTTTCCATAATTTATGTTTAAAATGAAACATTAGATTCATAATCCCCATTTCATTGGTTTTACAAACTGTGTATTTATTCATGGCATCTATAAGATCTTGTTTATTACATGTTTTTAATATAATTGTATCATATACCCACATACAATTCAACATATGTTGTAAATTAAAAATCACTTCACCAAAATCTTTTTTTACTAATTCTATTTTTTCTTCATTATCAAAACTTAATTGATACTTGAAAATTTGATCACTTCGGAAGTTTGGTGATGCATCATTCGGTGCCAATATTGAATTTTCATATTCTAATTCTAATAAATATTTTACATCTTCTAATACTCGCAAACCTGCATCTAAAAATACTACTCTTTTCCAGTTTGAAAAATAATCATCAAACACATGTAATTTTTCCCATTGATTCAGTTTATTTATTTCTCTCTTATCACTATTAGAAAAACCAGATGGTCCGATTTCTTTTAAAAGATTTGTTTTATCTATGGGAGGAAATCTCTTTTCAATAATATATTGATAAAATTCATAATTTTTATCCAAATCAAAATCAATTGTAATTAAAACAATTTTTCCTTTCCAATTTCCAATAGTTAACAAATCATGTATAGTTACATGTGCTTTATAAAAATAAGCATAATCTGTTACTAAAACAAAAATTGTATCTTCTATATTTTCCATGTTTTCTATTTTAATAAATATAAATAATATATCTGTTTATATTTATATTTGTTTTTACCATTTGGTTTTTTTTACACTAATTTTTTGTCCATTTCCTCTTTTTTTATTTGCATTAGGATCATATTTTTCTTCTTCATCATCAGAATTATAATTCTTAGATAATTCCCAGAATTCTTTTGATCCTAATCTAAAATCATTATGATTCTCTGCTTTATACCAAAACACTTGGTCTTGTAATTTATTAGATTTAACATTGTTATTTATTACTAGACATTCATAATTTTCTGTACATTGATCCATTACTTGGCAAAATGATTCAAATGTTGGAAACATACCTGCATAATTATCATATATACGACGACGATTCGCTATATAATTCTCTCTTAAAATAAAAACATAATCAATATTTGTACGAAGTGTTGGAGGTATTCCAAGTGGATATTGCATTGTTATTACTAACATAATTTTCCAATGACGACCATTCATAAACAACAGACGCATCATTTTATCGCGAGACCATGTGTTATCATACAAACAGTCATCTAAAATAACAAATGCACGAGGATCAATTGTTGTTCGTTTATAAGTTTCCATTTCTTTTTTAATTTGTTTCAATACGGTTCTTTGCCTTTTTAATATATTTTCTATAATAGCTGTATTGTATTCATTATGTATGAATAACCTAGGTACCATTTTACCATAAAAACCATTACCTTCTTCAGTACCTGAAATAACAGTTCCAATAGGAATATCCTGTTGATAATATAATAAATCTCTTACTAAAAAACTTTTACCAGTATCACGTTTACCTATTAATACAATAACAGGTCCTTTTGATTCATTGGATTTAAAGCTAATACTTTTCATATCAAATTTTTTTAATTCTAAAGACATTTCTAATTACTTTAGAAAAATAATTTTGATCATTTATACGAATTTATATATTTTAAGTATTTTAAATAAAATAAGTTAAAAACACATATTATTTATATAACATTTACCTAATAATATCACGATGAATATGTCCAGTAAAATGCAAAATTTAACTATTGAGACAAATAATATTAATTATGAAAAAAGAAAAAACACTGACTTGTTTAAATATTTAGAAAAACCTGAATGTTTTTCTCTCATCAACACACAAAATTATATACCTATTTATAATAGATTTTTTTCACTTAATGATAAGAATTACAATTCTATTAATTTAAATCATAAATGGTATTTATACAGTATTAAAAATAAACTGGATACTGATTTTTCAAACAAAAATTTATTTGAATGTCGTGTAAAAAATATTGAAGATGATGAAATTAAAAATAAAATAGTTTTCATAAAGCTTGCACCATTGCTAGATCCTTTTAAGTATTTAGTTGGTAAATATAACAATGATGATAATAATATATTTTGCAATTTACCTAACTTAAATATTAATAATCATTGTCATCCCAAATTACTAGATACAAACAATTGTGCATATATAGATGGTTTTTTTGTTTATCTAACATCTATTCTTAAAAATAAACATAGGTTTAATCACGGTTTAGAGTATTATGGTTCTTTTTTGTCTATTAAGAACAATTTTGTGATTAATGTTTTTGATGATCTTGATTATTTAACAAATTCTGATTTTTTTAATAAAAATAAAAATGTGTTATTTAAAATAGATGATTATGAACATTTAATTAAAAATGAACACCAAAAACTAAAGACTTTGAAGATAGATTACAATTCATCTGCAAAATCAGTATTATCATTTAAATCAATTAACAATGAAATATTTGAAAACTTATTTAACGATTCGTGTGAAAAATCGTCTTTTACAGAAAATGATGTAGTAGAATATAATATAATAGATATTGATAATACAAATATTACAACATTAAAATCAAATTCTACTTGTTCGTCTAGAGTATCTTATACTAATAGTGAAATTAGTGAATTAGATGAAACCGATGAAATAAACGATATCAATGAAAATAATGGAATAGATGAAGTTATTGGAGATTATGATAATTCAGATGGTGAGTGGGAGGATATTAATGACAATGATGCCAATAATGATGAGAATAGTGATGAAAATGAAGATGAAGAAGAACAAATAAATGTAACTATCCAAAAATTTCCTGTAGAATTAATTTGTATGGAAAATTGTGAAAATACATTAGATGATTTAATATTGAACAATAAATTAACAACAGACGAATGGTTTTCTGCATTAATGCAAATAATAATGACTTTAATTACATATCAAAAAGTATTTTCGTTTACACATAATGATTTACATACAAATAATATAATGTACAACGAAACCTCTAAAAAATTCATACATTATTATTATAACAAAAAAATTTACAGGATTCCTACCTTCGGTAGACTTTTTAAAATTATTGATTTTGGCAGAAGTATCTACAAGTTTCAGGGCAAAATATTTTGTAGTGATAGTTTTCAACACGGAAATGATGCTGCTTCACAATACAATACTGAGCCTTATTTTGATGAAAAAAAACCGCGTTTGGAACCAAACTTTAGCTTTGATTTATCACGTTTGGCGTGTTCTATTTTTGATTATTTAATTGATGATTTAGAAGAAATTAAAGATATAAATAATATAATAGATCCTGTGAAAAAAATTATTGTTGAATGGTGTTTAGATGATAAAGGCACAAATTTATTATATAAAAATAATGGTGATGAGAGATATCCTGATTTTAAACTATATAAAATGATTGCACGACATGTTCATAATCACACACCAGAAGTTCAATTAGAACGTCCTGAATTTAAGAAATTTATAATACATGAATCATTAGACAAACGCAACTCCAAAAATGATTCTCAAAATACAATCAAAATAGATATAGATAAAATACCCATACTTGTATAAAAATTAAAAATTATATATTTTTTTGTGATAGTATAATAAAATATATAAAATGAATGATTATGGATTTATAATGACTAGGCATGTTAACTCCGATATAACAAATAAATATTGGAATCAAAGTATAAGATGTATTAGATATTTTTACCCAAATGCAAAAATTGTAATTATTGATGACAATAGTAACTATGATTTTGTAAAATCATATCATGAATATGAGAATATAGAAATAGTACAATCGGAATATAAAGGTCGCGGCGAATTGTTACCTTATTACTATTATTATAAAAATAAATATTTTAAAAATGCATTTATTATTCATGACAGTATTTTTATTCATAGAAAGATAAATTTTGATAAAATGAGCAATATTGATGTTTTACCATTATGGCACTTTAATGCAGATAAAGAAAATGTAAATAATTCAATTTATTTGACTTCTAATTTTAAAAATCAGTATATGTTACACAAAAATTTAACTATGAATGAAATAAAAATTTTAGGAAGAAACAATGATTGGATCGGGTGTTTTGGTGTACAAAGTTATATAAATCATGATTTTTTAGTTAGAATTGTAAATAAATATAACTTATTTACACTATTAAATAAAGTTCAATCACGACCTGATAGATGCTGTTTGGAAAGAATATTTGGTTTAATTTTTTATTTGGAATCAGGATTTACTAAAAAATATAAATCATTATTTGGACATATACATCATCATAATAGCGCATTTAATTATACATATGATAATTATTTAGATGATTTAAAAGTTAAAAAAAAATTACCAAAAGGGATCATAAAGGTTTGGACTGGTCGTTAAAATCCACCTTTTAGAAAGGTGGAGCCAAAACGATTCAAAATTTTCAGTAATCCTTTTTTTAAAGATGCATATTGATAAATTCAGTTCTCTCGGATTGTGTCAACAATCCCCATAAAAATTTAATTCTTGGTAATATTCTATTACGACGCTTATTTTCATGAAAAATTTCGTGAATATAAAATGTAATTTTCTTATTTGTGTAATTAGATAATACAATGTTACGTTTAACTATATTTTTAAATGTTATATCTATAGATTCGTGAATGTAAGTATTAGAATTACAAAAACGCACTAAATCATATAACAAAATACTATAATTGTAACTAAATGCATACAAATTTTTTATAATGTTATAGTCTTCTTGAAAAGTTAAAATATCTAAAAGAAGCTTTTGTGGTTTTAATTCATAAGTATATGGTATTATGAAATTATTAATTATTTCTTGTGGTATTTTTTTAATATATTTTATATCTATTTGATTGTTCATAAATATAATAAAGATCGTAATGTTTTTATTATATTTTTAGTTAGTTAGAATTTTTCCACATTTTCTAAAGGTGGATTAAAATTCAGGGTTATTAGTAAATACAGGAGTTGCCCCTCCAGATAAATTATCACCGGACTGCATTACTGGTTTTAATTGTTCTAATATGAAATGCCCCGAAACAACACTAAAATAAACCAATAGAGCATCTCTTATTAGCAATTTTAATGGTTTTGTTTCTTTTTCAATAAATCTCATTTCAATAAATTTCACAATAAAATATATAATAGAAATAACTGCTGCTATAATAAATATATTATTCATTAAATTACTAAAATAGAATCAAAATTTTGTTTGAACGCAAATAAAAATAGTTATTTATTCCAATAATTCTATATCATCAATGATTAGATCTGGCAATGTTTCTAATTCAGGTTCATTAATTACATGAACATCTAATGCATCTAAATTAGCAGCTTCATCGGATATATTCAATTTTGCAAAAGCAGAATTGTTGCTATCCTCATCATCTGATTCTAAATCATTCTCCAGTTTTCTTTGATTGTACCTTATTTCACTTAACTCTTCAAGTCTTTGAATATCTTTTGGCGCATTTATTTGTTCTTCTCTATTAAATTGATCTTTTACAGAATCAACATCATTAAAAGATAATTTGGATCCGCCGCTCAATTGTGTTTGTGTTTGAGATTCTATGTTGACTCCATGTTGGTTAAGATCATTATCATTCTTTAATGGTTCATGAATATATTCTTCCTTAACTTCTTCTACTACATCTTCTTCCATTGTTTCATCCATATATGCCTTTAAAATTGCTTCCACAGGAACGCTTTCTCTCAATGTGTTCAATATACATTCCTGAACAATTACTTCTAATTCTCTGTTGTATTTCTGTATTTGTAATGGTGGAACATTCAACTCAAACAAGTATACATTTTTGTATACCTTTCTTGCAACATGAATATATACTTTATGAATAAAATCATCTAATTTTGGAATGTTAATATCTATTTTTTTTTGTTTCTGTCCAACTCTCATTACAGTTAATATTTTTAGTTGAATAATATGTACACATGTAATTAAATCTTCTAAATAAGCACAACCTGATTTTTCACAAATACGTTTTCGTTCATTTTCTATAATGGCTGGGTTCCATTTTGGAACTCTTGTAATAAAATTCTGAAATGTCATCAAATACTTTTCCATTTCATTGTTTTCTTTGCATAATTTCACTGCTTCGTCTAATATTGATTTATACCCATCAATAACTAGTGGTGTCAAAATGGAAATCAATCGCGCACTCCATTCATTTCTACTTTCGTGTAGTGTTGAAATATTAAAATCATCCATAATATTATTTACATAAAACTAATATTTTCTAGAGACAATTCTGAACTTAAAAATAAAAAATTTAAAATAAAAAGTATTAACAATTTTTCATTCCTAAATTCTTTTCGTACTTTATTGAATGCAATCAATAATTCATATTTCTTCTCATTAGTAATTTTATTTACTAATAATTTATTTGTTTCTAAAAGTTCAATAATATCAATAGCACTATATCCTTTTTCATATAATTTTAAAGAAAAATTTATTAATTCTGATAATGAATTTTGAATCACACCACAACTCCCGGGTTCAAATGTTTTTTCTATTAATTTTTTTAATTTATCTAGACGCTGTACATTGTAATCATTCATTTTAAAGGTTTCATTAATATTATACTTATACAAATGAATAGTTTTTTTATTTACTTCTGGTTCAGGTACATAAATCTCACAAAATCTTGATAAAATTGGTTTTAATAAATTATACTTATCTTCAATAATAATAAAAAATCTTGTGTTGTGACTAAATAATTCAATGCATCTTCGTAACGCCGATTGAGCATCCATTGTCAATTTATCCGCATTTAATAGTATAATACTTTTAAAAATATCACCTCCATTAGAATTAATATGTGTTTTTGCAAAAAATTTTAGTTCTTCGCGTATAAATTTAATACCTTTACCATGAGAGCAATTCACGTACATGACAAAATGTTTGATTTTATCTTTATCATTATTATAAATATTATGAATAAATTCATTTACTAATGTTCTTTTCCCACTTCCAGATGGGCCGTGAAATATAATATTTGGTATTTTATGCATAGAATGAAAATAAGATAATTTTTCTTTTATATTTTGATGTATATCTAATGTTGTCATTTATAATTTTTTATTGTATACTTATTTAATATAGTGTATATTTTTTATATGTTATTATAACTTATTAATATAATCAAGAAATATTTTATTAAATAAACTTAAAAACATTATGTTATTATTGCTTATATTATGATGATACGTCGTGGGTTTTCTAGTGTTAATACTATTATTAAAACATCCGCTTTGAGTGTTTTTGAAAAATCTTGTTATCATAAAATTGATTTTAAAATTAGCGAAGAAGCTCCTGTTAAAGATGCAGTGAATCGTTTTACTGCTTTCAACATAGGATGCCTTGCAGTTACAGATAAAAATAATAAAGTAGTTGGTGTATGTTCGGAAAGAGATTTTATTTCAAAGGTAGCTGCACATAACAAAGATATGAAGGATACAAAGGTTAAAGAAATATGTACTTACACACCTATTATTATTGCAAAAAAAGAAGATAGCTTAGAAACTTGTATGAACAAGATGATGTTTAAAGATATTCGTCACTTATTGGTTTTAGATGATAAAAATGAAGAGTTTATTGGATTAATTTCCATTAAAGACTTAATTAAAGAGATCATGAAGAAAAATGATGATGTAATTACTAGATTAAGTGATTTTAAAATGGGAAAAGGTGCTTATTTTGGAAGTGAATAAATAATATTTTAATTTGTAAATAACTATAAAATATTATTTTATGATTTGGTATTGTATTTTATATATTGCATTTCATAATGGAGTTAAACTGCGTTCGTTAATGAAAATGTGTATGGGTTTGAACGGAATGCATTTAATAGATCTGGTTGAATTCTATCACATCCAATAGATTCATTGTATTGTTGTGGTCCACGTATAGCACCATAAGTTTGTGCAGAAGGAGGTAACTGTGAAACCTGCGAGTATGCTGGATTCATACGTCCATTGAAGCGATCACTGTCACTTCTAATAGTTGTTAAATTCATTTGTTGATTGAAAAGTTGTGTTCCACCTGGATTAGGTCTATTATCAATAGTAGATGATTTAATATCATTGTTATGTTGTCTATATGCTGCATCATAATTCATGTCACCATATTGAGCAGCTTGACCACCGGCACTTCCAATATAATTACAACTAGATGTATCTCTCTGTGTCAAATCCATAGGGGTATAATTATTAACATAAATACCTTCTTTTTGATTATTAATATTGAATTGTGGTGAATATAATGTCGTTTCTTTAATAGTTGTTGTTGTTGTATCATTTGGATTATTTACATATCCACTAGGAACATTTGGTGCAACATCACCATAAATTCTAACATTTCCCATAATCTCTTCTTTTCTAGATGGTCTTAGTACATCCATGAAAGGAGCAATTACTGCTCCAATAGCACTGCTGAAACCACTACGAATTGATTCAGGTTGTTTTATAGTTGATCTATGATTCGTTGTCATACTATTGCTAAAACTTTCAATTCTTTTATCGCCATCTGTGATTGGTCCTCTACCAACTGCAACAGAACAATTAACATCTTTACCAGGAAGATTAACTCTTTTACTTGGTTCAAAATTGGTAGGAGCTACCGTTGCTTGTCTATCCACTGAACCAGCAGGACCTAAATAATCAGATGCAATATCATTTCTTTTGACAATTCCCATTTCTTGAATTGGACGTAATGTTTCACCTTTTTCTGCACCATTTGTCGTAAACCAACGATCTTGTGTATTAATAAAAAAAGTGTCAGGTCTTTGTTTTTCTACACGTCCTAAAATTCCCACATTTTTAATAGTAGATTCAGCAGGTCCCTCATGATTAGTTAATTCGTATTCTAATTTTGGATTTGTAGCAACACGTAATTGATCTACTGTATATGGTAACCATTTATCACGTGCTTCCATACCAGAGTTGTAACCGTTACTTCCATTTACACCATATCCTTGATCTAAGCCAGGTCCAACATACAATGAATCAAATGGTTTTACATTGTTATTTTTCATAGCAGGATTTACACGTGATTGAAAAAAATCACTATTATTTGGGGTACCATATGCCCAATTCATATTAGCTTCTGGTTTAAATAAAGGCGCCTGTTCAATTTTCTTAATAGTTTGTGAACTATTTCCTACCATATTATCCAAAATAACTTCTGCAAATTTATTGTCAAATGTGTAACTTTTTACTTTGCCACCATTAAAAGGAACCATATTATTATGTTTAAATTGTTGTGAATCTAAATAATTACCTGTTAATGAGTAAATTTGTTGCGGATCACGCCCTACACTAATACCTTTTCTTTCATTTTGCTCATATAAATTTTGATTAAAATACTTATCAGTAGCAGTATTTGGGTTTGCATAATTGTTTACAGTGTCTACAACTTGATCAATATTTTCTATAGGAAAATTTTGTGGTGGAACAACAGTATTTGGTAAATAATTTACATTTCTGCCCATATTCGTAAAATTTTCCTGTTTATTGTTATAACTAATTTGTTTTTTGTTATTTTTATTATGATTGTTATTTTGATTTGATACTACGTACATTCCACCTAATGCTATTAAAGGAATGGCTATTTCCATTTTATATTTATATATAATAATTATTATTATTTTAAATTATTATTATATTCGTTAAATATTTTCAATAAAATAATTTTACAAATATTGGCACGAATTACTTGTGGTACAATTATTTGGACCAGCTACATAGCTACCTTTAATTAAAGTATAGCTACTTGGTAATAAATTATTTGTTTCATTAATTACACAATCTCTCTTAGGAGTAAAATAATCTTTTTCTAAAATTCTAGTACTGAGATTTGTTTCAAATGGAAAACATGTGTTTTCTTGTGGATTCAATGGCGGATAATACCAATCTACTTGTTCTAAATCACGATACCACCATGCAGGATTAGTTGCTCTAGATTGTTCTGTATATAAATTATTGCAATTTGGGTATTGTATGGACTGATTAGGTACATTGTAATTTTGATAATTGTCTTTTCCTAAACAATCTCTGCTCAAGGGTTTATTAATTCCTTTTAATTCACTTTCTAAGTTAATTGTATTTGTTCTCAAATTTGCACCCCATTTTTGAATAATAATTTGCGGATCTTCTATATAACATGGATCCGAACCATTACCAGGAACATTTAATACATAGCGTCCAGGGTCTGTTGACTGTTGTAATTCTTTTTTTGTTCTACATGCATCATAATAAATTCTTGTACAAGCCATTATTTATTTATTGCTATTATTATTATATATATATTTTAATTAAAATATAGTTTAAAAATAATAAATTAATAATTATTTATAATTATTATCTTGATGCCTACACTATGTTTAAATATGATTGTTAAAAACGAAAGTAAAATTATTACAAGACTATTGACATCTGTTTTACCAATTATAGATAGTTATTGTATATGTGATACTGGATCTACTGATAATACAATTGAATTAATTGAAAATTTTTTTAAAGAAAAAAATATTACAGGCAAAATTGTAAATGAACCATTTAAAAATTTTGCTCATAATAGAAACTTTGCATTAAAGTCTGCGGTAGGTATGTCTGATTTTGTATTATTATTAGATGCAGACATGGTTTTAGATGTAAAAAAATTTGATAAAAACAAATTAGCTAATTATGATACATTTTATATACTTCAAGGAAACGAGCATTTCTTTTACCAAAATGTCAGGATTGTGCGAAATAACGGATTATATAATTATGTAGGTGTAACACATGAATTTATTGGTACACCTCCTAATAATAGAACACATTTACTTGGAAAAGACGAATTGTTTATTATTGATATTGGGGATGGTGGTGCAAAAAGCGATAAGTTTGAAAGAGATATTAGATTATTAACACAAGGATTGATAGATGAACCAAATAATGAGAGATATTATTTTTATTTGGCAAATAGTTATCATGATAATGGACAACACGAAAAGGCCATAGAGAATTATCAAAAAAGAATAGATTGTGGAGGGTGGATTCAGGAGGTTTTTTATAGTTATTATAAAATGGGACACAGTTACAGAAACATGGGTAAAATGAATGATGCAATAGCTAGTTGGATATTAAGTATGGAAGCTTTACCTGAAAGATTGGAAACTGTTTATGAAATTATGCATTATTATAGAAATACATCTAAACACAAATTGGTTCAACATTTTTATAAAATTGCAAAAGATATATTAGATAAAAAGTATTTCCGTGATGATTATTTATTTTTACACAATGATATTTATACTTATAAAATATTTTATGAGTATTCTATTTCTGCATATTGGGTTCAAGTTAAAAATATTAATTATGAAATAGTAGAAATATTGAATAATTCGTCTGATAATAGCATTAATAGCAACTTATTTCAAAATATGAAGTTTTATAAAGATATATTAGTACCCAAACATGTATATGTGTTTGATAATAAATTATCTATTGAAATTAATGGAGAAAATACCGGATTCAATTCTTCATCCAGTTGTTTAATTAAAAAAGATGATAATTATCTAATGAATATACGTTATGTAAATTATTATATTACTGAAAATGGTAGTTACATTAATTGTGAGAAAAATATCATAACTGCTAATAAATTTATTCAATTAGATAAAGATTTCAAGGTAATTGATGTAAAATGTTTTGATATTGATTTTGATGGCAGACAATACATTGGAATTGAAGATGTAAAAATTTTTAAGGAAATTGAAAGTGATGATATTTTATTTATTGGTACAGGATTACATAAAGATAATTTTTTGGGTGTTGTATCTGGTAAATATAATAAGAATAACAATAAATTAATACCAAACGATATTAAACAGACTTTTAATAATACTAATTGTGAAAAAAATTGGGTTTTTGTTGATTACAATAATGCTACTCATCTTGTATATAAATGGCATCCACTCCAAATATGTAAAATGAATCAAGATAATAATACTATTGAAATTGTTAAAAGCATAAATATGCCAAAAATTTTTACACACGTTCGCGGGTCCACATGCGGTTTTAAATACAACAAACAAATGGTTAATAATAATGGTAATATTAGTATTACCTATGAAGAATCTGAGATTTGGTTCGTAACCCATCTGGTATCTTATGAAAGTCCTAGACATTATTATCATATGATTACTGTTTTTGATGAAAACATGCAATTGTTAAGATATACTGCACCATTTAAATTTGAAGGCGAACCAATTGAATATTGTTTAAGTATTGTTGTAGAAGATGATAGAATTATGATCAATTATAGTGTTTGGGATAGGACAACCAAAATAGGTGTTTATGAGAAAGATTACATTGAAAGTTTATTAAAATATGTTCCTGCTAAGAAGTAAATGTAAGTAAATATAACTAAATGTAACTAAAATATATAGTTTTATTATAATCAGATCTTTTTGATTATAATAAATAATTACGTGATAAATATTGCAGTTATAATTTGGTCTTTATTATCTCAATTTCATTTTTAATATTTTGAATTTCATTTTCAATATACATATTTTTATCGTGTAACATTTTGTTATCATTTTTTAAGTTTTTAATTTCATGAATTAAGACAGGAATTAGTCCAATATAATTGACACTTTGACTATCTGGTCCATCTTTTTCTCCAGATACTAATTCAGGATAATATTCTTGTAGTTCGTGAGCAATTAACCCAATATCTTGTTTATTTGTTCGCTTGTTTGTGTAAGTAATTGGATTCAAATAATCTACTTTGAAATGATTATCAAGGGCTCTTACATTTTCTTTAATACGATAATCAGATGTTAATTCAATATTGTTTGCATATACAGCACTCAAAGCATATACATTATTACAATATACATTATTATTACTATTATTGACATTACCAACACCACCAGTTTGACCAGTTCCGCCAGTGAGATATAGATTGAAAGCATCTATTGTAGTAGCATAGGTAAGCTCATTAGTAGTTGTATTATAACTTAAAATATAATCAGCGCCTGCATTTCCACCACTTATTCCGGCATTACCAGAACGTATAGGACTGACAAAAAAACCAGTAGTACCAGCATTTACAGTTAGACTTGAACTTGCATTTAAAACAATACTATGAGCTGCTTGATTAGTTTTTCCTGCATAATAACCAATAGCAATTGCACCAGTTCCTTGATTAGTTTGTCCAGCATTATTACCGATTGCAATTGCATTACTTTTTTGATTATTTTGACCAACAAATGCACCTACTGCTACTGTGCGTGTTCCTTGAGTAGTTTGCCCGGCATTTTCACCAATTGCAACTCCATTAGCAGATTGACTTGTAGTCCCTGCGTTTCTACCAATTGCCACTGCACTATTACCTTGACTACTTTGTCCAGCATTTACTCCAATTGCTACTGTATTTGTACCCACATTTGCTTGACCTGCTTGAGTACCAATGCGAATAGTGTTAGTTCCTACTAACCAACTACTACCACTATAATATAGATAACTGCCATAAGTAGTTGCAGCAGGGAAATTAGTTATACCTTGTGCACCTGTAGCTCCTGTTAAAGTTGCGAAAGCTGGTGTACCCTGGTTTCCTTGATTTCCTTGTGGTCCAGTATATCCTGTATCTCCTATATCTCCTTGATATCCAGTTGCTCCCGTATTTTCTGCAGTACCAGGATTTCCTTGTAACCCTTTTGGACCTGTGAATCCTTGAACACCCTGAATACCAGTTGCTCCTGTATTTTCTGCAGTACCAGGATTTCCTTGTAACCCAATTGGCCCTGTATAACCTGTAGTACCATTAAAACCTTGATTTCCTTGAGGTCCAGTAAAACCTGTTATACCCTGAACACCCTGAATACCAGTTGCACCTTGATTGCCTTGAGGCCCAGTAAAACCTGTTATACCCTGAACACCCTGAATACCAGTTGCACCTTGATTGCCTTGAGGCCCAGTAAAACCTGTACGACCTTGGTTGCCTTGAGGTCCAGTAAAACCTGTTATACCCTGAACACCCTGAATACCAGTTGCGCCTTGATTGCCTTGAGGTCCAGTAAAACCTGTAGTACCGTTAAAGCCTTGATTGCCTTGAGGTCCAGTAAAACCTGTAGTACCGTTAAAGCCTTGATTGCCTTGAGGTCCAGTAAAACCTGTTATACCCTGAACACCTTGAATACCAGTTGCGCCTTGATTGCCTTGAGGCCCAGTAAAACCTGTTATACCCTGAACACCCTGAATACCAGTTGCGCCTTGATTGCCTTGAGGTCCAGTGAAACCTGTGAATCCTTGAACACCTTGAATACCAGTTGCGCCTTGATTGCCTTGAGGCCCAGTAAAACCTGTTATACCTTGAACACCTTGAATACCAGTTGCGCCTTGATTTCCTTGAGGTCCAGTGAAACCTGTAGTACCGTTAAAGCCTTGATTGCCTTGAGGCCCAGTAAAACCTGTGTTACCTTGGTTGCCTTGAGGTCCAGTGAAACCTGTAGTACCGTTAAAGCCTTGATTGCCTTGAGGCCCAGTAAAACCTGTTATACCCTGAACACCCTGAATACCAGTTGCGCCTTGATTGCCTTGAGGTCCAGTGAAACCTGTGAATCCTTGAACACCTTGAATACCAGTTGCG